ACGCCATGTAGTTGACGCCGAGGGGCTCGTTGTCGAGGATGCCGTTGCGGAGCCGGACGGCCGGCTCGATGGCGAGGGCGATCTGCTCCAGCCGCTTCGTGCCGATGGAGGCGATGAAGTGCTTGGCGATGTCGTAGTCGTTGTCGGTGATCAGCGCGACGTTGCTACCGAGCCGGTTGCGCGCGCGGCCCTGCTTGTCGCGTGCGGCGCGGATCACCTCCAGGATGCGCTTGCGACCGCGCTTGCCGACCTTGGCACGGTCGAGCCAGGTGCTCTCGGACTTGATGGCGACGCGCGCGAGGGCGTTGGCGGCGATCTTCTTGGCGTCCTCGGCCTCGGCGCTGGTGCCGACAGGCGTGGAGGTGCCGGCAGCGCCGGGCTCGGCGGGCTTCACCGGCTGGGGCGCCTTGCTCAGATCGAGACGCCGGGCCTCGATCTCCTGCTCCATCGCGTAGATCTTCTTGCGGAGGCTGGCGAGCCACTCGTTGTATTCGGTCTTTGAGCGGACCTTGCGCAACTCATCCTCAACGCTCTGAATGGGCGCTCGGCCTTCCTTCGCTGCCGCGACGAAAGCCTCGACCGAAGCGTTGTCACCGCGCTCAAGCGCGTCGAACGCAGGCAAGGGAAGATCCCCGATACGCGCCCACGCCTCGCGAGAGAAGTTGGGAAACACCCCTCGGCGATAAGAACTGACACCATCCAAGGAGGGAACGCTGAGCTTGGCCCAGTTCACCGCCTCTTGCGCGGTCGCAATGTCGATTACGCCATCAGCGAACTTCTCAACGATGCGCACGGAAGCGCGCAGCGCGATGATCCCCGCCTCGCGGATAGTGTCTGGCGTGAGCCCCTCAAAGGAATTAAGGATGCTACTGCTGACATGGGCCCCCATAAAGGTGCTGATCGGGGCTGCATCAAACCTGTCGGCAAGCGCGACCTGTTTCGGGTCCACCCCGGCCCTCTTGGCCGCGTATACAACGCCGCCGAGGCTCTGGCCGGGCTTCCACAAGCGCAACACGTCCGGCGCGTCAACCAGGAGGCGTCGCGTGATCTCCTCGTTCACGCGCGCCACACGTTCGGGCGAGACGTCCACGCCGTCGAACATGTCCACCACGACATCGTAGGCGTACCGGATCGTGTCCATGAAGGCGTCCGGCGTCAGCGCGGACTCCAGCACCTCCTCCGCCGTCTCGCTCGCCACGAGGCGCTGGATCCGCGCTGGCGCGAGCGCGTCGAGCACGTCCTGCGGGTCGCTGTTCTCGGCGAGGGCTTCCGCCAGGGCTGCCTCGTCGGAGGCAGCCATCGACGCCAGGACCTCCTCGCCCTGCACGCCCACGTCGTCGGGGCCGCCGCGGAGGATCGCCCACGAGCCGTCGTTGAGACGGGCGACCTTGAGGTCCGTGGTCCTGCTGGTGCCGTCGCCGTAGTTCTCCAGCGACGCCGGCTCCACCATGTCGGCCGGGATGTCCATGTCGCCGAACAGGCGCGACTGGTCGTCTACGTCGGCGATGAACGTGGCGCGGTCGCGGTCGCGGAGGGCCGCCTTCGCCTTCTCGCGGCGGAGCGTGGCGCGGGCCGCGCGATCGACCTTCTCGCTGTCCACGAGCGAGCGGAACGCGGCGAGACTCTGCTTCGCCTGCTCGGTGATCCGCGCCGGCGTGGTGTCGTCGTTGGCGAGGCCGGGCGCGACGAGGTTGTCCAGCTCGCGCTGGATGTTGTCGATGGCGGTCTTGTACTTGGCGATGTCCTCGGGGGAGGCGACCCGCGGCAGCCGGCTGATGCTGAGCAGGCGCTTGTCGCCATTCTTGGCGTTGAGCGGCGCCCCGTCCACGTCGCGGAGGAGCCGACGCCAGCCGGCGCGGTCGACCGGCAGCTCGCCCTTGGCGGCCAGATCCTTGACGCGATCACGGGCGGCAGCCAGGACTTCGAGACGCCGGGCGTAGTTGTTGGCGACGGCCACCGGCTCGGTCTTGGTGGTCGCCGGAGCCGCGCGCCGGACTGGACCGGCCCCGCCGGGCAGGCCCTTCAGCGGGTAGATGGTCTCGCCCTTGACCTGGATGCTGAAGTTGTCGGCGTCGAGGACGTTCGGCGCCCACGCCTGGTCCGTGAGCAGGCGCCGGATGGGCGCGTCGCCGAGCATGGCCTCGGTGACGGCCAGCGCGTTGCGGTCCTCGCGGTCGAGGAGGTTGACCGCTTCCGGCGCGTCGGCGCGGAAGGAGCCTTCGGCTGCGCTTGATCGAGTTCTCTGCGATGCGGGCGTGCCCGTCGATGCAGGAGGATCAGGTGGCTGCGAGGTCCGAGAGATTGGCGCAGGCGCAACCGGAATAGTAGGCGTCGACGGCGCGGTAGGCACGGACGAAGACGGAGAGGACTGCGGGAAGCCGGATCGACGGATGAATGCGTCGATATCTGCTTCCGACGGCGGCGGCGGTCGCTGCGGCAGAGGAGGCAAAGGCGCGCGGGGGACCGTCGTGGTGCGCGGCGCCGCAGGTGATGTTGGCGCTGCTTGTGGCGCGGGAGCAGGCGTCGGAGCCGGTGCCGGAGTGGGAGGCGGAGCCTGTGTAGGTGCTGAAGCGCGCGGAGTCGGAGCCGCGGAAGAAGTCGGGGGAGTTGACGGAGCGGCGCTCGGGTTCAGAGGCGCCTGCTCCAGCTCGGCGGCATTCTCGTAGTTCCCGGACAGAAGGTCCCTGCCGATCTGCTCCAGGCGCTCGGCGGCGGCCTCCCGGGCCACCCGGTCGCCCAGCCCTTCGAGGGCGGTGACCAGCGGTGCGCCCTCGCCCGTGGGCGCCTCGAAGGCGCCGGCGGCGGTCGACGGCGGCTGCGCCGCCCGCACGGGCGAGAGCCGGTTGATGCCCTTGGCGGCGCCCTTGATCGCCAGCGGCAGCGTGACGTCGGTGGCGAAGCCAGGGGCGAACAGCGAGGTGCCGAAGCCAGCGGCAGCGCCGAAGGCGGCGCCCGCCACGCGACCCGTCGTCTCCGCGTCCTGCGCGGCGTCGGAGTCGGCGCCCGCGTACGTCGCCAGCGCCCGCGCCATGCGGCCGCCGAGCGTGCCGTAGGTGCGGCCGAGGCGCTCGACGGGCTCGTCGCCCATCGACATCGACCGACCGATCTGGTAGGGGATGTCCGTGAGGCTGACGTCCTTACCGCGCCGGTAGTCAGTGAGCACCTTGCTGGTGCCGGCGCCGGCGCCGATGGCGGCGGACATGATCAGGTCGTCGAACTTGAACACCTTGTCGGCCGTCGTCTTGTCCATGACGACCAGGTTGCCCTTGGTGTCGAGCCCGATGACGTGAACGGCGTTGTCCTTGACGGCCGTGAGCGCCGCGCGACCGAGCCGCCCCTGGCGAACGTAGTCCTCGTACGTGTCGCCGGTGAGCGCGCTCTGCGGGAAGACGATGCCGAGGTCGCCGAAGGCGCCGCCCGGAAGCTCCCGCCCGCGGACGGCGAGGCCGACGGCCAGCCGGAGCGCCCGCTTGTTGAGCTTGTCGAACTCGTCCGCCGGAAGCTGCGTGGGATCGGTCAGGCCGCGGTCCTTGATCAACCCTTCCAGGATCCGGCGCTTGCTCTCCGCCAGCGTGAGGTTCGGGTCCATCGAGAGGTAGGACTGCGCGATGTCCGGGTTCTTGGCGGCGAAGTCCTCGGCGTCCTTGATGAACTGCTTGAAGGCCGGGCTGCTCTTGCTGGCGAGCCCGCCGAAGGCGGTGTCGGGGTCGGTGAAGATGGTGTTGGTCGTGACGGGCCGAATGCCGCCGGGCTCTGCCTTCTCGACCTCGCGCTCGTCCAGCTCCAGCGAGCGGAAGTCGCGGTCGCCCGGGTTGATGTACGGGCGCAGATCGACGCCGGCGGTGCGCTCCAGGTCGGCTGGCGCGACGCCGAGGGAGGCGGCCGCGGTGGTGATCACCTGCGCGGTGTCGATGCTCTGGCCCTGCTCGCGAGCCCGCCGGGCGGTGTCGTAGACGGTCCGCCGCGCGGTGCTGGTGGAGATGGTCGGCGCGGCGGAGGGCTTGTCGGTGATCCGCGTCTTGATGGGGGCGAGCCCGGGCAGATCCCGGACGACGGGGCGCACGGCGGGAGCGGCGGTTGAGGCGGGCTCCGTCGCCACCTCGACCGGCTGCGCCTCGACCACCGGGGCTTCGACTGTCGGCTTGACGGGCTCCGCCGCGGGCGGCGCGGCGGGTGCTTCCACCTTGACCGGATCGGGCGTGAGCTTGGTCTTGAGGGGCGGCAGGCCAGGAAGGGACACGCGGCGCTCCAGTCGGCGCCTCTATGCTAACCCGTTCGGCCCCTCGACGCTACCCCCGCTTCGGCCTCGGCGCGATGGGCGCGCGCCGGCCAGCGTCCTTGGCGGCCACTCCGCCAGGCGCTGCACGGGTGCTCGGGGTCTTGTCCTTGTCGACCACCTTCGTCGGCCGGCAGTACTCGCTGTCGCCGCCCGCGCCGCACGGCTTCCCCGTCTTGGTATCCTTCCACTCCTCCTTCGTCCAGCGCCGTAGGCTCTCGCCCTTCTCGCCCTTGCGGACGTCGCCGCGCTGCTTGCGGCACTTGGCGACCGCCTGGCTGGCACGCGCCGACGGCCACACCGCGTACTCGGCCTTGATCTTCCGGGTACACTCGTCGTCGGCCATCACTGCGCCCCGCGCTGGCGCCGGGACTCGTCCTCGATGGCGTCGCGCAACAGGGCCACTTGCAGGAACTCGAACGCCGCCTGGGGACGGTCGGCGTCGCTTGCGCCGGCGAACGCGGCCTGCCGCTGACCGACCAACTCCTGAAGCTGGCGACGCATCTCGATGCGACCGGCCTCGTCGGCCACCACAAACGCCTTGACCGTCGGGTGCGCGCCCTCGCCGTCGGTGCGCGGGATCAAGAGTGGCACGTTGAGTTCGATGGCCTGCGGGTACTTGGCCGCGAGTTCGGTGCGCTTCCGCGCAAGCAGCGCCGGCGCGGTCACGATGCCCTGCTTGTCGTCGGCTTCGAGGCGGTCCAAGTGCGCCTGCTCGGCCAGGATCCGCTGCGCGGCGCCGAGGAACTCGGACTTCTTGTCGACGGGCTTGGCCTCACTGTCCAACGACCAGAACAAGGTCTCGTCGAACATCTCGGGGACGCGACGACCATCCACAAGCGCGCCTGTGGCGGCACCCGCACGGGCATCCTCCAGGTCGCCCTGACGCAGCGCCACGCGCTCCTGCTCCTCACGGATCGCTGCGGCGCGCTCCGGCGTGCCCGGAGTGGTGCCAACTGCCCATGACCTCGACACCGGCCTTGGAGCGATGGCCTTCCTTGCTGGGGGCTGGCGCGGAGCCGGATCGAACATCGAGGGACCACGCACCTCCGTAGAAGCAGATACGCCAGCGCGCCTGCGCAGATCCTCAACAACGTCGCCAGAGAGCGGAGCGTAGTTCGGGCGCCATGTCGGCGGGTAGACCGCCCGTTGCGCCGCCGCTGGAGGCGTCTCCAACGAAGCGCCTTCGTCATCAGGTGCAGGCGCCTTCACAGACGGCTGGACAGGAGAACTTCCCTGGCCCTTTCCGGGTACAACAGCGATGGCGCGCGCAAGTTCATCCTTGGCAGCGTTCGCTACGGAGGATGCGCCTCGCGGCGGTGGTTGCGCCTCCAGGGGCTTCGCAGGAGACACCGGCGGCGGAGCGGGGGCAGCCCTTGGAGCGGGCGGCGGCGCAGGAGGAGGCGGCGTCGGCGGCTTCACCACAGGCTTCGCCACAGGCGGCGGCTTCGGTGCCGGGGTTTGAGCGGGCGCCGGCTTCGGTGCGGGTGAGGGCGCGGGAGCCGGCGCGGGCGCGGGAGCCTTTGCCGGAGCCGGAGCCGGAGCCGGAGCCGGAGCCGGAGCCGGAGCCGGAGCCGGAGCCGGAGCCGGCGGCGCCTGCTTGGCCTGGACGATCTCGCGTGCGCTCTTGCCTGCCATCAGACGATCCTCGTGCGCTGGTTGGCCGTCGCGAGCGGGATCGCGTCGCCGCGCTGCCCGCCGAGGAGGCGCTTGAACACGTCGCGCTCGCCCGGACGCTGGAGGGCGCCGACGTCGGTGCCGCCACCAAGATCTTTGATGAGGGCGTCCTCAAACGATCGCGGGTCGATCCCCTCAACAGGCGTCTTTCGCGGGGGCTCTCCCGGCTCAGGAGCGTACAACGGGTTGTCGTCCGGCTTCGGCGGCTGCGGCATCCTGACAGAGCGCGTGGGAACGTCAGCAGACGGCGCCTCGTCGCTCCCACCGACCACACGTTCGCGAGCAACGGGCGAGGGATCCTTCTCACGGATGCCGGGCAGACCGCGGCGAATGGTGGCTCCCGCGGGGCCGGGTTCCGCCACCCGAACGGGAGCCTTCACCTCGGGCAGCGTGTCTGCGCCGCCAAACGCGCGACGCACCAGGAAGGACCGCTCACGGGTCGCGGCGCGGTCGCCCTTGAAGTACGCGCGGAGCCGGTCGGTGACGCGGACCACCTCGTCGGGGCCCTTGCCAGAGGCGGCGAGGATCCGCTGGCGCTTGCTCTCCGCGGCGTCGGCACGGATGCGCCGAAGATCGCTCGCAGCCTGCTGAGCGGGCGTCTGCGTGGCACGCACGGACGGGGCGCCTTCGGGTGACTTCGCCGCTTTCACGGCGTCCCACTGTGCCACGGCGGCGTCCAGCATCTCATCGACATCCGGCTGCGGCGCGCGGGCGCGAACGTCGTCGGCGCGCTCCATCAGGCGCGCGACCCGCCTGTAGCTGGACAGCGGGATGTCCTTGCCGGCGTCGATATCCGCCTGCTGCCGCTTCCGCTCGTCCTCGATGCGGCTCTCCAGCCCGGCCAGCCGCTGCGACGGCAACGGCGTCCCGATCGGTTCATCGCTCGCGGCGATGCGGAGCCGCTCCCGCACACCTTCCGCAGTGATCCGCTCGTCGCTGCGGGCGTCCTCGCCCGTGCGGCGGTACAGGCTCGCCTCGGCCGCGAGCTGCTCCGGGGACATGCCCTCGGCCTGCCGCTCGAACCGCTCCTTCTGCCGCTCGACGCGCTCGGCCTTGGCGCGCTCCTTCGACGCCTCACTCCGCCCCGAGAACCGGATGGCCGCGTTCGGGTTGGCGGGTTCGCCGAAGGTGGCGCGGAGTTCGCCCTGCCCGCCGCGGCCCACGATGCCGTCGACGGGGACGCTCTCGACGATCTTGTCCTGCTTGATGACGCGGACGTCGCCGTCGTCGGTGACGACGATCGCCTCGTCAGGGAGCGCCTGGAGGGCGTACTTGGCCGGCGTCGGCTTGCGGATCCCCTTCACCGTGCGGGTCTTGGGAGGCTCGTCGACGATCTCCAGGCTCTTGTCGGAGGACAGCGGGTCGAGCGCGTCTTGCGGATCGAGCGCGTCCCGGTCGGCATCGGCCTGCGAGGCGGGCTTCTTGATGAAGTCGGCGACCTCGCGGATCGCAGCGTCCGCACCCGCGTCGGTCACCTGGCGGAACTCGCCGCCGTCCTCGCTGTACTCCGCCTTGCCGTCCACGATGCGGTAGCGGTACCCGTCGTCGGGCTTGCGCGGATCGGTGAACACCTCGCCGTCCTCGACGTTGCGCGGCGTTCGGTAGCCTGCGCGCATCTCACGCGCGATGTCCACCGGTGCGTAGGCGCTCTCCTCCTCGCGCATCTTGACCCCGCTCTCCGCGGCGGCCTCGCTCGCCTCCCTCATGCTGAGGCTGAACCCGGAGAACCCTCCGTAGGCATCAATCAGGTCGGTGACCTGCTTCGACGCCTCAGCGTCGCTACCAGCACGCAGCCGCCCGACCAGCGGACGAACGGCGACCTGCTCGCCCGAGGTGTCCACGATGGCCGCCCGCTCGGGTTCGCCGGCTGCCTCCATCTCCTCGCGGGGGATGGACGTGACCGGTTTGCCCTGCAAGTACCGGATGGCGACGTCGCTGCCCTCGTTGTAGAAGTATTCGACGCCAGGCTTCTTCCCCTGCACGAACATGATCGGGGGCGCGACGCGCGCCTCGATCTCCTCGCGGGTCAGGAACTTCCCCGTCTCCTTGTCCTTGATGTACTTGCCGGCGTACTGGTGCTCCTCGTCAAACGCCTTGGCGGCGGCGCTGCCCGGCGCGATGTCCTCCTCGAACTGGACGTACTCGTCGCGGCCAGCGTGCTTGCCCATCATCGGCGGCTTCTTGCGAAGCACCTGCTTGATGTACTCGGCGGTCGCTTCGTAGTCGTCGAAGCCGGGGACGAAGTTGCCGTCCGCGTCTTTCGTGCCGACGTTCGGGAAGCCGTGCGAGCGCGCCCACGCCTGGAAGGACGGCGACGCGGCGAGCTGGTCCTGGGGCGACGCCTTCTCGGTGGTCAGCGCCGTCTTGAAGTAGTCGACCGCCTCCTTCGTCAGCCGGTAGCCTTCCAGCGTGTCCAGCGCCTCCTGCTGGAGCTGCGCGACGGCCACGTCGTCGAAGCCCGGCAGGCGCTCCTTCAGGCGCGCCTCCGCCTCTTGCGAGGCGGCCATCGCCGCGGCGGCGATCTCGCTGCCCGTCATCTCCGGGCCGAACACGCTGCCGACGACGCGGAGGTCCTCGTCGATGGTGCGGTCCAGATCGCTGAGGGTGCCGAACGTCTGCTTGGCGCGCTGCCAACCCACGACAGCCGCGTCCTGCGCCGTTCGCGACGTGCTACCTGCTTCGCCGAGGCGCTTCCTGAACTCCGCCTCGCTGATCTGGTAGACGTCGGTGATGTCGACGTTTGCCGCCTGAAGTGCGCCCGAGAACGTCGCCGGGAGCGCCGCACTACCGACGTCGGTGTCGCCGAGCAGGGCGCTCTTGGTCAGAGCGGGTACGATGTCCGCGAGCGCAGCGTCAACGCCATTCGTCGTGTACTCCGCGCGCACCTTCGCAACCGTCGCCTGGTCGCCGGTGGCCGCTCGCGTGGCGAGCGCCGTCCGCGCCTGGAGCAGCGCCTCCTGCTGGTTCTGGAGCGCGCGGATCTGCGCTTCCTGGATGTTGCCCGTCATCGTGGAGAGCGTGCCGAGCAGCTTGTTTCGGACAGCGAACAGGTCCGACCAGACCTTCGCCTCCGACTGGAGCCGCTTCGCCTGCGTCACCGCACCCGTGGCGTGGTAGTCCTCCAGGATCTTCAGCGCGTTGTTGTACGCGCCGACGATCACCTTGTCGCTCGTCGCCAGCCCCGACAGGTTGCCAGGGCTCTCCAGCGCGGCGGGGGCGTTGGTGACGACCCAGCCGTCCCACCAATGAGGGAAGGTAGTGCTCATGTGCTACTGCCTCCCGAAGTAGCGGACCAGATCGGCCATCGCTGCCGGCGGGAGGGTTCCGAGCCCGGGCGCGTCGTTATTGGTCTGGCCGAGCGCCGCGCGGAGCGCCGCAGCCTCCTCACGGTCGCGCTCCATCCCGTAGGTCTTGAGGCCCGTGCTGACCCCCGTGGCCGCGACGTCGGTGAGAACGTCGGCAGCGCGCTGCTGCGCTGCAAGGTTCATGCCCTGCGCCTGCGCGAACAGGTTGCGGGCCGTCGCCTGCCGCTGCTGGCCGACCTGCTGGCTCTCCGCGCGGACGCGGGCCGCCGTCTCCGCCCCCATCTGCGCCCGCTCGCGGGACATCAGCGCCCGGGAGGCGTCCATCGCGCCGCCGCGCCCGGTGCCCTGCGCCGCGGCCTGCCGCATCGCGTCGTCGCGGAGCGGGGCAGCGGCAGCCTCGGCCGCGCGCATCTCGCCGGCGACCAGCTCCCGCTTCTTCTGCGGGGTGTAGCCCCAGCCGTGACGCTTGCCGCGCGCCATCATGGACTGCGCGTCCTTGGTCATCTGCTGACGCATCTGACGCTGTGCGCGCGCAGCCGGAGTGAGGGCAGCGATCCCCTGCCCGAGTCCCTGGATGCCAGCGGCGACACCGCCTGCAATCAGAGCTGAAGCGATGGCAGACAAGGAACCACCTCCTGCGTCCTGGGCAGCCTATCACGATCTGGCCGGACGCGCCACCTGGGCTACGAGGCGGGCGACCCGATCGCCAGGTACGACACCGATCGATGCCCGATCGTGAGCCGCGGGTACAGCGCGACCGTCGCGGCCTCCTTGACGATCGCCTGCCGGATCACCGCCGTGTACTTGTCGGTGTTCTGCGACCCGGCCCAGTCGTCGCCGAGCGGCTGCTGGATGAAGGCGCGGAACTCCAGCGTGTTCATGCCCGCCTTCGCCTGTCCCGCGCTGACGCCGCCGGGGACGACGAACGCGCCCGCGTGGCTGTGGGCACGGACGTCCTCGTAGTTGGAGATCCGACCTCCGCGCGTCTCCCGCGTCTCCGGCGCCGTCCCCACGCCGTTGATCACCTCGACGTGGGCGGACGCGCCGAACTTGATCCGGTGCGCCTCCAAGAGCGTCCCGTTCCAGTACACGTCGAGGTACATGTTGGCGCCAGCCGCGCGCTGGAAGATGAAGTCGCCGAGGGCATCGGCAGGGGTCGCGGGAGGGCCCGCCGACGGCGCGACGTACTGGTAGCCCTGCTCCATAGCGACCAGCCGCCAGGCGGCCGCGTGGAAGGCGTAGGAGACGCGGAGGTAGGCGGGCTGCCAGGGCAGCCGGATCCGCGCGCCGAAGCCCATGCACACGGGCTCGTTCTCGTCGTTGCCGGTGAGCGTGGCGCTGAAGGCCCGCTGCGTCCGCTTGTGGATCTCACCGCCGAGCATCACGATCTCACCCGGCGCGACATGCTCGGGGGCGTGCGTGAACCCGGACGCGAAGTTGCCTCCCGCCCCGACGCCCGACAGGGAGCCGTTCACGACGCTGTAGAGCCCCTCCTCGGCCGTGTCCGAGTAGAGGTTGTCGCCGTGACCGGACGCGCTGAGCACCGACCCGTTCGGGTAGTTGTGCGTGAGTACGACTTCAGGCATCAGGCGCCTCGCAGGTAGGTCGCGGTGATCACGACATGGGTGTATTCCATACGGACCACAGCGGTGCTGCTGAAGTTGACGTTGGCGGCGACGACGAAGAAGTTGGAGATGTTACTGCCGAGGAGGACCGTGCGGGTGTCGATCACGGCGTAGAGCGCGACGTCCAGCTCGTCGTCGACGAGGCCGGCGATGTCCTCTGAGTTCGGGAAGTACGTGACGTCGGTGTTGTTCACGGCCGTCGCCGCGCGCGACACGAACCGGATGGACGAGTCTATCACCGTCGTCGAGCCGCCCGCCGTGTACGCGATGGCGAGCCCGCACAGCGGGGACAGCGACCCGATCGCCGCCGCGTTGATGGTGTCGCGCGCCAGCTTGTCGATGTGAACGCGCGCGCGGACCTCCAAGATCCCGGCGTAGGTGGACGTCGGGAAGGTCGAGCCCACGTTTGGTGTGCAGTAGATCACCGAGCCGGTGTCGTCTTGGAGCGCGGTCCAGTTGGTCGTGCCAGTCAGGTTGACCAACTCGACCGTGTTCGACGTCTCGCTGTTCAGCCAGTTCTTGATGGTCACCGTCGTCGAAGGTGGGTGCGCCCACGTCTCGTAGCCGTAGATCGGCGTACTCGACGACAGTGGGGTCGGCGGCGCGAGGTGCTCGCGGACCAGCGCGAATTCGGCGAGGGAGTCCTCGCTGATGTCGTTCAGCGCCGTCTCGATCCGCTCCACGTTGTTCGTGAACACCGTGGCCTGCGACAACGTGTCGCCTTCGACCAGGCCGGCGAGGCTCACGGACACGAGGCTGGACCGCTCGCGCACGGGCTCGTTGTGCAGCCGGGTCAGGAGTGCGACGCGCGATAGGAGGCCCACGCAGTCGTCCTCGACGAACCGCTGCTGGTCCACCCGCGGCACCCGGCGGGCGACGATCTCGACGAGGTGAGGCCCCGGCGCGATGTTCACCTGCGCTTCCAGCGGCACCACCATCATCGGCTGGCCCGGCGACATACTCGCCTGCGCTTTCCGCGAGATGAAGCCCGGGAACCGGGTGCCCGGGATCTGGACGGATGGGTCGGCGCGGATGCCCCAGAAGTCGCGCCAGGTCGCGTTGAAGATGCCGCTGACGTAGACGATCTCGCCGTCCACCCGGATGCCAAGCTGGAACGCCGGCGGCTCGTTCATCCGGTAGTATTCGTCGAGTGCGGCGTCCGTCCACGCCAGGAGGTCGCAGGCGTAGGCGTGCGCGGGCTCGCCGCCGCCGGGCTCGAAGCCGGCCCACACGTACTGGTAGTTCGCCGTGATGAGGAGCTGCTCGAAGCCGCTGTCGAACTCGGTGAAGGCGTCAACCGTCTCCCACTGGAGCGTGTTGGCGATGATGTGGACGCCGGTCAGCGCCTCCAGTTCGGCGCGCGTCTCCGGCGGCGGGTTGTGCGGCGGGGCGCCAGCGTCGTAGAAGCCGAACGGGACGCTGCTCTCGATGACGTCGAACGTGAAGAAGGCGTCGTCGTCAGCCGGCAGACCACCTGCGGTGGAGGCGATGTTCACCTCGTTGACACGCCCGGCCAGCAGCTCCGCCGGCGGCGCGATGTCCCGGATGAACTCGTCCGTGTCGAACGTCTCGTTGGCGATCGGGATCCGCCGCGGGAAGATGTAAGGCATCTCAGGTCTCCGTCGCCGTGGGGACGCGCCGGCCAGCGGCGACGTCGTGGTCGTCCACCTCCATCTCCAGCGCGATCAGCGCGAGCCGAGCCGGGTACGTCACGGACACCTCGAACTGGAGGCGGCTCACGTCCTTCAGGTCCACCGTGATCGCGCGCGCTGCCGTCCGGCGGCGGGGCACCTTGCGGTTGAGCGCCACCGTCGCCGAGCCCCAGGCACCCTCGCGCGCGGTGAGCGTCTGCTCGTCGGCGTCCACGCCAGGCGCGTCGTCGAGGCGGAAGGTCTGCTCCTGCGACCAGGCCGTCTCGAAGTTGCGCCGGAAGCGGATCGTAGCGACCGCACCCTCGTACGTCTCCACGAACAGGACGCGCAGCTCCAGCACCTTCGCGCGCTCGCTCACGAAAGAGCCGAGCGAGATCAGGTTGCTGCGGAACCTGGACACGCGGGACGGCGGCGTGTAGATCGGCGTCTCGCGGTCGAGGACGTAGATGTCGTGGGAACTGTACGGACCCGGCGAGCCGCTGGGGGTCACGCGCGTCTGGAAGTCGGTGCCCGCCACGAGCTGGAGCGGGTCGCTCCCGGCGGTGACGCTGACGCCCGCGACGTGGATGCCGAGGTCCATCTCGCGCCAGCCGAGGCCCTGCGTGTACGTCAAGATCAGCCGGTTGTACGGCGAGCCGATCCGGGGCAGCGCAAACCGTGCCTCGCCGTGCTCGGGCGAGTACCACGCGACCGCGCGGCTGAGCATCGTCTTGTTGATGCCCGTGCGGAACAGGCGGTTCATCGGGTCGCTGATCCGCTCGATGGTCTGCCCGTTGAAGTGGTAGATGCCGCTGTCGTGGATGAACAGCAGCCCCATCCCGGGGGCCATCGTGACAGCCGACGGGCCCGTGCAGCCGACGCCGCCGGGCACCGTCTGCGGCGACGCCAGATCCGTGACGTCCACCATCGCGTTGCGCGTGAAGGCGTACATGCGGCCGTTGAGCGCCGCCAGGGCGGTCACCTCGGCACCGTCGCGCGTCACGCTCACGAAGTCGTTCTCGGGCCAGGTGCCGGGGATGCCAGGCTGCGAGCGGTAGACGACGCCGCCCTCGGCCGCGTAGAGGTAGCCCTGGAGTTCCGCCATCGCGTGGAAGATGGGCGTCGAGCGGAGGAACGGCATCGGACCCTTCGCCGACGCCAGGTCGCCCGCCTCGTGGTAGCGGAACTCCGCGGCCGGGACCGTGACCAGGAGCTGCGGGATCGTGCCCTGGTTGAGCGTGTCCGGCGTCTGGTAGACGCGGACGTACCGGGTGTGGTCCGGCGGCGAACACGCGGACCCGACGGCGACGCCGCGGGTGAGGTCGTTGATCTCGATGCCGAGCCCGGTGTTCTCGTCGAGCGCGATGTTCGCGCGGAGCGGCCCGAAGGTGACCGGCTCCGACGGCGCGGACGGCGCGCTGAGGTTGCCGAGGTAGTCCTCGTACACCAGGTACCAGACGTACGCGCTTCGCAGCGTGCCGCTGTCCGAGTTCTGGAGCCGGTCGCCGGGCGTGCCGAGGGCGCCTGGGAAGGAGTAGCCGAGCGTGCCCGTCTCGTGCTCGTTGCGCCCTTCCGGCCCGGGGCTCTCGGGTCCGAGGACGTCAGGCGCATCCGGCTTGACGGTGAAGCCGAGCGGCATCACGTCGCGGTTCTCGGTGATCACCTTCGGCTCAGTCGCTCCGTCGCAGTAGATCACCAGCGACCCGAAAGTCAGGAACTGCGGCGGGTAGCGCCGTGCGACGTCCTTGCTGACGTTGACGGTGAGCGTATCCCACCGCTGCTTCGTCGGGTTGTGGATGCGGAGGCCCGTGGTCGTGACGGCCAACAGCAACTCGCGGCGACCACCACGGAGCGTCGCGTGGTGGACGCCGTGGACCACCCCCGTGATCCCTGCCAGCGCGTTGCCTGCGCCGGTGTCGCGGATGGCGATCGGCTCGTAGAGCGTCGGCCCCGACACGCTGGTCAGCGCACCGTCTGGGTCGATCGCCATGTTCAGGATCTGCTCAGCACCCAGCTCCTCGGACGCGACGAACCGCGAGCCCTGCTGGGCGTATGGGATCAGGAGTGGGATGCTGCGCGAGGCCATCAGCGGACGCCGTACCGGGCCATGATGGCCTGCCGCTGGCGCTCGACACGGCTGGCGGACTTGGCCTTCATCGTCTCGACCTCAGCGGCCGCGCGATCCTTGCGGACCTTGCGCTCGGCCTCCTTGATCGTCCAGGCGGCCTTCCACTCGTCGGCCGTCACGCGGTCCAGGTCGGGGAGGACGCGGGCGTAGTGCGACTTGATCCGCGCGCCCCACAGCTTGAAGTCCTCCTCGTCGGTCGGGTCGGGGAACCGACCGGGATCCGCGACCGGAGACCACCAGGTCCCGAGGTTGAGGACCCACCCCTCGGGGTGCCAGTCGTTGACGGGCCAGTAGTCCTTGGCGGCCGGGACGAGCGTGCCGTCGGGCATGACCGCCTCGCGGAGCTTCCGGGTGCCGTCGTGGGCGATGGCGTAGCGGAACAGCTTGGGCTGGCACACGTCGTCCACGCCGACCGTGTGCGGGCGGACGAACCACGAGCCACGGCCCAACTCCTTGTAGAGGATGGGCTTCGGCTGGAAGGCGAGATGGGAGTCGAAGGTGCTCATGGAACGGTGATCCTCTCGAATGTGACGACCGTGCCGCGACCTGCGGACACGATGGTGGCAGGGTCGATGACCCCTCCGGGCTGTCCGTGCCGGGCACGGAACTCCTCGATGAACATGGCGTAGCGGCCGTAGTAGTCCGCCGCGCCCGCCGTGTCCCCATCGTTGAGCTTCATCTGGTGGCAGGTGAGGTTCACGAGGGCCTGGAGGCCATCGCGGTGCATCGGCGCCACCATGTAGTCGTCGGTCAGGGCGGGCGGAACGCGACGTGCGCGGCCGCGGAGCGAGAGCGGACGATTCGTGATCGGGTAGACCTCGTAGCCGTGGTAGCCGGGCGAGGCGAACAGCGGCCGCTCGAAGTCGGGGATGTCGGCGCCCGTCCAGGTGAAGGAGGCCGTCGACGTCACGGTGTCGGTCGGCTCGATCTCCTTCAGCAGGTAGAACACGTCTGACGCGCCGACGTTGTTGTAGAGGCTGCCCGACGCGGTGATGACCGACTTGATGCGGACGTACCAGCGGATGCGGAGGCCGGAGCGGCCGCGGTAGATGGAGCCCGACAGCGTGCTGTGGTCGAAGCCCAGGCGGACGTCGATGTTCTCCGCGGTCAGAATGATTGAGCCGGTCGAGCCGAGGGTGTTGTGGTCGCGGGCCACGATCGCCGACGGCGGGCTCTCGAACAGCGGCTCCGTGACGCCGCGGCTGCCCTCGCCGAGGACGCGGCCGGTGCGGGAACCCCACACGAAGGTGTAGCAGAACTCGAAGGATCCACGGTTGAAGTCGCCGACCCAGGTGCCAGACGAGCCGAGGTCGGTGGACGGCGTGAACCGCGGCGACTCGATGGTGATCTTCGGCCCCCGCGCGATGTGGCGCGGCTCGCCCTTCACCAGCGGCGACGAGCCGCGGGTGTACCAGTGCTCGTTCGTGCCGGGCGACACCAGCTCGACCTCGTTGTTGAGCGTGTCCATCGTGTAGAGGGCACGCCCCAGCTCGGCGACGTCAGCCGGCATCACGACGTACTTCTGGAAGATCTCCACCCGCGTCTGCACGCTGCCCACCGGGATCACGAACGGCAGCGGGTTGACCAGGGAGACGAAGTAGCGAGTCTCGTTTCCGGTCTGACCTGCGACAACCGAAACCCACCACTCGCGGGTCTGGATCTCGTAGACCTGCTCAGTCCCACCAGAGGTGACCGTGAACCGGAGCCAGTAGCGACCGTCCCAGGTCTTGTCGGTCGTAGGCACCCACGGGGTCGTGAGCGTGCTGAGAAGTCCCCCGCCAGGCGCGACGCGGAACTCCAGGATGCGGTCGTTGATGATTGCCGACGGTGTGGGCAACGTAGGCAACACCACACCGACGCTGTAGGCGTCCAGCTCGATGTGCGGCAGCACATCGGCGGTGACTTCCGACGCCTCAAACGCCTCAACCGCCTGAGAGGCGAACGTGGCGAAGGCGAGGTTGATCTCGCGGTTGACGTCGTTGAGCTGCGAGGTCGTTGCGAAGGTCTTGCCCAGCCGGCTGCCGACCATCTCGCGGATCTCTTTGCGCGACGTCGGGGTATGGAAGCTCAACGCGACCTCCAGAGGCAGGACGCCCCCGCGCAGAGTAACCCGCGCGAGGGCGTTTGGCGAGCCCTCCTTTCAGCGGAGGGCGTCGATCGCCTTAGTCGGGCAGGGTCAACAGGGCCGACCCGGTGGTGCCGGTGCCGATGTTCGCCGAGCCGAGCGGGGTGCCCAGGGAGACGGTCGCCGCCGTGTTGCTCGACTGGAACGTGCCGGAGGTGGCGGCGCCCGGGATCAGGTGCAGGTTCTTGGTGATCGCCGTGGTGCCGTCCGCGGTCACGGTGGCAACGCCCTGGTAGGCGACCCACCCGCCGTAGTTCGCCGCGATGGCCGCCGTGGTGACGCCCCGGTAGCGGGACGGCAGCGAGGAGGTCGCCGAGACGGAGACGAAGTTGGGGTTGCTGGCGTCGGCGGTGATCACGACCGCGAGGTTGGCCGCGATGGACGAACCGCTCGTGTTCTTCACGAAGCGGTACTTGGTCCGGTAGCCGGTGGTCGCGTTCAGCTCCTCGCGCACCGCGCCCAGGGGCGGAGCGAGGACGTTGGTGGTGGAGAGGTCGAAGGTCTCGGTCACCAGCCCGGAGCTGATGACGACGGGATTGCCGTGGGACGCGCTCATGGTGTGCCTCCTGATCAGGCCGCGAGGTTGTTGGCGATGCCGTGGGCCGGCAGCTCGCTCAGGTGGAAGTTGCCGTACATGGTGATGGGCACGATGACGCCGCGGGTGCCGGTGATGCTGGTGTTCTGCGGCTTGCCGACGTGGAACATCTTCAGCTTGGTCTCCATCGACCCGTCCTTGCCGGGGACGGCCTCGGGGTCGAGGGTGGTGATCCACTTCAGGTAGCGGCTGTTGAGGATGTACATGGTGCCGGTGCCGCTGGCGCCCGCGCTGTTCAGCACCGTGCCGTTCATCATCGTGGTCGAGTGGACCCGGATGTCGTTCAGCTCGGTGACCAGGAGGCCGGGGGCCTTCACCTCGCCGTTGTCGTTGGCCGACGCGGTGCGCACGTTGGCCTTGGCGGCTTCGAGGATGTTGCTGAAGGTCTCGGGGTCGCAGATGCCGACGTCGGGGAACTCGCCGCGGAACTTGCCCTTGTTGAAGGTCGAGCAGTCGGCGATGACCTTGCGGATCGTCGCCATGCCGTTCGTGTCCCAGTCGGTCGCGGCGCGGTACTGGTTGTAGTGGTGGCTGGTCACCGCCTTCGCCAGGTCCATCACCACGTCGGTCTGTGCGCTGGGGGCGGCGAAGTCGAGCAGGCCGCGGATGTTGCCGGTCAGGCCGCCGCCGGCGTAGATGCCGTTCAGCGTGATGACGTCGGCGAGCGTGGTGGCGTTCGACGCCAGGAAGGGGTGCTGGGCGCTGACGTTGGCGGCGACCAGGAACCAGTTGATCAGGTCGTCGGTGAGGCCGTCGACGGCGGCGTCCACCTTCATCTTGATCAGGTTCTGCGCGCTGCCGACGAAGACGTCGCCGGTCTTCTGGACGCTGAGCAGCTCCTTCTCGGTGAACGCGACGTTGGCCGCGATCATGTGCGGCGACACCTTGGTCTTCTTCAGACCGTCGGTGCTGGTCATCGGGATGGACTCACCGCCCGAGTAGATCGGGGTGGCGGTGATGCCGGCCGACGGGAGGTGGGCCTCCTCGAAGGGGGCCGAGCCGCTGTGGAGGGTGATGTTGCCCTTCGACAGCATGTCGCTGATGAGCAGCTTGCCGGTGGCGACCTTGACCTCGGCCGGGCCGAGAGCGTTGATGATCTGCCCAAACTGGGCGTCGGTGAGTCCCACGGGGACCTCCAAGACGAGTAGAGGGAGTTGAGAGGCTTCGACTTGCCTCGCGTCTCCCCGGACTCGCCAGGACCCGCTTTGGGGCTACCCTGTTCGTGCCGGAACGCTGCGCACACCTAACGTAGCACGATCGCGCGCGGACGTCAAGGGCGCGATCGGCCGAAACGTGATAGGCTACCGCCATGCCAGCAGTCGCGCCTACCATCGACAGGAAGTATCTGCCCGCGTTGCCGGTCAACAGCGGGTTGTGGGTGCCCGACGGATCCTCCGTCGAGATCGTTCAGGGCATGTTCGCCAACTCCATCGCGTTCGCCTCGCTCTGCCATATCCAGTCTATGGACAGCGTGCCAGGGCCGATGGGCCCGTTGATCACCCCGATCCAGGCCCGCGTCGCCGAACTGTACGACCAGAAGCAGCATATCTGGATCAACAAGTACCGCCAGGCGATGATCTCCACCCTGTCGATCATGCTCCTCCTGCGGGACTGCATGTACCTCCCCGGTATGCGCGGTGTGATCGTCACGCAGAAGGAGGACCTGCACAAGGACCTGATGAAGCGGATCATCCTCGCCTACGAGGAGCTGCCGCCCGAGTTCCGCGTGCCGATCAAGAACGGCACCAGGCTCACCCCGTCGGGGATCGAGTTCGAGCACGGGGGCTGGATCGTCCCCGTCACCGCTGGGTCCGAGAGCCCGGCCGTCGGCTTCTCGCCCGACCGCGCCATCATCTCGGAGGCGTGCGAGATGGACGACGAGGCGTTCGCGCGCCTCACGCGGAAGTTCATGCCCGCGATCGTCCGCAAGCCATTCGCGAAGATCGTGATGGAGAGCACGCCCGGCCAGGCCGAGACGAACATGCACCGGCTCTGGTTGAGCACGCTCCGCGGCGCCAGCCGGTTCACGCCGCTGCACCTCCGCTGGTACCAGGACCGCCGCGCGATGGTGTTCGACGAGCGGATCCAGCTCGACGAGAACGACTACACCTACCGCGAGCGGACCGGCCTCGGCAACGCGCTGTCTGACGCCGCACTCCGCTTCCGCAGGATCACGCTCCCCGACTTCGACGGCAAGGACGAGGAGTTCGAGAACAAGTACCCGCCTGACCCGCGCTCGGGATGGCTCGCGCAACAGAGCCAGGTGTTCGACCGGGAGCCGCTCAACGCGCTCCGCGGCGAGGCCGTCAAGGATCCGCCGGTCGACCACGATGCCGGTTGCCGCATCATCACTCCGTACGTTCCCGGACGATCGTACCTGATCACGGCGGACCCGGCCAACTTCGGCGCCGTCGGAGACAACAGCGCGCTGACCGTGTGGGACACGCACACCTGGGAGGAGGTCGCCTTCTGGGAGGGTCGCGAGCAGCCCGACAAGTTCTACGAGCGCCTCGTCCAGGTCGCCCATGCGTACGGGCACGAGCAGATCCTCGACGACGAGAGCGTCAGCATCGTCCAGGTCGCCATCGAGAGCAACGCGGCGGCCGTCCTCGGCGCCGCCGTGTTCGACGGCAAGCTCTCGCTCTACCACGACGACGACGACAAGCCCGGCTGGAACGCCTCCACCAAGACGATCCAGGAAGCCGAGGCCGACACCAACACCATGCTCCGCGACAAGAGCCTGCGGGTGCGGTCCCTGTCGCTGATCGACCAGCTCTCCATGTTCGACGGCCGCAAGCGTGATCGCCGCGTCATCCGCAACGACGGTACGCAGAGCCACTACGACCGCGCGCGGACGGCCATCATGGCCGCCCACATCTTCAAGCGCCGCCGGTTCCGCCCGCCCCTCACGGCTGAGGAGGTCGAGGCCGTCGAGGCCAAGCGCCGCGGCGAGGAAGCCCGCAGGGTGTTCGAGGCCAAGATGCGGCGCATCTACGGCAATCACCGACCGCGCAAGAGCACGGACCCGCTTGAGTCGTGGGTTCCGCCCATCAACATCTTCTGAGGTGATTTCCTGATGGACAAGAACCAGATCAAGGCCCTGGTCGGTCACCACATCTCGCGGTTCCAGAGCGACGAGCAGCGCCTGTTCCGCCTGTCGGGGGACTACTACAACGGCCGCTTCAACGCGCTGAACACCGCGCCGGACGGCACCTCGCGCACCGTTCGCGCCGAGCGGCAGGCGCCGACCGTGAACCTGGTGTTCGCCACCATCGAGAGCGTCCTCAACGCACTGACGCCCGCGACCCAGGCCGTCTACGCCAAGGGCATCACGCCCGAAGGTGAGGCCGTCCAGGAAGCCGTGGCCCACGTCATCAACGCGGAGCTGCGCCGCAACAAGTTCGTGAACGTCTGCCGGCTCACGCTGCTCGATGCGGCCATCCGTCGGCGGGGCATCTTCAAGACCGTCCTCCAGGCGGACATGGACCGGCCGGGTGAGTTCCGCGGCGTCACCATCGGGAACGTCCACCCCGCCACGCTGCTCTACGACCGCGACGCGCGGCTCGCGCAGGAGGTCTCCTACTGGGGTCAGTGCGTGCAGATGCCGTGGCGGGTGTTCACGCAGCGCATCGAGAACGGCAGCTACGCGCGCCCGGCCAAGGGCGTTCGGATGGAGCGCCGTATCGGGTGGATCGACGGCAGCGGTGTCGCCGGCCAGACGAACGCGACCGCCGAGGTGTTCGGCTACGCGATCGTGTGGGAGATCTACGACATGTTCAGCGGCAAGGTGATCCACTGGCACGAGGCCAGCGACACCGTGCTGCTGGAGAGCGACATCCAGGCGCACCCGTTCGCCATGTTCTCCCCGAACCACAACGGCGAGAACCTCGACGGCATCAGCGAGGTGGAGCTGATCCTCCCGCAGCAGGAGCAGATCAACGACATCCGTCAGTTGTTCACCCAGGTGGCGTACCGGATGGTCCCGCGGATCATGTTCGACACGGGCATCGTCGACCAGAAGGAACTGGAGGCCATCCTCCAGGATGCCGCCGGGACCTTCCGCGGCGTCAAGCGCATGACGAACGCGATGGGCAAGACGATCCAGGACGCCTTCTACGCCGTGCCGATGGCGCAGATCCCCGACGGCCTCATCCAGATCGCGCGACTCCTGGAGGCGGACGCGCAGGTCGCCAGCGGGATGCTGATGCAGCAGCGCGGGCAGGCGCAGAACGTCCGCACCGCGCAGGAGATGGCCGTCATGGCGAGCGCCAGCCGCGACCGCCTCAACACCCGAGCGGCGACCTTCAACGACGCGATCTCCGACGTCGCACGGCGGACCTTCAACCTGATGGTCGAGTACGTCCCGGGGCCCTACCACTTCAAGGACCGCGACGACTGGAAGCGCGTCACCAACCTCGACCTCCGCAACTTCGACGGCGACCTGGAGTTGACCCCGTTCAGCCCGATCAGCAGCAACCCGCAGGCCCTTGCCGAGGTCCTCAGCGGGATGGCGAACTGGCTGACGCAGAACCCCGAGATCGACCAGCGCAAGCTGACCGAGATGGTCCTCAGCGGCCTCGGCGTGCCCGTCACCCACGCCCTGATCCCGAAGGAGGAGAGCCTCCGCAAGCAGCAGGCCATGATCGCCCAGGCTGGCGGCGCTCCCGCCGGCGCCGCGATGATGGACCCCGCCGCGATGGAGGCCGCCGTCGCCGAGCAGGACGCGACCGCGCAGGTCGACCCCGCGATGGTGGCCGTTCCGCCCGGATCGTGATAGGCTACCTCGCAACCGGAGCGTGCGCAAGCATGAAGATCGTGGACTTCCAGTGCCAGGTCGCCGACTGCCGACATGTCGTCCTCGACAAGTTCGAGGACGAGTGCCCGAAGGTCTGCCCCTGGTGCGGCGGCGAGAACACCATGCGCCGCCGTCCGAGCACCGGGCGGAGCGCGACCACCAACGTCGACGGCGTGCCGGTCGACCTGGGCGACGGTCGGATCCTCTCCACCAAGGAGGAGAAGAACGCCTACCTGTCGGAGCTGCGGCGGCGCCACAACGACCCCTCGCTCCAGTTCGTCCCCCGCGACGCGGCCCGTGAACGGGTGATGTCGCAGGAGGCCGCCCACAAGGCGTACTCGTCGTACATGGCGAACGGCGACGTCGATCGCGCGCGCCGCGTGATGAACCGTCGGAGGCGCTCCTGATGGACGAATACTTCCCCGGGACGAAGATCCGCCGGACGCCGCCGTCCGAGATCGTCCCCGCACGCGACTTCCCCCCGCTCTTTGCCGAGATCAGCCGCATCGCTGCCCTCGACGAGGAGCCCTCCCCCACCACCGGCGATGCCGGCGAGGTCAACATGGACGAGATGGAAGACAAGACCGACCCCGGCATGGCCGAGGGCAAGATGGAGAAGGGCGCCGAGGGCGCCAAGGGCGGCGCGGCCGGCGGCCTCGACGAACTGGCGAAGATGCTCGGCGTCACCCCCGAGCAGGCACAGCAGGTCATCGACCAGGCGGGCGTGCCCGCCGACGAGCTGCTCAAGATGCTCAAGGACAACCCCGCCATGCTGGCGCAGGTCCAGGGCGCCCTCGGCAAGAAGCCCAAGGCGAGCATGTACTGAGCCGTCCGAGCAACAACGGCTGCTGAACAACCACGGGAGGCCGGGCGCGATGGCCCCGGCCTTCCGCACAACGGAGGACGTCACATGGAACCCGAAGTCACCACCGAAGCCACCGTCGAGGCGGTCGCCGCCCCGGCCCCCGCCGCCGTCACCGAGGCGCCCGCCGCGGCCCCGCCGCCCGTCCCCGAGTGGAACGGGGAGATCAGCGGGCTCGACGCCGTGCTCGGCCTGCTGCCCGACCCGTCGCTCAAGGACGTCGTGCGCGCCGGCGTCAGCAAGGTGCGCGCCAACATGGACCGCGCCTTCCACAACAAGAGCCAGGAGCTGGCCGCCGAGCGCCGCCGCCTCGCGCAGGAGAAGTCCGACGCGCTGGCGCACATCCAGCAGGCCAAGGAGGCCGCGAAGCTGTGGGCCCAGGCCATCGAGGACGAGGAGGTCCAGGAGGTGCTCAGCGCGCTCCAGAACGACGCGGCCTACCAGATCGAGTTGCTCCAGGCCGAGCGTGACGAGGCGCGCGCCCAGGCCGAGGCTGCCAAGGCCCACATCGACAACGTGGCCGCTGCCGTCCGCGAGGCCCTCAGCCGCGAGTACGACGAGCGGGTGAACGCCCTGCGCGCCGAGCGGGAGAGCGAGCGCGCCGAGCTGGAGGCCGCCCGTGCGGCCCGCGCCCAGGCCGAGGCCGCGCAGACCAAGCTGCGGGAGGAGGAGGAGCGCCGCCAGATGGACGAGTACGCCCGCCGTATCACCGAGGCCGTCGAGGCCCACGGCGGCCTGCTCCCCGAGAACCAGCGGAACTTCGCCGTGCTGGAGCACTTCTTCCAGCCGGCGTCGAAGCAGGTCATGCTCGCCAAGGGGCTCACCAACGAGGACATCGACAAGATGTCCGACGAGGTGTACAACGCCCTGCTGGACGAGACATTCAAGGTCGCCGGCCGGATCGCCGCCGCGCTGCACCCGAAGCCGGCCTCGCCGCCCGTGCCCGCGAACCCGAACGCCGTCAGGCCCCCGGCGGTTGCCGAGGCGCTGGCGACGCAGAGCAAGTCCGGCAACGGCGCACTCACCGGCCTGCCGGCTCAGAAGAAGGTCGTCGCGTCGATCTACTGAGCCCGGCGGGGGAGGTCCAGCCCGGCGAGTAGCGCCTCCGCACTGCGCTGCCGCCGGGCGATCCGGGCGTTCGTGATGCGCGCCTGCTCCGCCATCTCGAACTCGAACAGCGCCTCACGCTCGACTTCGTAAGAGCGGTTGTCGGACGTGATGATCTGCATGGCGTCGAAGTCCAGGATGAAGTGGACCTCCAGCGGCTCGCCGTTGCTGCCCGTGAACAGCCCGGTGCGGGTCGTGTACTGCTCGATCCGCACCGGCGTGTGCGCGCCACGCGCGAACACGACCGCGACGAAGCCGTTGTCGAGCGCGCCGAGCGGGTTCTCGACCGCTCCGCGGTTGGGCGGACGCTTCACGTTGATGGCGTGCAGCGAGATCGAGGCGCCCGTCGCGTAGTGGGAGCAGATCTCGTCGAACACGTCCTCGAAGATGACCGGCGAGTGCGCCACGGACGCCGATCCTGCGACCGAGGCCCACATCGGAGGCAGATCCAGGGGCCACACGTCGGACGCATCGATCTCGATCACCTCCACGGGGTCGAGATCACCCTCCAGGAGGGGCTGAGTGGGTGCCGGCAGCGCCTCGACGGCCTTCACGGGCAGCGGCGGAGGCGTCAGCGCGACGATCGGGGCGGCCGATGGGACGATCACCGCCGCCAGAGGCGCCTTCACGGGCGCCGGCGTCGCGTAGAAGGGGCCGAGGCCCAGCGAGGCGACCCGCTTCGGGCGGTACGCGCGCGGAAACAGCTCCGAGGAGCCCGCCGGGAGGTCCTTGGAGATCCCGAGGGCGTGCCGCGCGTAGGACGCGAGCAGATCGCCGGCCTGATCGCGGGTCAGGGGCGGCGCCCAGGGCGCCACGGAGGCGGAAACGGCCACGATCTCGTCGATCACGGCCTCGATCGAGGTGCTCATGTGTCAGTCCTGCGCGTTTCGGGGGCGGGTGATGTGGAAGCGGACGCCATCGAAGTCCACAGCGGGGCGCGAGAACACATCTTGCGTCTCCGTGTTGATGTAGACGGCCGTGATCGGGAACTTCACGGGGTCGTCGGCCGTCCGGTTGGTCACCACGAGGATCTCGTAGGTGCTCCCACGCTTCGGATGACGCCAGAACTGGCCCGCGCGGACCGCGATGTGGTGTGCGGAGGCGTCGGCGGGCGCCGGAGACGAGGCGCTGGACGCCTCCGGGTCCACGGGGTAAGCGTACGGGACGTAGTTCTCGCGGTTGCAGCGCGGATCCGCTTCCAGGCCGAGGGCGTGGAAGCCCATCTGGCCCCACCAGTTCGCCTTCTCGCGGTCGCGCTCGGCGTCCTCGGCGGTCCCCTTGCGTCCTCGGCGCGCCGCGTACTTCATCTCGTGCGTGTCGCAGGCGTATGCGAACAGGTAGTCGGCGATGACGCGCTGCTCAGCATCGTTCTCGATGGTCCAGAGGCCACAGGACGCGCCGGCACCGGCCACGAAGTAGGCTTCGTCGCGCATCAGATCGACGACTTCGCGTCCACCCTCGCTCACGTAGCGGGCCGGCACGCTGTCGAAGCCGGTGTTCAGGTCGTCGGGCTGGCCGCCATGCACCTCGGTGGACATCACCGCACCTCGCGGAGCAGACCGCCGGTCAGCGGGAGGAGGCCCATGAAGGCCATGAGCGGGTCATAGCCGAAGGCGTTGAGCGCGCGGGCGTTGAGGTAGATGGCGGCGACGCCAGCCACCATCAGGATCAGACCGTTTCGGGACATGTTGCAAGCCCTCTCAGTTGTAGATGATGCCTTCCGGCGGCGCGTCGGTCTGTTCCTCGGCAGCCTCGGCGGCATCCTCCACGTACTCCATGACGCCCACGTTGACAAGGTGCAGCATGTGATTGCGCGCCTTCTCCGCGTCGCCTCCGAACCGCTCGATCATCGCGCGGATCGCCATGTCGAACAGGTCGTCGGCGGTCACGAACACGATGTCCGTGCGGGTCCGGGCACGCTTGACGACCTGGATCGCCACCGCGGCCGACATCGCCTCCTCGTCGTCGAGGTCCACGCCGCTGTGGTCGAACGGGAGGAGCGCGAACACGGGCTCCTCCTCGCCCGTGGCGGGGTCGGTCCAGGTCGAGGTCTCGACGCAGACGTTGGCGAAGTGGAGGGTGTCGCGCTCAGCCACCGGACGCCTCGACGGCGACGTCGGCGGAGGGGGCGTCGGACGCCTCGTCGACCACCTGGGTCTCGGCGGTGGCCTCGGAGGGGACCTGGATCGGGTCGGCGAGGGCCGGGACGGCCTCGACGGGGGCCTCGACGGGGGCCTCGACGGGGGCCTCGACGGGGGCCTCCACACCATCGACCTTCACGTAGAGGGTGACGGCGCCGCTGGTCACGAGCGCGACGGCGCCGGCCAGGACGGTGAGGACGAAGGCGAGGATGCTGAGGTGGCGCTTGGAGAGGCTCATGTCGGTGTCCTTGAGGGAAGCAGGTAGAAGCCAACCGGCGGATGAGCGCCCCGTGCAGCGACCAGGAGAACGGACGGTCCTTGCTGCTGTCAGGGCTGCTACGGGGCGCTCTCCGCTGGCAGATGGAGCGTAGCCCGGCAGCCGCGAGGCGTCAAGCCACCTGACGTCGGCGGCCGTCGTGGATGACGACTTCGCCCGCGTCGCGGCCGGTCACCAGGGCCTTGTGAAGCCGCGCCTCGTGGTCGTTCACGATCCGCTCCTGCCACCGCTTGGCGAGGCCGTCGATCATCTCGAAGCGTGACATGTCCAGCGTGTAGGTGCGGTGGATGTCGCCGTCGGGGCCGCGGCTCCGCTTCGAGCGCAGCCGGAGACCAGCCGACCGGAGGATCGTCGAGAGCTGCTGGAAGTCGGACCGGTCGTTGCCGCCGGGGAGGTGGAGGCCCATCTCCGACTGCTCCTTCCGGGCAGCCGCCAGGAGGGTCGGCACGAGGCTCGGCGGGATCGGGCGAGCGTCGGTCAACAGCCCGTTCTTGCGCATCTCCGCCATCACGTTCGCCACAAGGCGGGCCTGCGGCAGCACCGCGCGGTAGGTGTAGATCGTCTCGCCGCGGGACCGATCGACCTCGAACATGCCGACCGCCTCGTGCTGCTGCCGCCGGATCAGGAACTGCTGCGCGTAGATCAGCACCTGCCGGTTCAGCTTGCCGCGGAGCGCCTCGGACACGATCTCCACCTTCTCGTCGTGCGCCGCGCCTTCGTACCGCTGGCCGAACGTCGTCGCGTACCGGGTCGCCAGCGCGCGGGTCGCCTCCTCCTTCGACCGGGGACCGTTCTTGTTCACGCGGTCCATCGTCGGCTCGTCCAGAAGCTCGGCCGTGGCGACCTCCTCGGCCTTCTTCCGGTGGATCTCGCGGACCTGCTCGCGCACCAGCTCGGCCTCGCCAGAGGCGTCCAGGGCGGGCCCGACCTTCCCTTCCAGGTCGGCGCCTTCCAGGAAGACGTGGCAGGTCTGGAGGCAGGCCATCGTCCAGGTGCGGCCCTGGTGGTAGCCGGACGCGATCGAGGCCGCCTGCGCGCAGCCGAGCACCTGGAGGTTCAGGTCCTGGTGGTACTCGCCGAGCAGGTACGCGGGCGTCACGTTCGAGAGCCGGAGCGCGATCGTCACCGCCTGCTCGTCCGCCTTGTACCGCTGGGTGATCGCCTGGGGCGACAGCTTCCACGACTCGTTCGCGCGAGACTCGGCCCACAGCGGATCGTGAGCGACGCCGGAGATGAAGATGCACTGGTCGACCGGGTGGCGGACGCGGTGAAGCATCTGCTCAACCACGGACGCGGATCCGATGAAGTCCTTGCCGACCAGGACGTGCCGGTGGTCGAACCAGTCGCGCTTGTCGAACGAGACGCCGGTCGACATCGCGGTGTTGTAGACCAGGGCGTCGACGGCCAACGCCACCTGGCTGAAGTCCTCCGTCTCCTCGTCGCCTTCGGAGCCGACGATCACCCGCGCGCGGCGACCCTCGCCCTGCTCGTCGAGGATCTCCTGGATCCGCATCCCGATGGACTGCGCCAGCTTCCGCTCGTAGACGGCCACGGCGACACGCTTGCCCGCCTTCACCTGGCGCATGATCAGCTCGATGTGCCGGTCGTTGGAGGACTGCACCGGCTTCTCGTCCTCGTCGCCCTCGTAGATGGCCTCGACCTCGGCGAACTGCCACTTGTGCTTCGCCGAGGACCACTCCACGAACGGCGTCGGCATCTCGTCCAGGAGGCTCGCCCGCGCGGACAGGATGTCCTTGATCAGGTTCCGGGTGCCGAGGGAGGCGTGAGCGTCGGCCAAGATCACCTTGTCGGCGTACGCGCAGGAGGCCACCAGCGCGTTGTAGGCGGCCACCGCGTCGCGGGAGCGGAGCATCGACCAGATCTGCGTCAGCATCTGCTCGACCTCATCGACCAGGATCACGCTGCCGCGCGCCTTCCAGCCGCGGGCGACCGTCTTGAGCGCGGCGAACGAGCAGGACGTGTCCGCGTCCTCGACCTTCTTGCCAGACCCGCCGGCCGCGTGGTCGATGCCGAGTCGCTCCGCGAGGTTCTTCGCCAAAGAGACGAAGGGCGACACGGCCAAGATCCGCTGCCGGGCGGTCTTCGCGTCCTTGACAACGCGCTCCATCAGGTGGGTCTTGCCCGTGCCGGTCCGCGTCGTCAGCAGCAGACGATCAGGGATCTCCGCGGGGAACTCCGCATGGCCGCGCTCGTTGATGTCCAGCATCACCGGCGAGGTGAGGTAGGCACAGTCGCCGTTGACGTCGCGCTCAGGGATCGCCACCAGCCGGCGGGGCATGTTGTCGGTGCCGATCGTGATGTCCGGCATCGTGCCGTACTTCTCGAAGTCGAACCGGAACCGCGTGGAGCACTTGAAGCAGACGACCTGGGTGTGCAGGTCGGTGTGCCGGATGGACGTGTTCGACGCGCACAGCGGGCACGGCGAGCGATCCTCGGGCATCTCTGGCAGCGGCCAGAGGGCGCTCGCCCAGGTGCGGCCCGTGCGAGGCGCGACGGCAGCACGGTCCTTGTCCGCCTTCCGCTGCAAGTTCTCAGCCACGCGCTCGGCAAGGCGCCGACGGCGCAGCTCCGCCTGCGACACGCGCGGCACCTCCGGCGCCCAGGAAGCCTCAGCCGCGATGCGATCGAACCAGGGTTCGAGCGACACGACCTCATCGTGCGGCGCCGGGCTGGAGGAGTAGAGGCGGACCTGCTTGCCGGTGACGCGGTGGAGGCTGCCAGGCACCGGGAAGATGCGGGTGCCGATGTCCTTGGCCGAGTGGTCCCACCACCAGAGCGCGTCGCCCATGTGCGTGTGCCACGCCTTGATGACGGCCTTCATCTTGGTCGGGTTCCAGCGGGACGCGGGGAAGCCCTCCTCGGAGGGAAGCCAGTAGACGAGGCAGACACCGTGGCCGGTGTAGATGACGCGGTTGGGCCGCTCGGGCAGACCCGTCTTGGCCGCCTCCGCGCTGACCCGCAGCGCGAACTTGGTGCGCAGAAGCCACGCCACCACGTCGTCCTCGGACATCTCGTACAGCTTCGCCTTCCGCTCGGTACGGGTCGCGCCGAACTCGTCGGCGAACGGAGCGTCGCAGATGTCGACGTCGATGGTCAGGGCGGCGACCTTCGCCAGCTCCTGGAACGTCATCTTGTGGCTCGGGCGCGCGGTCGAGAAGAAGCCGCCACAGGTCATGTCCTGCCAGTGCTTGTCCCCGATGCCCTTGAGACCGCGGACGCGGACCTCAAGGCCGTCGGGCGGGAGCGGCAGGTAGTCGAAGGGGCGGGTCGGGACGTAGATGGCAGACAAAGCGGGCCGTCCAGGTGAGCGAAGCCATCGTAGCCCGCTGGCGCCCGCCGCGCAAACGGCCCCTCGCCCGTGTTCGTCCAGGATCCGCTGGTGAGCGGCGGATCTGGCGATCACTGTGTCGCGGTGCTCGGCTCTTTACTCTTATAGCGTAGTGACACCTGTGACTTTCGAGATCGCCGCTCCCTACGCGATCCTCGCTTGCCGGGCGTGCGTTGACGTGCTACGTGCCCTGTGAACCCTCGCGTCTTCCCCCCTGGAAGATCTTGCAGCAGGACAAATCAGTGAACCTACTTACCTCCACCTTCGTTCCCTCGTACGCCGTGCTCGCGCGCCCGAAGACCCGGCAGGCGTGTGCCGAGTACGTCCGGCGCCTCGCGGGCTTCCCGCCGAACCCGGCCGTCGTCGTGAAGTTGCAGACGGTGGAGAAGCTGGTCTCCCACGGCGCGCTGGGCGAGGAGCCGCCTCACCACGTCCGCCCGTTCGGCCTCTACCTGCTCGCCCGCGTGTTCTACCCGACGGAGTTCAAGGAGCTGCTGGAGGAGGCGGAGGCCGCCGGCGTCTACGGCGAGGTCGCGCCGGACTTCCACGAGAGGGTGTACGCGGAGTTACGCCTCGTGGTCGCCGCCAAGCAGGGGGCTTGCCCGCCGGACGACTACGGGGTAGATGTCATCGTCATCGACTAACACCGTGGCGTTAGGCCACAAGGAGGCACATTGGATCCATTGCACACCGACGAGCGCGGATGGACGCTCTACCACGCCGACTACCGCGACACCCTCGGGGCTGTCGCTGCGTCCGGCGGCGCTGACCTCATCGCCTTCAGCCCGCCCTATTGTGACGCACGCTCCTACGGGATGAGCGTCTCGTGGTGCATGGCCGATTACGCTTCACTCGGTGATGCGGTATTCGCCGCGCTCAAGCCCGGAGGTCACGCGCTGGTCAACGTCGACGCGCCGGTGCGGGAGTGGCGGCCGGGCTTCGGCACGGAGCGCGGCTTTCACCCGTGGCGCCTGATGCTCGACTGGGCCGAGCGCATCGGCTTCCGAGTGCCCGACAGGCTGGCGTTCGAGCGTTTGGGCAGTCCTGGCGCCTATAGCGGTCGCTTCCGAAACGACTGGGAACCTTTGATCTGGTTCCAGCGCCCAGGTGCGAAGGGGTTCTTCGATCGCTGGCCTCTCGCGGAAGATGCTGTCGGTGGCGCGTACGCGGGAAAGAGCGCGAAAGCGCGGAAGGTTGACGGCAGCCAGAACGTACGAGAGGCGTCGGGGCGCGCAGCCGAAGAAGGAAAGAAGCATCGCGGCACTGTGTGGCACGTCGGACGCGGCCATTCCGGCGCGCCTGACATCGAGGCTGCCGGGCACCCCGCTCGGTGGCCATACAAGCTCGCCTCCGACATTGTGCTGTGCTTCTCAACTCCTGGTGCGCTTGTCTGCGATCCCTTCGTCGGTGCGGGGACTACTGCGGCGGCCGCGCTGGCGCATGGGCGACGCTTCGTCGGCGGCGACCTCGGGCTTCGGCAGACCGACGGCGTGCCGTGGGTAACCGTGGCCGACCGGTTGATGCGGCAAAGGCTCGCCTGATTTACGCCTCCCAGTAGACCCGCTCGCCGCGGCGGTAGTGCTTCACCCGGATGTCGTTCGCGGTGAAGTGCTTGTCGCTGAGCGTGAAGTAGTTGTTCGGCAGCAGCGCGAAGCGGCCGCTGTCGAGCGCGACCAGGCTGAGCGGCTTGTGCTCCTGTGGGTAGCGCGAGAACCCGTCCGACCAGTCGACCCCGATCCCGGTGTGCCTGAGCGGGACCGCGACGGTGCCCTCACCTGACCCGTCATCAAGGCGCCGTCGCTGACGCACGCTCCCGGGCAACCCCTCCAGGTACTCGGCGTGCCAGACCTCGACGTGGGCGCCCATGCACCCCCACGGCATCAGCTCGGCGGCGTCACCGGACGCGGCCCCCTCGCGCCACGCCAGCGCGTGCACAGGAAGGCCGCTCCAGTGCGCCCCGGACTGAAGGAGGACGTGGCAGGCCAGGACCTGGCCCTCGCGGCCGTAGACGCCGTGCCAGATGCCCTGCGTGGTGCCCTCCGGCATCGCGGGGCCGAGGAAGGCGTTGTCGACGTGGACGTACAGGTGGAACGGGAGGCTGGTGTGGCGGGGCATCGACGACGATCCTCTGGTGAGGGGAGCCGTTGCCTAACCCGGCTTGACGCCCGGCGCCTCCCGCGGTAGTCGTGTGGTGTTCCTGTCCAGGAGGATCTACGTCGATGTCCCGCCGCCGAAACACCAAGTACTCGCCCGCACATGCTCCCCCGCCGCCTTCTCCAGAGGCGATCGCGGCGCAGGAGGCGCGCGTCGCTGAGATCTCGGCCGCAGCGTCCGCCGCGAAGGCGATCTACGACCGTGGTCCCCTCGCCGTCAGTGAAGGGATGTTCGAGTCGCCTCAGACGCGTGTGGATCAGGTCGCGCACTTCGCACGGTCGCGGACGTTGTTCCGCATCCCGAACTACCAGCGCGAGAGCGTGTGGACCGCCGAGCAGGCGCGGCATTACGTCTCGGACGTGTTCTGCGGCAACCGCCCTGCGGGAGTGTTCGTCTTCCGCGAGCGGTCGATCCGCTACAAGGACAACCCGAACAGCGTCCGTGTGCTCGACGTGCTGGACGGCCAGCAGCGGCTCCTGGCGATGGGCGCGCCGTGCTTCCGCGGGACGGTGGAGGACATCGCCAACCTCCGCGCTCAGCCAGTGTTCGGGCCCGCGCCGTGGTTCGACTTCGAGGCGACAGACTACGACAAGTCCTGGCGTGCGACGCCGGCAGACGCGCAGCACGATCTGTCTCGGCTCCTGGACGAGAATATTCGCGACCACACGTTCGTGCCCAGTTGCGTGCCACTGTTCTACCTCGGCCACCACGCCTGGCGGAAGGCCGTGCGCAAGGACGGCGCTGCGTCGAACGCCCCGCTGGAGATGCGCGCCGCGCACGCATCCTCCGTGGTCAGCCGCATCAACCTGCTCCTGATCGTCCTCCCGCCGTCGATGCCGCTCGACGCGCTGCGGCTCTGGTTCCGCGCCATCAACAGCGGCGGCACGCCGATGTCCGCCGAGGACCTGGAGCGCGCGTTGGCGGCCGACGGCGATTGACGGGTTGCCCGCCGTGGGCGGCCGCGTTACGGGTGATGCGAGGAGATACCTTCTACAATGAGCCGCGCCCCTTCATTCCCGACGAACGCCTGGTGGGGCGCCGACGAGCTGACGCCGGACGGCCGCGAGCCGAAAGGTCGGATCGACGCGCCCTTCCTGATCACGCAGGACCACATGCGCGACCGGAAGCCGCTACCGCTCCCAGACGAGGTGCACGCCATCGTCGGCATCGTCCGCGAGTTCATGCGCCTGGAGCGCCAGCTCTTGAACGAGTCGCCCCTCGCGCGTCCGTCCGCCGCGCTCGACCTGGTGAAGCGTGGCTACATGGTCAAGGGACCTACAGGGCGGCTGTCGCTGACGCCGCTCGGGCGGATGATCCAGTGGCGCCTCGCGCAGCTCCGTGCGTACCAGCTCGGCCAGGAGATGCAGCAGGCGCCCGCCGACGTGGAAGCGTTCATGTCCGATGATGAGGAGAATATCTAATGCGTTGCCTTGAACTCTTTGCCGGCGCCGGCGGCGCAGCCATCGGTCTGGAGCGAGCCGGGCTGACCCACGCTGCCCTCTGCGAGTGGGACCGCGCTGCATGCGCCACGCTGCGCGCTGCGGGGTTCGGCCCCGTCGTCGAGGGCGACGTGCGCGACATTGACGCCATCGCCGCCGCGGCGGGGCCCGAACCTATCGGGGCGATCTGGTCCTCTTTCCCCTGCCAAGCCTTCTCCGCCGCCGGGAAGCGCCTCGGCGCCGCCGACGAGCGCAACGGGTGGCCGTGGACGGTGGACGCGATCGACCGCTTCCGCCCGACGTGGTTCCTTGGGGAGAATGTTCGCGGGCTGTTGTCGCCTCCTGGCAATTACCTTGCGCGTGTCATCCTGCCCGACCTGCACGCCCGGTTCGCGTGCGTCGGCTGGTGGCTACTCGACGCCGCCGACTACGGCGTGCCACAGCATCGGCGGCGGGTCATCCTCTGGGCAGGCCCGCGGCCGTTGGCGATGCCGGCGCCGACGCATGGGCTGGGTCGGCCGCTGCCGTGGGTGGGTGTCAGCGCCGCTTTGAGCGTCCCTCCTGGTGCGTTCGTTCAGTCAGGTATCTGCCGCTCGGACAAAGGCGGCAGAGGCGCCCCTCGCGAAGTCACTCGTCCGAGTCCGACAGTGTCAAGTTCCTCGCGGATCTACCTCCAGCGCGATAATGTCATCCGCGCACTGACTCCAAGCGAACACGCGGTGCTTCAGGGCTTTCCTCCGTCTCATCCATTCAAGGGCACAAAGGCGCGCGTGCACCGGCAGATCGGGAACGCTGTGCCGCCTCTGCTCGCAGAGATGGTCGGGCGCGCTCTCTTGGAGGCTGATTGTGCGGTCTGACATACCTTCTATCCGCCATCGTATCCGCCAGCGCGTCGCCGATGGCCTGTACCGCGTGGCCGACGCCATCGGCGATCTCGCCGACCGCCTCGACGTGGAGGTCGACGACGAAGACGCCGATGGCGCTGAAGCCGCTGACGGCGATGCCCACGACAAGGACCCGATCGCGATCGCGCTGAAGGGTTGCGTCGAGATCCCGCACCCGTTACCGAAGGTGATGAGGGACCTCAACAAGCACTACACAGCCATGCAGATCGAAGGCTTCGTCGGCGCCTGGCGCCGGGCGAACGGGAAGATCCACATCGCCTTCGCCGCGCACGACGAGGCCCTCCTCGATCACCTCAACCGCCACCTCGGCCAAGCCATCGCAGGAATATACGAATGACCTCCGAGCGCCTCTCCCTCCTTCCCTCTGCCATCCGTGATCGCCGCCGGCTCTCCACGACGAGCACGCTGGACACGCTCCCGGACGCGAACGTGCTGGCGGCGATGCTCCGCGACGACCTCCGCGACGCGGGCCTCTTTGTCCGCGTCGGCGTGTGGCAGCCTGATGCGTCGTTGTACGGCAACTACCTGGTGCCGCCGGCGTTCGGCGGCGTCCACATCTACGCCAGTGACGCCAAGGACAGCCAGCCGGTCGCCTCCATTCTCCTCTGCACGGCCATTGTCATCGTGGTGACGCGGGCCGACAACGTGACGACCCGCATCCCGTACGCCGGCCGCGGCTGGCTCGCGGCGACGAAGGCGGCCCTCGTGGCCGAGCACGTCGTCGACGCCCTGGCGACGATCAAGCCGGCGGGTGTGTGATGGTGGACTGCCGCGCCTCGCCGGGTTAGGCTGCCCGGCAGCGGAGGTAGGCCGCCCGCCCGTGTCCGACTTCACACGCTCTGTTGCCGCCGCCGTCCGGGAGCTCGAAAGCCCGGACGGCTGGTGCCGTTGTGAAGCGGCCGTACCGGCCGAGGACCGCATCGTCGCTCGCCTCGCCGCGCTCCTCGACCAGGAGGTGACGCCAGAGCTGGACCTGAACGCGCGCCGCGTCCTGGTCCGGCTGGCCTCCTACAGGGCGCTCCTCCACGAGGACGGTGCCTGGTCAAAGTCGCGCGCCGACGCGGGGAGGCGTCGGCGGCAACGTGAAGTCGAGGTGGTGGTCGTCAGGCGAAGAAGGTAGAGGCGCCCCACATCTACCGCATGTAGCGCGCCTGAAGCGCGCCGACGGCGCCGAGCAGGAACAGCAGCGCCTCGCCGAAGGGCGCGGGGCAGACCGTCCGCGTGAGCGTCTCCCCGGTGCGCGCCAGGTCCTTCGGCGCCCACTCCAAGGGCAACGGCACCTCGGAGTGCAGCAGTTGCCTCCCGAGCGTGTCCGCGTGGTGGGTGAAGTGGACGCGGCCAACGGGCGCGCGGCCCGCCGCCGACTGCCAGGTGATGGACACAGACAACGGCCAGTCGCCGTCGTCGTCGGGGTCGGTCGTGGCGACGTTCTCGCGGAACCAGTAGGCGATCAACTCGACCAACTGGCCGGTCGTGAGCCACAGCGTCGTGTGGTCGAGGTAGTCGTGCGCCTTGACCTCGCCATCCTCGTCCGCCAGATCCACCCGCAGGAGCGTCTGCGCGAGGGTGCTGTCGGGCGCACACGACAGCCGGGCGAGGTTGCCGTCGTCGCAGCCGACCACAATCAGCACGCAGTCAGGCACGGCGAAGCAGTCGCTGGCCTCGTACCGGACGGTGACTTCGATGACGCGCGGCATGTTCAGGCCCCCACGCGGGTGACGTGGCGACGAAGGGCCGTCGCGGCCGAGAACTTGATGTTGGCGCCGACGGTCGAGCCTTCGTCGGCGTCGACGAGGATGCGCGCGGCGCGCTGGAAGGTGCCGAAGCCGCGGAAGGTGACCGCCGCCTCGGCGATGTCCGGCTTCTGGAGTTGGGTCGAGATGATGCCGTGCTCGGGGTCGAACAGCGCCTCGACGATCTCGCTCGCGGCCGCGAGGTTGAGGTCGGGGATCCGCTCGGTCAGGAGGCGTGCGACGTCGCGCGCCATCAGGGACGTCGCGCCGGGGAGGCTGCTCATGTGGGGGTGTCCTGGATCTGGAGGCTGTGGACGCGGACGCCGATGGGCAGCAGGCGCGCGTCGTCCAGACGCACGCCCGGCTGCTCGGACTGGATGATATAGATGCGCAGGTCCTGGTCGACCTCGCCGACGCACCAGATACCGCGCCGGGTGAACTGCCAGTGGCTCACCGCGCGGCGCATCCCGAACGTGCCGGGCGAGATGCCGAGCACGTCGCGGTGCTCGTCCTGGATCTGCGGGTCGTAGCAGTTCGCGTCGACGAAGCCGATCGGGGAGACGAAGTACCGCAGCGCACGCGCCGTCTTCGGGTGGCGGATCAGGTCGTACATCGTCCAGGTCGCGTACGGCAAGAGCGCCTTGCGGATGTCGTCCTCCGTGAGGAGGCGCCCGTCGACGACCAGCTTCAGCAGGTCCTCCGGGACCTCGTGGTCGACCGGGATCAGGCGCTTGCGAGACGGCTGCATCTGGCTTCCGTGTCTGTGGGGCACGCCTCCGCTATCCCGCGTCGTCCTCGGCGTCAAGCGCCTGGATGTTCCGCTTGAAGTCGTTCATCAGGTGACCACCTTGGCGAGCAGGTCGATCATCTCGTTGAGCGACACGCGCTTCGCGGGCAGCGAGTTGTCGGCGAGGATGGCGTCGATGTCGTCGGCGACCCCGTAGGCGCTGTCGAACGCGCCGCACGCGATCGTCTTGCGCAGTTCGATCAGGGCACGATGCACGTCGAACAGCGTGGACAGGGCGACTACGCCCGCCTTGTCGAGCTGCCGCGCCTTGTCCGCCTTGGCGCCCTCCTCGTCGGCCATCCGCCAGACGTCGAGGAGCGCGTGCACGAGGGCGCGGCCGACGGTGGTGCCGTAGTACTCCTTTGGCGCGCGGTTGTAGGGGCGCACCAGGAACAGGTAGAGCCCCGCGCCGTCCACGGGAAACACGCCGTCGACATCACGGGCGTGCGTTTCCAGGTGGCGCATCAGCGTGCAGTTGGCGTCGTAGCGGGCATAGTCCGCATCACGCATGTCCACCTGGTCGAGCGTCAGGGCGTCACCGCCCCAGCGCACGTCGGCGTTCAGCCGGTCGAGGTGCGCGTCCATGTCGGCCTCGAAGGCGGCGACGTCATCGGCGATGGTGCCCATCAGGCACCGCCCTTAGCGGAGGTGCAGCCGCGCCAGGTGGCCTCGACGTGGGCGTCACCGTCCGCGTCGGTGTAGGCGTGCGTCTCGTAGAGGTGCTTGCCGTCCCACGCCGCGAGCTGGTAGGTGCACTCGGCGTCGCTGGGGGCCAGCGTGTTCGCGTCTTCGCTGTACTCGAAGACGCAGTTCGCGAACACCTCGATGACGACGCCGTTGGCCGTGGCGAGCTGCTCGTTGTCGTCGTCATCCCAGGAGACGTGATCCGCGATGGCGGCGCAGATGGCGTCGACGGCGGCCTGCGCGGTGAGGCCGCTGAAGCCGCCCACCTCGTCGAAAGCGTCGCACCAGGCGAAGAACATGTCGTCAGTGACGTAGGTACGGGGCATCGAGGGGCTCCTGGTCGTTTGAGGTTACTCCACACACGTATCCGGATCGCCCGCCGCCGTCAACGCCTCGCCAGCAAAGAACAAGGGCCGGAGGCGTCGCCACCTCCAGCCCTGTCACAAGCGCGCCCCGAGAGCTACAGCTCCAGGCAGTTGCCGAGCGTGACCTCGTAGCTGTCGACGTTCCAGCCGCCGTCGAGGCCGCCGTCCCACCGCTGGCGCGCGCCGAAGCAGAGCGGGCCCTCGCCGCCGACGTCGACCGGTACGGTGACGTGCAGCCAGACCGAGCCGTCGACCAGCGAGTTCGGGAGCGGCTGCGTGTCGTAGGGGTCGCCGACCTCGCCGTACTCGACGTTCCAGATGTCGAGCGGGCGGTAGCCGCCGAGCGGGCCGGTGCCCTCCTCGCCGACGCCGCCGTCGGGGTCGCCCATCGGCCCCTCCTCGGGCATGTACTCCAGCAGCTCCTCCGCGGTCAGCGGGTCGCACTCCTCGGACCAGACCTCCAGGTCGAGGTCGGGGTCGCACTCCCCGAGCGGGTCGCTCGCGTCGCCGGACGCCCACCGCTCGACGTAGCGGTCCATCGGCGCGATGCTGATCATGCCGGGCTGGATGTTCTCGCCGTAGGGGTCGGCGAGGTAGTCCCACGGCGTCACCAGCAGGACCGCGGCCGGCCAGGCCACCTTGCCGCCGTGGAGCGCCATCCGCTCCATCCACGCCTTCGCGGCGGGCATGGAGGTGGCGGTGATCATCCGCGAGACGATGTGCTGGAGGGGCGACCGCAGGGCGGCCGGCGCGCGGCGGATCACCATGTTCATCTCGGTGATCGCCATCGTGGCGCCGACGACGCGACCTTCCTTGAGGGCCTCCAGCGCCTTGCAGAAGATGGAGGACGTCTGTCCCGCCAGGCGGGCCAGCTCGGCCTCCTCGGCGGGCGTGATGGCGTGGGCGTCGCGCGGGACGATGGCTGCCGCGGTGAGGGTGATGGCGAGGGCCAGGGAGGGGATGATGGAACGCATGGGTGAGTACGTCTCCGGTTGGGTGTTCTACTGAGCCTGTTGGTCGCCCGACGTCCGGGCGGGTGCATCGTAGCCGGGCGGCTGTCAGCCGTCAACGGTCGATCAGGTCATCTCGACGCGGGGGTCGAAGGCGGCGTTCCACACGCGCATGAGCGCCCGCGCGAGTGCGACGCCCTCGATCGGGTGCCTGCTCAGCAGCTCGCCGGCATCGCCGAGGGCGTCGCGCACGATGAACGCGCGGAACTCGCCGTCCTCGAACACAGGCAGGCAGACGTACCGCGGGCTCGCGCGGCGGAGCATCGCGGCGACGTGTCCCGTCGAGGCGGGGCAGAGCAGATCGGGGTAGGTGCCGGGCTTGACCCATCCGCCTCGGCCGTTGACGTGGAGCGCGTGGGCGAGTTCGACGCCAACGTACATGCAGTGGATGCGCACCTGCTCGCGTAGCACCTCCAGCGCGCCGTCGCGGGTGTCCGCCGCATCTGCGCCGCTCACGGCGATCTCTCCAACGGACGCAGCCCATCGCCCGCGGCCGTCCTCCCACACGTCGATGAAGGGCGGGTCGGTGTCATCCGTGCGTACATCATCCATCAGTCCCTCCACTGAGCCGTCTGGAAGATGCCTGCCACGTAGTCACCCGCGGGCGCGAGGTCACCGACCTGGTGAAGCCCGTACTTGGCGAACTCGGTGAGAACCCGCGGCATGTTGTGCTTCGGCGCGATCAACGCGACGCGCCACTGATCGACCGCCTTGTGGGTGACGCTGCACGAGAACGCCAGTTCCTTGCTGAGGTCTTCGATGGCGTCGTGCAGGTTCCCGAACGACATCAGGCACCCCGCTTGGCGAGCTGGGCGCGGAGCCTGGCGACCTCGGCCTCCAACTCGGTCACGCGGTTGATGGAGGCGACGGACCAGACGCGCTCCTGCCGCGCGTCGTTGTCGACGAGGCGCTGCTTCAGGTCGAGCCAGGACGACTTGCGGTCGCCCGAGTTCGTCGGGAGGTCACGCTTGCGGCAGATCGCCGCCAGTTCCAGCCAGTTCATGCCATCGTAGATGCTTTCCATCACAGTACCTCAGTCCTTGTCGATGTTGTAGACGGTCTCGGTCGTCACGGTGTAGCTGGTGACCGACTTGTCGGGCGCGAGCACCCACACGCGGACCGCCTCGGCTTCGTACATGCCGACGAGGTAGTCCTGCGCGGCCTGGAGGGCCAGGTCCTGGACGCTCTGGCCGGAGGCGCGGTGCTCGCGCTCGCCGAGCCGGCAGATGTCCACCCCGTCGAGGGTGCAGGCGGTGTTGTCGGTCACGAAGATGAAGTAGGTGTTGTCCGTGATCATGGCGTTCCAGGGCTCCTTCTCGGTTGTTGCAGGGCGGCGGCTTTGTTGTTCACGCCGGCCGCCTGCCACAGCAGTAACCGGGCGGCGCCCCAGGCGTCAAGGTTCCTTCGCGATCCCAGCCAACTTCGCGTCCAGCGCGACCTTCCCGTGCATCCGCGCGCGGATGAGGAGAACGCCCTCCGGCAGCGTCGGCGTCCGCGCCACCTGCTCGTGGAGGGACGCGAGCTGATGCGCCAGGAGACGCAGGCGGTAGTGCGTCTCCTTGATCCAGTGGTAGGTGGACAGCAGCGTCAGGTAGATAGCAAGGCGGATGAACAGCATCAACCATCCATGCGCTTGCGGGCGCGGTTGTAGGCAGCGGTCACCTTGGCCTCGAAGGTGCCACGGCCGATGACGATGGGGCTGCGGATGGCGACGTTGCTCCGCGCGTACTTGGCGATGTACGTCGCGAGCACGTTGGCGTCGTCAATGGCCTGCACGGCACGCTCACGCCACAGGTCGCGCTCGCGGGCGAGGAAAGCCACCTCATCCTGCAAGCGCCGCACGTCGGCGTCCGTAGGGGACACGCCGATCACGCCCGGGATCGCGCCCAGGTCGGCCATCACGGGCCGGTTGTGATCGACGGCGCCGAGGTCGCGCACCTGGTCACGGCCGATGGCGACACTCACTTGTCACCTCCGGCGATCAGCGCCTCAAGCTCGGCGACACGAGCCTCCAGCGCGCGGACCTGCGCCGCACGCTCGCGTGCGAGGTTGAGGTAGGTCACCGCGTCGTCGCGCGCGGCCGCCTGGGCGCGGATGGCCTTGGCGAGGCGCCGGTGCAGACGAGCGACTTCGAGCAGTTCTTCCACGGTCATCGGGCTCTCCTGTGTGAGCGGCGTTGAGTGCCGCGACCACGCCAACGACGTAGCAAGGTGCCCGCCAGCCGTCAAGCAGCCCAGCTCGTCCAGGTGCGGTAGCCACATACCAACGCCGTCAGGTGGTCCTCCATCAGTATGTTTACCACCCCCTCCGCTGCTCTTTGGCCGGAAAGAGTCAACGCGCCACTACGCACGCCGCTACGCATTACACGCCGCCCGCCGTACGCGCGAGTACGGTGAACACGCCAGCCGCTACAAACCGCAACACGGCCAAAGAAGGCTGGGCAGCGGCGAAAGTTGACAGGTGGGCGCAGGATACCGCTCATGTTCTGCGAGAATGCGTCAGGGGTCTATCGTAGGGTATATAATCGAAATCGCCGAGAACGTGGTAACGAGCGGCGATCTCACCGCCGGGGGTGATCCACTATCCTCCTAAGATCCTATAGACCCGTGCGCCCTGGATCGCGTCCGGCGTGGACCCCGTAGGGCGGGAGCCGGGAGGCTACCGGGCTATGACCTGGCCGGCTGGGTCATGTGCAAGCGGTAGAAGGGGCGGCTGAGACATAGGACATGAAGTCAACTGGTGCAAGGGGTGTAAGTCAGAAGAAGGGGTCGGGGTGGTGCGCGGCAGCGCACCGGGGGGCGCGACCGGGGGGCCTGGTGGCGGCGCGGCAGGCGGCGGGCGCGCTTGTGGGTGGGGTGCGGGGTTGTGCGGGGGGCGCCCGCTACCCGGCGGGGGGTGCGCGCTTCCCCTCCCGTCAGGCGGTGTGGCGCGTGGTAGACCGTGCCCCGTCTCACCCACGGTCGGCGGGCGCGCGGCGGCGGCCCGGACCCGCGGGGTCCTACGCTGCTCACCCCGTGAGGGACCGCGGGGCAGGGCAGGGGAAGAAGGGGTCAGGGTCGGCGGCGGGCGGGCGGGCGGGCGCCCCGGGCCCCGGGCCTGCGGGCGGACGTGGCCCGTGCTCGCACGCTACGGGCCCCAGGAGGCGCGTTGCCCCGGCGGGCGGGCCAGCGGTCGGGCCCCGGCGGGCGGCGCCTGGAAAGGGGCTTCCCGTGCAAGCGCGGGCGTCGGTGGTAGCCCCTACGTCAGACGGCTACCCGGAACGCGAGAAAGCCCCGACGGGCGGACCGTCGGGGCAGGCGGGGCAGGCGAGGTCAGGCGGGCGCGCGGCGGGCGGGCGGGCGGGCGGGCGCCCGCGGCGGCTACGGGCGACGGGCGGCGGGCGACGGGCCCGGGGTCTCAGCAACCCACGTCAGGAGGGCCAGCCCGACAAGCGCGGCGGCGCCAGCGCCCGACCCTGCGAGGGCGAACCACGGGATCGCGATCGCAAGGGCCAGCGTGCACGCTGCCCCGACGGCGGGCCCGGCGGCATCGGCCATCGTCGCGCCCGCGGCATCGGCCCAGCGCCCGAAGGCGCGGCGGGCCAGCGCCAGCGCCCCGACGACACCCCCCGCGGCGGCCCCGGCGGTCCGGGCGGCGGCCCCGATCGCCTTGCGGGGCGTGGTCCGGGCGGACGCGATCACGCGCTGACCGCGGGCCCCGTTCGGGCGGCGGCGGGAGATGACGATCGCGCACTCGATGTCAGCGCAGACGGTCCAGAGCCCGACGACGGCGGCAACCGCGAGGGCCAGCGGCGCCAGCGCGAGACAGGCGAGGGAGGCGAGGGTCAAGGCGAGGGCGGCGGGGACGAGCAGCATTGTAGGCACTCCAAGTTGAGGGGCGGCGGCGCGCCCCGGGGGAACACTCGCCACGTAATGCGGCATCGGATCCGGGCAAGGCGAGATTAGCGCACAAGCGACGGAAAGTTGAAAGCGTCGGGCGGGCGGGCGCTTTCGACGATCGGCGGGCGGAGTGTTCACCGCTTTCACCGTTATATCTGTAGGGCCCGACGGCGGGCGGCGGGTGGTCCTCGAGAAGCTCGAGCCTATCGGCATTCTCGAGAATGGGATCCTCGAGCGGCGCGCGGCTGGGCTCGAGCGGCGGCGGGGTCAGCTCGCGAGCGGGTCAGCTCGACAGACGGGCGGGCGGAACTCGACACTCGACACGGGCGGGCGGGCTCGACACTCGGATCGCCCCCAAGTACTGCGACCAGGTTGTGTACCTGTATCTTATGCTGCAACGCAGCATGACCATAAACGATGGATCACCTTGCTCTATGGATCGCGCTGATCGGCATTCTCGACAATCGAGGGTCGGCCCTATGCTGCAACGCAGCATGACGGGCCAGGTCCTATGCTGCACCGCAGCATGACGGCTGGAAGGTCGAGAACGTCGGCCCTATGCGGATCGTAGCGGTTTCTATCGCTTGCCTACAAATATCTGCCCCGCTCCCCTTGGCGGCGGCGAGCGCCCGCCATATGATGTCTGTGCCACCCAGCGGCGCGCCCGACGCGCCCGCTCCCCTCCCCTCCCCTCCCCCTCCGGAGTGTGCCCCATGACCGATCCCGCGCTTGACCCCCGCTGCTCCTCCTGGACCTTCAATGCGGACGGTACGCTGACCGTCCGGGCCCCCGCGGGGCAGGAGCGCCCCATTCGGGCCCTCATGGCGGCTATGGGCTACGTCTGCCCCATCGTGGAAGACATGCCCGATGGTAGCGTGCTCATGCACGATTCCCGCGCGATTGTCGAGATCTTCAATGACTGGCCCGTCAGCGGCCGCCGGTGCGACCCCGACCCCGAGGCCCCCGGCGGGCCGTGGTATGACGGCCCGGATCGCTGCGTGGTCGACGTGCTCAACCGCTACTGACCTGCCCGCCCCCTTGCGGGGGCCCCGCGTTTGCCCTATCGGTATGCGTACTGGTAGGGCATACCCGGCGCCCCGGCCCGGATTGTGCGTTTCACCTATTGGAGTGTTCCCGATGTCCCGTCGAACGATGGTTGAGATTGTTGATTGCTACGAGGATCCCGCGCTTGCTGCGGGGCGCGCGTGGCTTGAGGCCCGCCGGGAAGCGGATCGCCTCAGCGCGATCGCGCGGCATACCCCGTCCTATGCGGACCGGGCCCGCCGGGCCCGTGAGGATGTCGCCTTGCTTGAGGCCCTCATCCACCAGAAGTACGGTACCCCGTAGCCCGCCCCCTTGCGGGGCCCCGCGCTTGACGGATCGGCGTCGTGTCGATCCGTCAACCCCGGCGCCCCGGCCCGGATTGTGCGTTTGCTTTCAACCTGTATGGAGTGTTCCCTATGTCCACCGACACCCGTTACCGCGTCCTCTGCGCCGATGTCTCCCCCCTCGACCACGGCGGTACGTTCTACCGCGGCAACCTGACCGATGGGTTTGACGTGTTTGAAGTACAGCCCGTCGTCGCCTTTGTGGGCGAAGACGAGGCGGCCGATGTCGGTTTCCCCTTCTGGAGCCGTGAGTCCTTCCACGATCGGGAGGACATCGCCGCTACCCTGTCCGATCGGCTCACTCTCGGGTACGTCGGCGCCGATCGGCTGCTCGGTCGCGATGTCGACAGCCTGACGGACGCTGAGATCCTTGAGGTTGTGTACGCTCGCCATGCGGTCGGCTGCGGTACCGACGAGGGCCCCGCGGGGTGGAGCGCGGATCTCCCCCTTGAGGATCTCGGGATCGATCCCGCTGACGGCGCGGCGGCCGATGATGACTTTCGGCGCGATGTCCTCGGGGAAGACGACGACACCGACGACGACACCGACGACGGCGAATAGCAGCCCCGCCCCCGCCCACCGTCGGCGGGTCGCCCCGATGACACCGGCTTAGCCGCTGGTGTCATCCGGCCGGCTCACCCTGAACGGTTGTTCATGGCCCGGATCCGTCAGTCAACCTGGCGCCGTTGCGCGCCTATGCCCGGAGTGTTCCCTATGTCCGATGTCAAGCCGCCCCGCCTCCCCCCGATCGATACCCTCGCCCGCATCGTGGCCGATGTCCGGCGGGATCTCTACCGCTACGACGCTGACGACGTGCCCTATATCCAAGTCACGATCGGGATCGACGGCCGCGGCGGGTGGGGCTACCAGACGGGCGATAACTCGTATTCCGGCGCGGCCTACCACTACCCGTACTGGGGTGTCGCCGAAGTCTACCGCCGGCGCGACGTGCGCGAGACCGCGCGAGACGTGGCCCGTCAGCTCCGCAACGATGCCGCAGAAGCGTACTGGGCCAGCGAACCCTACGCCCCCCGCGAGTAAGCCCCCGCTGGCGCCCGCCGTCCCCTCCCGTTCCCCTCTCAACCCGCCCGCCCCGGCGCCGTCAGCCGGCGGGCCCCTCAATACGGAGTGTTTCCTATGCCCTACCGCCCCGCGCCGTTCACCGGCTACCGCAAGGCCCTCTATGTCTATGTCCGCACGACGTTCAATGGCGCGCCCGCCGTCGTCTGGGGCGGCTACCCGCCCGCCGGCGCGGGCGTGGCGAGCGTCAACGTCCCCGACCCCGCCCGCTGGACCGGCAAGCGGCGGGTCAACGTCCCCTATCTGGGGCTGCCCCTCAAGCTACAGGCGCTGTTCATCGGCCGGATCGTCTGGGCCCGCGCGCTTCACCGGCGCCGGCACGCCCTCCCCTGTCTGTCCTGCTACAACCCCGGCCCCGCGCCCCGCCCGCGTGACAGCCGGGGCCGGTTCGCCCCGCTCCCCGACGCGCCGCCCGTGGCCTACTGGCAACCGCCCCGCCCGTGGAACGGGTAGCCCCGCCCGGTAGCTTCCCCGCCCCGTCGGGGCGCCCCGCCGGTACCACGGCTGACCCGCCGATCGTGGTACCCGCCGGCCGCTGGCCCGATGTCTCTCCCTCAACCCCCGGCGCCGCCGCGCGCCTCCCTCAGGAGCGTTCCATGCGCAACCGCCCCGCCCATTCGGGCTTGCACGTTCTCGACTACTACAACCCCGCCCGGACCACGGCCGACCCCGACGGCTGGCGCGACCGCGAGACCGCCCGCGGCCGCCGCGCCCGCCGCCGCGGGTACGCCCGCGCGGAGCGGATCGATCGCGCCCTCGCCGCCGCCGACGCGGCCGCCGGGGGTGCCCGGTGAGCGCCCGTGTAACCGTCGGCGGCCCCTCCCCCGCCGCGCCCCCCGAGCTGGGGCCCTACGCCCAGCGGATCGCCGTCATCCGCCCGCTGCTCACCGGGGAGCGCGCCGAGGTCTGGACCTATGGCGGCGACGGGATCGCGATCGTCAGCGTCGACAAGCCGCGCGGCCGGTCCGCCGGTGGGCGCGTGGTCTTCGCCGCCACCGGCTACCCGCAGAGCGTCAGGCGCTTCGGCGACATTGGGATCGCGGGTAACGTGTTTGACTATGGTCTTTACTGGGCCGACGAGTCCGCCGATCTCGCGGCCGCCGAGGATGTCACGATCGATCGCGCGTGGTGGGGCTCTGCCCTCGCCGACGCGGCCGCCGGCGCCGTATTCGCTGCGGCTGAGCGCGCCGGCCGGTAGCTGCCCCGGCACGGGGGAAAGATTAGAAATATCTCCCCCGGCCCTTGACCCCCTCCCCTCAGTCAGATATAAGAGTGTATCACCCGGCGGGCAGACAACCCCCCGCCGCTTCCCCTCCCCGGAGTGTGTCATCATGGCGTTCCCTTCCGTAAAGACCCTTACCACGCGCCTCCCCCTGTCCGCCGATCAGGCCGCCGAGCTTCGGAAACTCGCCGCCGACGGGCGCAAGCCCGGGGTCATCCTCGCCGCCGCCGATCGGATGCTCGGCGCGCATGGTGTGGAGCGTATCGTGCCCGACCGGGCCATGAATGACCCGTGGTGCGCGGACCGTGGGATCCGCTACGTCAACCGCGGCGATAGCTACGATGACACCCTGATCCACGACACCCGCCGGGATACGTGGCGCGTCTGTAGCTGGGCGGGCATCATCGAGGCGCAGCCCGCCCGGTTCAACGGCGCCGGCTTCTAACGCTGTAGCTGGCTCCCTCCCCCGCCGGGCGCGGTCCGCCCGGCCTGTCCCTGTAACTCTGTCCCTATGGTGACCTATGGTGATCTTCATTGTCGCGCGTGAGTACTTCCGTTCCGCCGGGCACACTGTCCAGGGCATCACTTGGGCGGCCTACCTTGACGGTGAGCGCGTCGGCGGCGGCTACCTGCCCCCCGACGCGGTGAGCGGGAACCACGCTGCGCGGTATCGCGTCAATCAGGCGGCCGTGGCGGCCGGTCTCGGCGACATCGCCGCCGCAGCGTGCGAGATCGTGCGCGTCCCCGTCAACCGGTTGCGCGACGCTTAGGCCCCTCCGTCTCAACGTCCACACTTGGAGTACGCATCATGCCCCGCCCCCGTCTCGTGCCCGCCCACGCCCTCCGCGCCGCCGTCCCCGGCGCGGCGCTCCCCGAATGGGCCCGCCGCCACAACCGCGCCGTGTTCGATCCGCAGGGCTTCGAGCTGCCGATCGTGTTGCTCTGGCGCGCGATCGTGTCGGCCCCCGACCTGCCCGTCAGCCGGCAGACGGCAACCACGATCCGCGCGCGCTACGCCGCCGAGCACCGGCACCGCTACGGCTCCCCCGTCACCGATGATTGCGTCATCGGGGAGGCGCTGGCCGCCGCCCTCGCCCCGGACGGCACCGCCGCCGAGCGGCTCAACGCCGCCGCCGACCTGCTCAACGGGGAGATCGGCCGCCTCGACGGCGGTACCCTGTCCGGCCTGCTCGTGGCCGCCGCGGCCCGCGCGGGCGTGACCCTGTAGCAGGGCCGCCCGACGGCGAACGGCGCCCGCCGACAACGGCGCCGGCATCGAGTGCATTAGCCGTGGCAGTACGGGTAACCCGCATGGGGCGGGTGACCTGGCCGCCTATGGCTACACGCCCGACCCTTCCGGCTGCAATGATGCCGGACAGCGCCCCGGGGAATGGGGAGACAGGGAACGCACAATGTCTGACCGTAGCAGCACCACGCTCACCCGTCAGGGTTTCCACGTCACCATCATGGCGGAGGTTGACCCCTTCGCCTGCGCCGTGTCCGAACTGGCCGACCGGGGGCACGTCGTCCAGACGTGGCAGGGCCCGTATCACGGGTGGGCGACCTTCACCCCCGGCCAGCCGCGCCGGGACGATCGGGGCGTGACCCACAACCGCCCGCCCCGCCCCTCCTCGTGCGGGGGGAACTGGCGCGTCGTCAAGGCCGCCGGCCCGTCTCAGGGTGACAGCTACCGGATCTGGTACAACGCCGACGAGATCCCCGCCGACGAGCGCGCCGCCTTCGCCGACAACGCGGCGGCCATGATGAACGGTACGGTGTCCGCCTATGGGCTGACCGTCGAGATCCGCGCGACGCCCGGCGGCTCGGTACTCGCGGAGTCGGCCCTGTTCGGGTTCTGGATCGAGTACCGCCCCGACGGTGCCACCCTCATTCAGGAGGCCGACGGCGCCGGCATGATCGACGAGGCGATCCACAAGGCCCGCCGCAACGCAGCCGCCGCCGTCACCCGCCTGCGCGCCGAGGCCGACACGATCGCCGCGGCCATGCGCCGGGACGCCGACGCGATCGCCGCGGTCTGCGCGGGCGTGTAGCCCCTCGGGGCGGGTGCCCCTTCTTCGCGCCCGTCCCCGGCCGGCCTCGTCGCACGTCGATCCGGCCGGACGGCGGGCGCTGTCTGACCCCCTCTCCCCTTGCCTGCTGCCCTCCTCCCCTCCCGCAAACACTACAGGTACGCACAATGACCGCCGCCGCTGACCGTCAGCCCGACTTCGCGATCGTCCTCGCCCCCGCCGAGAGCGCAGACGGCTGGCCCGTCCCGCCGCCCGGCCTCGTCGGCGTGAGGCCCGTTCTGGCGGTCGACCGCCGCGGGTGCTTCCGGTGGTGCTCGCCCGAAGTCCTGACCGCCGCTGAAGTCGTGGCCTATCTCCCGGTCATGGGCGAGGGCTCCACCGCCGAGCAGAGGAAGGCCGCCGCTGAATACCTGCTCCGGGCGGTGTCGGGTCTCCACCCGGACCGGGAGGGGATCGATATGGCGATCCCCGCGGATCGCGTCGTCGCCGAGCGCCGCAAGGGAACGCACGACATCGCCGCCTTCACCCCGGCGTACCCCGTGCTGCTCAACCGCTGGCGCCCCTACGGCGCGCGCCCCTCGTGGCCCGCCGTCCGCCGATGGGGTCGCGGTCCCCGGACCTACGCGCGCCTGCTCAAGCTGGCCGCCGCTGTCTGACGTAGCTCTCAACGGCGCCGGCCGGTCTGACGGTCGGCGGCCCTCCCCTCCCCTGTCTGCTCCCCGCTCAACGACCGCCGTCGCGGCCGAAGGATCCCGCCATGTCTGAGCCTGAGATCATCATCGTCGCGGGCCTCGGCCTGAAGGCCGTGCACGCCCGCAGCACCACACGCGATGGGCGGCCCCGCGTCGAGTACGCGCCCCACGGCCACCCCATCGCCGCGCCCGTCGCGGGGTGCTGGGCGTACACCGCGAGTACCCGCACGCTCACCCCCGACGAGGCGCGCGAGGCGATCGCGTTCGAGCGCGCGCAGGCGATCCCTCGTGGTGTGGGTTGCGCCGACCCCTCGTGCTGGTGCCGCGGCATCGTGCCTTAGTCTCTCCCCTCCCCCTCCCGCCGCCGGGAGGGTGCAACCCGCCGACGGTCGGCGGCGCGCCGAAGCGTACCCCGGTCGCGCCGTGTCTGAAGTCGTCGGCGGCTTTCACCCTGTCGGGATTGTCCCTCACAATGTCAGGAGCTGCCATGTCCGCCGATGTCCTGCCCGAAGTCGCCGCTGCAATCGTTTGTTTGTCCCGCGCCGCCGGGATCGCGCGCCCGCCCGTCACCTTCCGCCCCGTGCCGGGGCTGCCCCTCGTCGTCTTCGATCTGACGGCCGCCGCCTTTCCCGTCGATCGTCGCGAATGGTACGCGGTCCCCGTCAACGATGCCGCCGCCGTCGCCGCGTGGGTTGAGGCGGGGACGCTGACGCCGGACGAGATCGCGAGCGCCTTGTGCGAGTACCACGTACAGGGCGAGGCCGCCGAGCAGGCCGCCGTCGCACTTGGTATGGTGATCTTCCATCTCGACGAGGGTACCGCCGAAACGCTCACCGCCCACCCCTGCGCCGCTGCCCTCGCCGCCGCGTGCGAGGCGGGCCGTCTGCTTGGATGGATCGCGGACGGCTACGCGCTGGGCGTCACCGTCCCCGCCGAGCACCCCGACGCGGCGCGGGAGATCTTGGCCCCGCTCGGCTACGTCCTGCGCGCCGAGCGCCCCGCCGAATGGTGTCCCGCTGGCACCACCCGGCAGTCGTGGATCTTCGGATACTGACTCAGACGTTTCGATCCCTCGCCTCACCCTGTCAGGAGCTACCATGCCCGCCGACGCCCTTTCCATCGTGGTCCGCCTCACCGCCGCCGCTCTCCAGTACGGTGAGCGGATCGCCTTCCGCGCCGTCGTCCTGCCGTTGCTTGACGGCACCTTCATCCTCGCCACGTTCGACCGGCGGACCGTGGCGCTCACCCTCGCCGACGCCGAGCAGGCGGCCCTTGCCGCCGAGGGTGACGGCGCATGGCAGGACATCCCCGACGCCGAGCGTGACCCGGACAGCCTCCCGCTGGACAGCCTGCTCGGCATGGTCCGCGCCTCCGCCGTGGCCGACTGGGACGTGCTTTCGCGCGTGGCCGTGGCCGCCGGTCGTGCGCTCGTTATCCCCGGCGCGCTGGTCGGCGCGGATGACTGGGCCCACCCGTGCTGGCCCGACCTGCGCGCGCTGCTCGTCGACGCGGTGACGGTGGAGACGCCGAGCGGGTACACCTACGCCACCCCCGGAACGCCGGTCGCCGACAAGCCGATCGCCAGCGTCAGCGCGTGCGACGAGGGCGGCGTCGACATCTGGCACACCGTCGCCGGCAAGGCCGCCGTCGTCCGCATCATGGCGCTGCGCGGCTACGCGCCCTGCTACGAGCACGCGCCCGCCTCCCGCGCGGACGGTCTGATCATGACCGCGTGGCGCTGGATCGGCTGAAGAATAACAGCACAATCTCCCTTGCCGGTCGGCGGTGAGGGAGATACAAGAATGGAAACCCCGCCCCCACCGCCGGCGCTGGAGATACGATGCTCACCATTGACGACTACCGCCGCACCGTCGGCTTCATCGCAGGAAACCTGCGGCATATCTGCCGCGGCGGTTTCATCCGCAGCACCGAGGGGTTGCGCGAGGCTGCCGAGCACGCGGTTCAGATGTCCCGCTGCTTCCACAACCCCGACAACGCGATCAAGGTCCTCGGCTTCTCCGGCAACGCGGACGCCGCCGAGGACGCGCTCGGCTGGAGCGGACTGGTCGCGGGCTGCCGCTCCTTCGACGAGCTGGTACACCGCAAGGCATACTATGCCTTGCTCGCCGATGTCGAAGCTCTGCTCGTGGACATCACCTTCGACGAGGAGGCGGCCGATGCCTCCGCGTAAGAAGAAGCCAGCGGCACCGCCGCCCGCACCTGCCCCGCCCCCCGCTGTCCAGCGGCCCGCCGCGCCGAAGCCGCCCGCCTTCATCCCGCCCTCCCCGTGGCGGCGGTTCGACCCGCTCTGCCACGTCACCCTCGGCCTCGACCGGCTGACCTTCGGGTCGGCGGCCGATGCCTCCTGGGCGGCCGAGCGGGTGGTGTCAGCGCACCCCGACCTCCCCGCCGACGTGGTGGATCTCCTCCGCACGCTGGCCGATGACATCGGCCGGTGGGATGCGGCCCTCGTCGACGCCGCCGAGGCTGTCAACGAGGCAGAGGACCGGGCGGAGAAGGCCAACGACGCTGCGGCGATCCACGCCGCCGCTTCGAGCAGCACGATCGATGAACTGAACGAGGAGATCGGTAAGCTCCGCAGCGCCGAAGACAGGTACGGTGAGCAGATTGACGACCTCGCCGAGCAGGTCGACACCCTGCGCGCCGAGCGTGACGCCGCCCGGCAGGTCCTCGCAGACATGCTTCGCCACGCCGGCCTCGTGTGAGATTATCTGGTCCAGGTACTTGCGGGTTTCGCCCGGACCAGATACAACGATGGAAACCCCGCCTGGAGTTCTCGCCATGCAGACCGACACCCCGGCCGTCCCCGCCGATGTCCTCGACCGCGCCCGCGCCCTCGCGCGTGGCAGCTACCAGCGCAGCCTCCTCGACGGCTACGCCCGCTGGTCGGGCGCCGACCTGCGCGGCGCCGCGAAGCGGTGGAGCGGGCGGTACGCCGCCTCCCGCTCCGGCCTGTTCCGCCGCCTGCGCAAGGCGGGCCTCGACGTGGCCGTGCGCTACGTCACCACGTCCAACAACCGGCAGGCCGTCGCGCTCTGCCTGGCGGGCGTGCCCGTCAGCGCGGTACCGTAGCATGGCACCCGCGTGGTACACCTCCGCCAACCTGGCGGGGCTGGCTCTGGCCGCGCTGGTCTGCGCCATCGCAAACGTCGGGCTCGGCGTCGTGCTCGGACACGGCGACGAGCACTACCCCGCCGCCGTGGTCTGCGCGGTGGTCGGGTTCTTCCTGACACTGCTCGCCAAGGCGGCGAGCAACGACGGCCTGTAGCGGGCTGCCGCGCCCCGCTGTGCTGTTCCCTTCACCTCTGGAGTCTCCAATGACCGCCGCCCCCGCCGCCTTCGACCCCTCCGCCGACAACACCCTTCCGCCTCCCCCGGAGACCATCGTGCTCGACTTCTACGTCATCGACAACATCCGCCGCCTCCCCCTCACCGTCGGCCCCAACGGTACCCCGTGCCCGACGGTGGGCTTCACGGACGATCCGCCCCAGGTCTTCCAGTCCCCCGACATCGACGGCGACCTCACCGTCCGCGTGGTCCGCCGCCACGTCGGCGCCACGGGCGACGTGGAGTGGGTCGACGTGGGCGACCCCGCCTACTCCCTCAAGGAGTTCCGCGCCATCACCGCCGGGCTGGTGTGCGACGGTGCGCTGACCCGCGCCGAGGCCGACGCGCTGGTCAACGAGGCGGCGGCGCTGATCGCCCGCCCGCAGGTGAGCGAGTGAGGCTCGCCCGCGCCCGCCGGCGGCTGACGCTACGCGGGCTGGTCGCCCTGCGGCCCACCGGGTTCGTCCGGCTGCCGATGGTGGCCGGCACCGTGCCGCGGCTGGTCCATCGGAGCAACGGGATGTTGTTCCTCGTGGTCCGCGAGGACCGCGTGTTCCCCGACATCGGCCGCTTCGGCCTGTCCATCGTCGACTACGTGCCCCGCCTCGACGGGCGGGCCAGCATCCGGCTGACCCGCCGCTGGCGCGGCTGCGCGGCCGATGGTACTGGTGTCGAGCTGCCCTTCTGATTGTGTGATGACACTCACCCCTGGAGCACTGACACCATGCCCCTCGCCCCCTACAACACGTCCCTCGACCTGCCCACCCTGTCCGGCATCCTGCCCGCCGACTTCGACCCGACCCTCTGGTCGACGCCGGAGCTGCGCGAGTACCCCGCCGACCCGACCTCGCCGGCCATCTGCGACGTGATGCTCTACTCGATCCACCTGGACACGCGCCGCTACGTCAACGTCGCCTTCGGGCGTGACCTCGCGGACATCATCGACCGGAACCCAGCGCACGCCGCCTGGATCAAGTCGGCGGTGAAGAAGTGAGCGAGTTCCTGGTGCTCACCGGCATGGCGTGCTACGTCGTGGCCGGCGTCTGGTGGTCCGAGTTCGCTCGGATCACGCTCGACCAGCGGGTCGCGCGCCGGTTGGTGTGGGCAGTCATCGTCCCCGTCATCCTCTGCAATCTTCCCTGACAGGATCCCCGCTTATGTTGACCATCGAACTCGACTACCTCGGCGTCCTCGGCAACCTCGTCGAACTGGCAGGGTCCGGTCACGTCCGCCGCGGGCGAACCTCGACCCCGTGGGTGTCATTGTCGGCGCCCATCTTCATCGACTTCTACGTCGGCGCCGGCTGCCGGCTGCCGCTCCTGACCACCAAGAAGATGCACACGCGCAGCATCCTCGCCGAGCTGGTCTGGTTCCTGCGCGGCGACACCAACGTGCGCTGGCTCCAGGCGCACGGCGTCACCATCTGGGACGAGTGGGCCGACGCCGCCGGCAACCTCGGCCCCGTCTACGGCCACCAGTGGCGGCGCTGGCGCGACGAGCGCAGCGGCACCAGCATCGACCAGGTGCAGCGCGTCATCGACGGCTGGCTTCGCGACCCCTACGACCGCGGCCTGGTCGTGTCCGCCTGGAACGTGGCCGACCTCGGCTCGATGGCGCTCCGTCCGTGCCACTACGCATGGCAGATCACCTGCCCGGAGCCGGGCGTGATGGACATCCACGTTCAGCAGCGCAGCGCCGACTGGTTCCTCGGCGTGCCGTACAACCTGGCCTCGTACTCGGCGCTCCTGATCCTGCTCGCCAAGGCGGTCGGCGTCACGCCAGGCACCGTCTGGTGGAGCGGGGCCGACTGCCACCTGTACCTGAACCACGTCGAGGCCGCGCAGCGGCAGTTGGCGGTGCGGGCTGCGGCGCTGGAGAGCGCGTTCACGGGCACGGACAGGTACACCGCCCCGTGCCTCGTCGTCTCGGACGAGGCCGACATCTACTACGCCGTCACCGACGAGGGCGCGTTGACGCTGGACATGTTCGAGGTGACCGGCTACAACCCCGTGGGCCCGGTGATCCGTGCGCCCGTCGCCGTGTAGGAGACTTGACCATGAAGCCGTCTGACCTACTGCTGTCGCTCATGCCGAGCGTGATGTCCCTCGACGAACTCGCCGGCACGGTTGCGCACAACGTCCGCATCCGTTACTGATTGATCGTCAGCGGCTTCACCTACACCACCACGAGACACCACGTCATCGAATACTGCGGCGTCGGTGGCTTCTACATCAAGACGCCCGACTTCGCGATCAACCTCGACTTCACCCCGCGCTGGATGCGCACAACCACGACCGGAGGATACTGATGGACAGCATCAAGAACGAACTCATCCGTCTGCGGAACGAGGGCCGGATCGTGGCCGGCACCTGGAACGACACCCAGGTCATCCTCGTGATGGCGCCCGACCGCGTGGCCGACATCGACGCCGAGATGCGGCGGCTGCACCTCAACCCCGTCGGCGAGCCCGAGCCTGAGTACGGCAACGTCACGCGCAGCTATGTCGCCGCTGACGCGGACGCGGCCTTGCCGGTTCCGGGGCTCGCCAACGCCTCCATGCGGCTGCTGAAGGCGGGCCTCGTCCGCAGCGTCTACCTCGACGTGCAGAATGGGCGCCTGCACGTCCTCTGCTACGTCAAGGAGGGCGACATCGCGGAGGTGAGCAGCGCCCTCGAAGACATCGGACTGCGCGTCGCTCCGGCCTACAGCGGCTGGGGCAGCACCGGGACCGAGTACGGCTGGGTCGGCTACCACCCCGCCTAATCTGCGGACACGTCGATGATGCCGTAGTCCTGGCCGGCAGCCCCGGCCGGGACGCTCACACCACCAGCGCCACCAGCGCCACCAGCGCCGCCTCGCCCGGACACGATCGCCTCGGTGACGAGGCGGCCGATCTCGGCGAGGCGCTCGGCGTCCGTCGCCTCGACCTTCTCGCCCGCGTACTTGCGCTCGGCGTCTGCGGCCTCCTTGCCGAACATGCCAGCGACAGCGAGTACCTCCTTCGCGGCCGCGACGCGCGCGTTCGCTGGAGCGTCCTCGTTCCCGGCGATGTCCATCAGCGTGTTCAGCGCGCTCTCGGCCAGGTCTACGGCGGTCGAGCGCAAGGCGAACCGCTGGCGGTTGACACCGTGCGCGTGCGCGGCGGCCAGCTCGCGGGTCACGCTGGTGCCGATGGCGATGTCCGCCTCCGTCAACCCCGTCTCGCTGGCGATGACGGCCATCGGGACCGACGCCACCAGCATGTCGCGGACGCGCTGCACGAGCGCGAGGTCGGCAGTCCACGAGGCGGCGGCGGTGGCGTCGGCGGCTCGGGTGAGATAGGCGGTCCGCGGCGGCATCTTTGTGGGCGTCTCCTACCCACCCCCATAACACGCGGGAGGTCCCTTTGCACCGCGACATCACGCTCATCCTGGCCTCAACGCTCGACGGCTGCATCGCCCGCCCGGACGGTGCGCTGCCGATGCGCGACCCGGAGGACCTCCGCCACTTCCGCGCGCTGACGATGGGCACCGACTGCGTTGTTGGGCGTGTCACGGCTGACACACTGCCCGTGCTGAAGGGACGTCGCCTGCTGGTGATGAGCGGCGGCTGGACGACGGCCTACCGCGGCGAGCACGTCATCGTCGGCAGCGTCGAGGAGGCCATCAGCGAGCGGTACGTCGGCGAGCCGCTTCACGTCATCGGCGGCGCCCAGGTCTACGAGCTGTGGGCCGACATCGCCGACGGCGTGTCCGTCACCTGGCTCCCGATCGTGGGCGGCCCCGGCTGGATCCGGCTCGGACCGAAGATGCGGGAGAGATTATTGGTGGATTGAGGTTGACGGCGGTGGAGGGCCGAGGTACTTGTGTGGAAGCGGCGGGCAGCGAACCCGCCGGGCACCCGACCCCGCAACACCAGGAGAACACGCATGAGCAAGACCCTGACCGCCAGCCTGTCCCGTGCCGTCAACGAGAAGGACGTCGAGAACGCCTACCGCGCGGCCGTCACCGACGTGGTGGGACCGTCCGTCGCCTGGACGTCGCCGCACCAGACCGACGGCGTGGCGACCTGGACGACCGCGCCCGCCACCGTCCGGCTGCTGCTGGAGGCGAAGTTCCAGCAGGACCTGAAGTCCCGCGTCGGCGCGTGCAACGTCCTCGGCCAGATGATCCTCTACCTCAAGCGGTTCGAGGCGGCCGGCGACGCCGTGCCGAACGTGCTCCTGGTCGGCGACAAGGACGAGTGCTTCGTCCTCTCCACCGACGCCGTGCGCGGCTTCCTGGCCCTCGACATCGACTGGTCCGTGGCGCCCAGCAAGGGCAACCCCGACCTCACCCGCGCGCTCGTCCAGGGCGTCAACCTCATGCCCTACGTCTACGACACGACCGGCGCCTTCAACTTCCGCGACGTCATCGCCAAGGTCGACGCGCTCGCCCAGGGCGTCGCGCACCAGGTCCGCGCCACGCCCTCCAACATCAGCGCCATCTTCGCCTACTGGCGTGACCGCGTGTTCCGCAAGGGCGACGGCAAGCACGCGCTCACCGCGACCGAGCAGGTCGACGTGTTCCTGCGCTGCCTGTTCCTGCCGACCGACGTGGCGCTGCACCCCACCAAGAAGGGCGTCCTCATCGTCCCTGGCTACCAGGACGGCGTGCTCGTGAACGCCGACCAGTACGCATCCTTCTTCAGCCACTTCGTCCAGGGCTACAAGCCCGCCGAGGTCGAGCACTTCTACGCCAACAAGGACCGCCTCGTCGACGAGGACGACCGGCGCCGGCAGGGCGCGTTCTTCACGCCCGCGCTGTGGGTCGCGGAGGCGCACCGCGAGATGGACCGCGTGCTTGGCGAGGGCTGGCGGCGTGACTGCGTGGTGTGGGATCCGGCTGCCGGGACCGCCAACCTCACCCGGGACTACACGGACTGGGGCTGCCTGATCTCCTCGACGGCTGAGAAGGCCGACGTCAAGGTGATGCGCGAGAACCGCTGGGGCGGGCAGGTGTTCCACTACGACTTCCTGAACGACGACGCGCCCTCGCCGTTCTTCGGCCCCGACGACGGCGACAACCGCATCCCGTCCGCCGTGGACCGCGTGCTCCGCGAGGCTGCGAAGGCGGGCAAGCGGCTGGTGTTCCTGGCGAACCCGCCGTACGGTACTGCGGGTGTTCTGGGCAAGGACAGCAAAGAGGGGATTGCGACCAACGCCACGAACGGTCACATGAAGAAGGCAAAGATGGGCAAGGCGGCAAGCCAGCTCTACGCGCAGTTCATGTTCCGGTTCATGCAGATCGCGCAGCAGTACGGGTTCACGCGCACGACGGTCGGCCTGTTCAGTCCGCTGAACCACATGTGCAGCGGCTCCTACGCCAGGTTCCGCCAGTGGTGGTACGCGCGGAACGCCTACCAGGGCGGCTTCATGTTCCAGGCGTCGCACTTCGCCGACGTGTCCGGCGCGTGGGGCATCTCCTTCACCGTCTGGTCGGAGGGCACGACGCCCCTCAACCGCGACATCGAGATCGACCTGCGTGACGTCGCCGACTTCCAGGTGCGGAGGATCGGCGGGAAGATGCTCGCCGCCCCTGATGGTCGAGGGGCGACGGACTGGCTGGCTGAAAGTGCTTCAAGCCCCAACGCGGACGCACCAAAGTTCTCCAGCGGGCTGAACCTGTCCGATGCGTGGGACGGCGGCTGGCGCTCTGACGCGATCTGCGGCTTCGTCGCAAAGGCCAACTGCCCGCAGCAGCAGCAGATTGTGTTCTGGCTGTCGGGACCGTTGACCGACAAGCGTACGAAGACGTCGATCGTCTGCGACAACCGGGCGTGGCGCCGTGCCGTCGCCCTGTTCGGTGCGCGGAAGCTGGTGACCGGCAACTGGATCAACGACAAGGACGAGTACCTCGCCCCCGACGAGGCCGCCGCCGGCTACGACCAGTGGGTCAACGACTGCCACATCTACGCCCTGCTCCACCCGTCCAACAACTGCACGGCCATGCGCGACGTGCAGTACAAGGGCAAGTCCTGGCGCATCAAGAACAACTGGTTCTGGCGCACCCGCACGGACACGCTCGCCGCCACCAACACCGTCAACACCGGCGGGCTCTACCGCGACGCGCGTGCCGAGAACGAGGACGCCTACTTCGCCAAGGTGATCGACGGGCTGGCGCTTAGCGACGACGCCCGGCGCGTCCTCGACCTGGTGGACACGCTCTGGCTCAAGAGCCTCGACGTCAGGGAGGACTTCGCCGCGGGCCACCCCGACCTCCACCTGATGGCGCACGACGCCGGCGTCTACCAGCTCAAGCAGCTCTGGAAGGCGCTGTACCCGACGGAGTGGGAGGAGATCCGCGCGGCGCACAAGGCGCTCGCCGACCGCCTCCGGGATGGCGTCTACGACTACGGCTTCCTCCGCCGGTAGCTGTTGACGTCGGACGGATCAACAGATACACCAACAGTGCCTGGCGCCATCGACGCCGGGCGCCCCCAACCCACCAGCAGGAGAACCACCACCATGTTCCTCAACCCGACCGCGCTCAACAACTTCATGGCCGCCCTGGCCGACGCCCGCCGCACCATCGAGGAGCGCGCCGTTGCGCTCGGGACGACGCTCAGCGACGACGACCTGAAGGCGCTCGCCACCGGCGGCAGCACCAACACCGGCTGGCTCGGCAGCATCCCCGTCCACATCCCCGACGGGAAGGGCGGCGCCTACAAGACCGAGTGGACGCTGTTCGACCACCCGCAGATCGGCACCGTCAAGCTGAACTTCTGGCACGCGCCCGACCCGCGGCGCATCCCGCACAACCACCCGTGGCGGTACGAGTACCAGTCGTTCGAGTCGCGCATCATCTCGGGCGGCTTCAAGGAGACGTGCTACCGCGAGTCGCCGACCGGGCTCTACTACTCGTTCGAGAAGTACGTCTACCCGGATGGCCTCTACAACGTGAACTCCACTGATGACGGCATCTACCACACCGTCGATGAGGTCGAGCCCGGCACCATCACGCTGATGGTCTGCGGGCCCCGCAAGCCGGAGTGGGGCTACCTCTTGCTCGGTGAGCGTGATGAGAACGGCTACTTCACCGGCGAGGAGGTCCGCTTCGACGACCCGCGCGTCGCCGACCCGGGCTTCCGCGAGGCGTTCCTGGTGCTCAACCCGATGAAGCGGAAGTAGATACAGGCCACACACGCGCCAGCGCGTCCAGACGCCGCCAGGCCAGGCCGGGTTCACAGCCCGCCCTGGCCTTCGCCTTTGGGGCGAGCGCGCCTTCCCGGCCCCGTTCTGTGCAACGGCGGCCCCGTCCTGCCCCGCCCTCGCCCGCCCCTCGCCCGCCCCTCCTGTAGTATTCCAGGAGCACGGAGGACGACTGCCCCTCGCGAGGTACGGCTGCCGCTCGGACCCACGGTGCCACGCGCCACGTCTCTCTCTACGATCTTAGGAGGATAGTGGATCAGGCGGTTGTCAACATTCGCCGCTGCCCACGGCGTTCTCATGCGGTCGAGGGCAGTCCTGTACGGTATCAACCCGATACGTTTCGGCCTCCCTTTGGCGCGTCGCGCATAGTGGATCGGACGCCGAGCCACCATCGTAGCCGACCGGCAACCGGCGAGAACACCGTAACCGCAGGCGAAAGTGGAAACCGTGCGGGCCAACATCGCACCGGAAGCGGCTTGCTCCAGCGCGCCGACACGCCATCCGCGAGGAACATCCTTGCACGGTTACGTCCGGCGTGTTACTGGAGGGGCGGCCGCATCGTGCGGCATGTTCACCCCCCGCTGCCGGCGCCTCCGCCGCCAGCCCCTTCACACTGGAGACCCGCCATGTCCGACACCGAGACCTCCGCCGTCGACACCGAGACCGCCGCCACCTCCACGCGGAAGACGCTCGCCCTGAGCCTCCGCATCCTCGCCCGCGAGCTGGGCGACAACGTGTTCGACATCAACACCGCCGCCGCCACGCTCAGCATCGGCCGCAACGGCATCAACGCGAAGCTCAACGCGCTGATGCGCTCCGGCGCCGTCGAGCGCGTCGAGCGCGGCCGCTACCGCATCAGCACCTGCCTCAGCATCGACGAGATCGCCGACGCCCTCGACGCCTCCGACGGCCGCCGGAAGTCCTGGACCGACGAGCGCCGGCAGAAGGCGAGCGAGACCCGCAAGGCCCGCAGCGCCGCGTGATGCGAGGTGGCGGGCGTGGAGGTCGCAAGCCCTCCCCTACCCGCTGCCGAACAGCGCCCCGCGGAAGCTGTAGCCGAGGATCGCCGTCTGCCGGCCCCCGATGATGAACTCACGGGCGGTCTGGCAGGCGGCGATCCAGTCGTTTCCGGCGGCGGCGCGCTTGCCCGTGGCGGACACGTCCACCAGGACGAGCCCCTCCTCCGCCCACTGGCGGAGCAGGACGTTGGCGTTGTTGCCCGTCTCGCGCGCCCACTGGAGCATCTTCGGCGCGGTGACGAACCCGTCCTCGCCAGGCGACACGGGCCACGCCCCAACGAGCGTCTCCTGCCCGCTGTAGCCGAGGCCAAGCACCCGGCTCGGCTGGCTCGCCATCCAGGACAGCAGGCCCGCGAGGGCGTGCGCGCCCCGGTCTGTGGCGCCCGCGGTCACCGCGACGCAGGACCGCAGCTCCTCGATGAGCGCGAGAGTGTCGACGGGAGCAGCGATCGTGGCGTCGGCGTTCACCATCTCGGCTGCCAGCGCGATGAGCGCGGCGTACCGCGCGACCCGCCGGACGGTCGCATCCGTCTCGGCTGTACCACCGGCAAACACCGTATGCCACTTGGCGAACTGCCCGACCAGGCGGTTGAGCCCGCCGTCCTTCGACCGGACGATGCGAACTGCGGCGACGGCGAAACGCTGCCCGATGTGCCCGCTGCCGGCGGCGATCTGCACCTTCAGCGCGGCGACGTCCCGGCCGGCCTCGGCGGATACGCCCCCGAAAGGCGACCGCGGCAGTGGCAGCAGGCGCGCCTTGGCCCCCGTCCGCGTGCGGGTGAGGTTGAGCAGCAGCTCCTCGTTGGTCGAGGCCGCGATGGAGTGCCACTCGCGGACGCCTCCCGTCGCGTCGTGCGTGAACCTCCCCTCCTGGAAGGCGTACACGAAGTCGAGGAACGTGGCCGCGCCGCCCTTGTCGGTGCGCGCCTGCCCCTCGTTGACCAGGAGCGGCAGGTTGCGGAGGACGGCCGCGTGCCGGAGGAGCGCCGCGTCCTTGGTGCGCCAGCTCTCGCGGAGGCAGCCGGGCGCGCCCCACATGCTCTCCATCGCGGAGAGCGCCACGGTCTTCCCGGTGCCGGACGGTCCGCCGATGTCGAGCACGAAGGGCTCGATGTCCGCCCCGGCCTCGCGGAGCGGCTCGATGAGGATGGACGCGAGGCTGGCGAGGCACGCGACCTGGAGGCCCGGGTAGCGGCGGACGATCTCCCAGGCGGCGACCGACGCGGACGGGTCGCCCGTCGGGCGGATCTTGCTGTACGGGAACGTCGACCGCGCCGGCGGGATGAACTTCGGCGCGTGCGGCATCGCCGGTCCGAGGCGAAGCGCGGGCAGCATGAAGTGGCCGGTCGGCTGGAACCCGTAGTGGTGCGTCTTGCTTTGATCTGCCATACCCGGAGCATAACCTGTTCGATTGCCCCTTGCACGGTTGGTGGCTTAGTGGTATGTGATTGGCGGCGGTCCGCTGGCCGCAAGGAGAACAGAGCATGAGCCCTCACCGATCCGATGATCCGCACTACAACTCCGTGGTCTTCGTCAGCACGTCACCTTCGAGGATGTGGGGTCTGGACAACTACGCACAAGCGGTCGCGCGTAGACTGCGTGACGCCGGATACGTAGTAGTGCTTGACGAAACGGCGCCTCAGCCGCGTGGTGTCTGCTACCGCCGCCACAAGAGTCTGCCCCCGCGCCATCGGATCTTGGAGATCCTCCTCGACGAGTTCGAGGCGGGCGTCCATGTGGTGAACGAGGTCTTCAATGATGGTCACCATCACATCACCATAGGGCACGAGGGCGACTGCCCCAGCGGCGAGCACCATTACATCACCCCTTCCAAGCGTCGCTAAGGAGAACCACCATGCCCTACAATCGCACCCGCCATCAGGAACTCACCGACGTCCTCAACAATGGTCTCGCCCGCGTGGCTGGACCGCAGCTCGTGGACGACTTCACGGACTCCTCCGATGAAGCCTTCGCCTCCATGCTGGATGACGTGCTCGACATCATCAAGGACCGCCTCAACAACGGGCGCAACTCGGCCGTGGTCGACCTCCTGTTCACGCCCGCGAACATCCTCATGGCCGGCCGCCTCGTCGAGGCGCTGGAGGAGCGGGGCTTCTACTGCTCCGACATGCGGCACAAGAGCGAGGAACTCCGGGCGGACTACCTGACCTTCGAGGCAGTCCTGCTGCCGCTGAAGGAGGAGGCTGTCGATGGGCCGGGCGTGATGGAGGCCCAGATGCACGAGGCGGACGTCACCTCCGCAGTGGGCACCACCAACGACATCACGCCCGGGACCGTGGTGAAGGTCTCCTCGCCCAAGGGGTCGCGTCGGGCGGAGCAGGCGCGAAACGCTCTGCGTACCGCCGGCTACGACGTCATCGCTGATGTGTTTCACCTGACGAACTGCGCGATCCCCGTGCTGGGCTATCGTGAGGGCGCTCCCGAGGCGGAACGTATCAAGAGGCTTCTCATCGATCTGTTTGGAAGCGCGCGCTCCAATCTCCACAACCCCCGCACGGATCTGACGCCGGACACCTACTACGTCCACATCAACGACTGACGCACCAGGACGAACCGCACCATGATCCCCCTCTACGGCAACCCGCACGCGACCTTCACCGTCCGGGCGTCACCGACTTCGCTGATCGACCTGCGCTCCCTGGTCCCTGGCGTCCTCGTCCACGGCAAGGGCGCCCGGCGGTGGGTCAACGTGACGGCCCTTCGGCCGTGGGATCACCGTGCGGACGGCCCCGAGCCGTTGACGTCGCGCCTCACGGTCGCGGCGCCTGGCGTCACGCTGATCGAGGGGCACCTCCGCGCCCGCGGCCTCGCCTTCGACGTCAAGGTGAGCGGCGACCTGGAGCCGCTGTCCCGCGGCGGCAAGGACGTCAGCGACGCCATCGTCGGCCCGCTCATCGAGCGAGGCCGCACCGGCATCCGACGTCTCGCGGACGAGGGCTGGGTCCGCACCGGTCTCGCCGAGCGGGTCTACCCGATGCAGGCCGAGTTGGTCGGCCGCATCGAGGGCGGCGCGCGGGCGCTCCTGCTCGTCTGGCCCGGCGGCTCGGGCAAGACCTGGGCTGCGCTGCTGGCGGCGTTCACGGCGATGTCACTCACCCGGGCGCCCATCGTCTGCGTCGTCCCCTCGAATGTCCGCCCCGGCTGGGCGCGGGACGCGGCGCGGATCACCGACACGGAGATCCATGTCTGCCTCCCGTCGTCGAAGGGTGGCGGCGCGATCGGGCTGCACGCTTACCTGGAGCGGATGGCGGAGGCCGGCCGGCCGCCCATCCTGGTCGTCGGCCAGGAGCACCTCGCGTACTGGATGAACTTCATCCCCGACGTCAAGCCCGGCGTCGTCATCTTCGACGAGATCGACACCATCGCCAACCGCTCGCTGTACGACGTCAAGTACCGCGCGGACGGCGAGGTCGACATCAGCTTCAAGACCACGGCTGGTGGTGTGGCCGCCCGCGGCGCGGCTGCGGTGGCGCTCACCATGCTACCGTCAGTGAAGGTCCGCGTGGGCCTGACCGCCACGCCCTTGTGGAACGGCATCCCCGAGAAGCTGTGGGGCGTCGCGCACCTCGTCTGGCCCGGCGTCTTCGGCTTCGGCTTCTACGACTACGGGCTGCGGTACTGCGGCGGCGCGGTGCCCGAGGGTGGCTTCGGCGTCACCTACGACAAGCCCACCAACCTCGCCGAGCTGAAGCGGCGGTGTACGTGGTTCGTCCACTACGTCTCCTACGCGGAGAGCCACGGACACCTCCAGCCCCTGGTCTACAAGGTGTCCACCGTGCCGGTCGAGGAGCAGGACAAGTCGGTCCGCTTCTCGGAGGACCTGACCTGGGGGCAGGCCATCAAGGCGGCGGCCAAGGGCGCGGTCACGGATGACACCGGCGCGGTCTACGGCGTCGATGGTGGAGACACCAACCCTGGGGCGTCCACCTACGAGCTGACCCTCGCGCACGCCTGCGCGCTGAAGCGGTCGGCGGTCGTCGAGCGTGCGGTGTCGACCGCGATGGGCGGCGGCAAGGTGATCGTGGCGGTCGGCCGCATCGCCGAGGCGCGGGCGTGGACGCTGGCGATCGAGACGGCGCTGACGCGGCGGACGCCGAAGGGCGCGGCGCACCCGCCTCGGACCTGGATGATGATCGGCGACGGCTCCACCGTCGAGGACCGGATGGCTGCGCTCGACGCCTGGATCGCCTACGAGGGCGGTGCTGTCGGCATCATCACCTACCAGGCGATGGGCGCTGGCGTGAACGGGATGCAGGTGGCGGACCACTTCATCATCGCGCAGCTCCCGCCCACCGGGCGCGACCTGGAGCAGCTCATCAAGCGCGCCGACCGCGCCGACCGGAAGAAGTCGATCTTGTTGGAGATCGTGATCGCCGAGAACACCCGCGAGGTCGACCACCTGAAGCGGCAGGCGGAGAACTACAAGGCGTTCGCCGCGTTCCTGGGCGACGCCAACTTCGAGGCGGTCGCCGACATCCTGGCGCCGAAGCGGTCGTACGAGGAAACATTGAGCAGCTTCCTTGACGGCCTGTTCTAACCGAGGTACTTGTGTGGAGCCGGCGCTGATGGTGCCGGCGGCGAGAGACACCAACCAGGAGGTACCCAGTGACCAGTGACGAGATCCGCGAGAGGGCGCGTATGCACCGCATCATCGCCGACCTGATGGACGAGGTGGTCGACCTGCGCGCCAAGTACTCGGCGATGTGCAGCGACGCGGGCGACGCCATCGCGAAGCAGCGCGCCGCCGAGCAGGCGCTGGAGCGCGAGCGCGCCGCAGTCGTGCGCATGGACAAGGAGATCGCCGACTGGACGTGGATCTGCGACCAGCGCGATGCGGCACGCAACCGCGCCGACGCCGCCGAGGATCGCGTCGCCGAGTTGGAGGCCGCCGCCGAGAGCGCCGTCCTCGCCGCCATCCCCGGCATCATGGCGAAGGTCGCCAAGCGCATCGACCTGGCGTGCATCGCGGAGACGTGCGAGGGGCACCTGCCCTACGCCGAGAGGACCGGCTTCGCCATCGCCAACCGAGCGGCCATCGCCGCCGTCGAGTACCTGAGCGAGCACCCGAAGGACGCGCTGCCCGAGGGCACCCCATGACCAACTTCTTCGACAAGATGCGTGCGCGGATCGTCGAGCCCGACATCGCGCAGCACGCCGGCGCTGTCGGAGCCGGCACCACCGTGCTCAACGCCTCCACCAGCCTCCGCGGCTGGTCCTACTACGGCCCGTTCATGGCCTGCCCGTACCTGTGGGCGATGACGCGGCTCGGCGGCGCGCGGGAGGAGGAGACGACGCCGCTCGCCCGCGGGAGCATGGGCCACCTGCTCCTCGCCCACCTCGCCATCCACGAGGAGGCCGAGAAGAACATCGGCCCTGTTCGTGCGAACAACGTGCTCGTCGGCGCGGCGGAGGCGGCGGACTACGCCTCGCCCGTGGCCGCGCTGCGGACGGCGAGCAAGGGCAACCCCGCGTGGAGCCGCGAACTGGTCCACATGCTCCGCGTGTTCGACGGCTACCTCCGCACGCGCGAGCTGCCCGAACACAACACCATCGAGGTCGAGAGCGAGCTGGTCGGCGTCGTCGGCACCCGCGGCAAGCGCCCCGGGCTCTACCTGGTCGCGCCGTCCGAGTGGGACGCGCTGAAGGCGGGCGCGCCGCTCGACCGCTACCGCGCCTTCGACGGCGGCACCATCGAGGTCGCCCCCGAGCAGCGGGCCGGCGGCAAGACCGTCTACATCTCGCGGCGGCTGGACGCGGTGTGGCTCACGCCCGATGGCGTCGAGGTCGTCGACCACAAGCACAAGTCGAAGATCCACGGCGCGACCGCGGTGTCCGGCTACCTCACCGACGGCGGCTTCACCGCGATGGCGGTCCTGGCGGCGCAGGCGTGGCCCGACCGCTTCCGGTCGATCACGCTCAACCTGGTTAGCACCAACGACGACAACCTCGGCCACAACCGGATCGTGCGCCTGCCGCGCGACCCGCAGCAGGAGGCCCGGTTCTGGCGCGACCTGCTGATGACGGCCGTCCAGATGGAGGCCGTGGCGGCCGTGGCGGCGCGCCCCGACGACTACCCGCGGAAGCGGTTGGAGGAGGTTGGCGGCGCGTGCAACTCGCGTTATGGGCGCTGCGGTCTGTACGACCGCTGCCACCCAATCAAGACGCCATAGGAGGGCAACGCCGATGAGCACCGCCCCTGAGTACGGATACGTCAGCAACCGCACGCGCAACGGCAACGTCGACGCGCTGATCATCTACGGCCCGCCCGGCGTGGGCGGGACCACCGCCGCCGTCCTGGCCGACCCGAGCGCGCTCGTGTTCGGCGCGCCCCAGCACGTCCTGCCGGCCTTCAGGCTGGCGGGCAACGACCGCCCGCGGCTCGCCTCCTACTCCAAGCTGGAGGCGTGGAAGGACCGGGCGAACTGGAACCTGGTCGATCTGAAGGGCGCGCTGGAGATGCTGGCGCGCACGCGCCACAAGGAGCCCGGCTTCGTCACCATCTACTGCGACGACTTCAGCGAGATGGGCGCGAACACGATGGACTTCCTGGAGGTGCTCGCGCTCAGCAACTCCGAGGCAGGCAAGCCCTTCCGCACCAACGCCGGCAAGGTCCACACGGACTCCATCTTCCGTGAGGTCGGTGCGCTCGCCCGCGGCATCATCAAGCAGGCGGCCGACGTCGGCGTGAACCTCATCCTGCGCTGCCACGAGCGGCAGCCGGGCGAGGGCAAGAACAGCCAGACCAACAAGGCGACCTGGTACCCGGGCGGACCGAAGCTGCCGAGCCGGAACATGGGCACCTCGCTCCAGCCCTACGTCTCCACGCAGCTCCGCGTCACCCGCAACCGGGACTTCACCGACCCGCTCAGCCTGCCCGGCCGGCCGTACAGCAGCCTGATGTCCTGCTACCCGCCCGACGCGGCCTACGCGACGCGGGACCGCTGGGACATCCTGCCCGGCTCGGCGCCGCTCAGCCTCGTCGCGTACATGTACGAGGCTGGCACGCTCCCGGTGATCGCCGGCCGCGAGTGGATGATCGAGGAGATGCTCAAGGTGAGCGACACCTTGACGGCCCGGCTCGGCAGCGGTTACACCCAGGACGTGATCGCCGCCACCGCCAACGAGCACCTCGCCACCGCGACCGCCTCCGGGCTGACGCGGACGCAGGCGCGCCTGACGTGGCAGGCCGGCTGGTCGCTCGCGGTCATGCGGGCGCAGCGCGACGCGATCATCCCGCCTTTCGACTTGCCGATCCCCGGCGAGGCGGATAGCGGGGCAAGCGACTACTGACACCTGGATGCCGGCGGCAAGCGGGCCGCCACCGCCGGCGAACCAGAACACCAACAGCAAGGCGGCCCACAACAACCGAGAGGACACAGCAGATGAGCAACTTCTTCAACAAGGCCAAGGGCAACGCGGTCAAGGGCATCGGCAGCCAGTCGGCGATCGGCGTCGGCGGCGGCAACGTGCCGCAGTCCGGCTACTACGAGGGCGTGGTGGTCGGCGGGAGCAAGGCCAAGAACGGCAGCATGTGGCTCGACGTGCTGCACAACGGCATGGACCGGCCGTCCCGCACGCCGTTCTTCAACGACCCCCGCAACACCGCGAACGGCGCCAAGCCGCAGTACGCCGAGCGCGACGCCGACAAGCTCGGCGCCCTGGTCGTCATGCTCGGCGTCGCCGACGAGGTGGAGGCGATCCTCGTCAAGCGCAAGGTCAACTTCGATGACCCCATCGCCGTCGGCGGGGCCATCATCGACCTGCTCTGCGAGGACAAGTTCTTCAAGACCGGGCCGGGCGCCGGCGCCAAGGTGACGATCCAGTGGCGGTACGCGCCCAACGGCGCGGTGCAGGCCAAGAAGCCGACCGAGCGCCAGTGGTCCGAGATCGTGGCCGTCCTGCCGATCGACCAGCTCGACGACCTGCGCACCAACGGCCCCGTCGTCGAGGACTTCCCCCTGCCCACCATCGGCCACCGCGCCGTCAGCGACGGCGACGACGCGCCCCGCGGCGACTACAGCGGCTACACCGGCCGCGCGCCCACCAACGGCGCCACCGGCGGCGGCTCGCAGGCCGAGGACGAGGACATCCCCTTCTAAGGGGCTGCCCCTGCACGCCAGGCCCTCGCGGTTCCACGACCGCGGGGGCTTCGTCTTTGTGGCGATCTGTCTACTTGCCCTCGCGCGGCGGACGGGATACCAGCGGGAGGCCATCGGCGACAACGCCACGGGCAACCGCATCAAAGGAGTACAACGTACATGGCATCCGCCTCCACTCACAACGGCGTCCCGCTACTGTTCCGCTACCCTGGGGCCAAGGGCCGCGCCATCATGGCGTACGGCGCCGCCTACAAGGCGCAGGCCGCCGGCGTCAACCACCTCATCATCCCGTTCGCCGGGTCGCTGGCGGAGCCACTCTGGCTGCTCGCCGAGGGCGCGCTCCAGGACGACGTGACGCTCGACGTCAACGACGCGAACCCGCACGTCGCCAACCTCTGGCGAGCGGTCACGACCGACGGCGCCCTGCTCGCCGAGCTGACGCGCGACCTCGTGTGCGAGTGGAACGAGATGCCGATCGACCGTGACACGCGCGTGGCCGCCTTCAAGGCGCTCCGCGGGCAGGTCAACCAGACGGTGTTCGGGGCGGCCCCGACGGCGGGCCTCTACGGCAGCACGCTCCAGGCGGCGAGGTTCCTTCTGTTCCAGGCCACCGGCTACAACGGTCTGTTCCGCGTGAACAGCGCCGGGAAGATCAACACGCCCTACGGCACCGAGAAGGACAAGACCCCGCGGCAGCTCAACGTCGAAGCCCACGTCCAGAGCATCCAGGCGGCGGTGCGGCTGCTCGACAGGTGCAGCGTGCGGGTCACCTGCAAGGACTGGCGCGACACGCTGGTGTTCGACCCCGGCAGAGCCGCCGAGGACACCCTCGTCATCGCGGACCCTCCGTATCATGGTACGTTCAGCACCTACACGGCCGACGGCTTCGCCGACACGGACCACATCGAGCTGGTCCAGACGCTCGCCGACGCGCCCTGCCGGGCCATCGTGACCAACAGCCCGTCGGCGCGCTCGCTGTTCGACGACCGCTGGGACGTCAGCGACCACGAGGTCCGGCGGTCCATCGCGCCGACGGCGAAGGGCCGCGGCGACGCGGGCGAGATCCTGGCCGTCAAGCGGGTGGGGTAGCCCGATGACGTGCTCCTTCAACGGCGCGAAGTGTGACGTCTGCCCGCTCGGCCCGAAGGGCCCGCTCCGGGACGCCGACCGCCCCTGGCAGCCCGTCGCCCACGAGGATCACCGCATGAGCGGCGCGGAGATCATCGCGGTGCATCAGGCGCCCGAGATCGAGGACGAGAAGCGAGGCAGCCTGCTGTCCGGCCGGAACGGCGGCACCTGGGCGCGCGGCCTCAACAACGCGGGCCTCCGCCGCGTGGACGTCAGCTCGACCACGGTGATCGCGTGTGCACCGCCCGGCGCGCCAGGCGGCGCCTACCGCCGGATGGAGGACATGCTCCGGCGGCTCAACAAGCGGGCCGCCAAGGAGGGGCTGCCGTCCTGGCCGCACCCGCGGGACTGTTGCCGACCGCGCCTGGAGATCGACCTGCTCGGCTACAAGAACGTCCTGCTCATGGGCAAGACCGCGGCGGTCGCGCTCGCGGGCCTCAACCGCGACATCAAGAAGACCCGCGGCGCGCCCATCGGCATCGACGAGGGTTGGCAGGCGGTCCCGCACGACAGCGACCGGGCGGTCCACCTCGCGCTGCCGACGCTCGACGTCTCCTTCGTCGCCAAGAACGGACACTTCGTGTCCGTGTGGGTGCGCGACATCGCCAAGGCGCGGCGGCTGTTCGAGGGCGCGTTGCGCTGGCGCGACCCCGAGATGCTCTGGCGGCCGACGCCGGACGAGCTGCGCTTCTGGCTCCGCGGCTTCAACGGCTGTCCCGACAAGACCGCCGTGTTCGACGTGGAGACGTCCCGCCACCACCAGGGGATGCGGCCCCGCGCGCTGAAGCTCTACACGCTGTCCATCGCGCGTTGGAGCAAGCACGGCGAGGGCTCCACGATGGAGGCCGTCGGCATCGAGTTCATGGACCCGTCGACCGGCGTGAGGTGGTACACGCCGGAGGCGGAGGCGGAGATCAAGGACCTGCTCCGGCGGTTCTTCACCGAGCAGCGCATCCCGAAGATGGGCCACAACGCCGGGATGTTCGACCGCGCCGTGATCGAGGAGCACTTTGGCGTCACGCCCGTGCCGCTGATCGACAGCATCTTCGCCACGCGGGCGGCGAACCCGGGGCTGCCGAAGGGCCTCAAGCCGACGGGGCGGACGTTCACGGACGTCGGCGAGTGGGACAGCGACGACAAGGACGAGGACGGCGGCGGCGCGGACAGCAAGAACGCGACCACGCTGTTGCGGTACAACATGATGGACTGCGCGGTCAACCTCGCGCTGTGGCCCACCGTCCGCGACATCGCCGCCCGTGCGGGCTACTACACGCCCATCCGGCAGGACCTGGCGGACATGATGCTCCCGCCCGAGCGGCGGGGGCAGCCGCTCACGCTCAACGAGATCGACCACGCGGCGCAGGACCGCGGCCTCCGCATGACCGACGCCGGGCTCTGGATCGACCAGCGCCTCCGGGCGGCGATGCAGGAGGACGCCGAGAAGCAGGCGGCCACCATCCTCCGGCTCCTCCAGGCGCGGCTGAAGGCAGCGGGCGCGGCCGTCCTTGCCGATGCCGACCTCGACATCGAGGAGGACGACGATGGCGTCGAGATGAACCCGAACTCGACCGCGAGGTTGCGCGCGCTCTACTTCGGTCCGCCGGACGAGGGCGGGTGGGACCTCCCGTTCCTGCCCAGCGAGGGCGGCGTGGACAGCGCGGGCAAGCCCCTCTACAGCCGCAAGGACTTCCTGACGGGCACAGGGGACATGTCCACGTCGGACGCGGTGCACCGCGCGTACCTCGCCAGCGGCGTGCTCCGGCCGGACCAGTTCGAGATCATGTACCTGGTCCGCGTGTACCGGCGGATCAAGACCAAGATCGTCGGCACCACGCTCCGGCCACTGGCGCCCGAGCAGCCCATCTACAAGGCAGGTGTCCTCCGCGGCTTCACGAAGTCGTGGGTCCACGGCGACAACCGCGTCCACAGCATCTTCTCGGCGCACGTCACCAATGTGGGACGTTACGCAAGTAGTTCGACAAACGTCATGAACGTCGGCAACAAGAAGGGGCAGGGGCTCCTCAAGACCGTGTTCGCTGCGCCGCCGGGCTACTTCTTCGTCGGCGCGGACCTGAACCAGGCGCACCTGTTCATCATCGCCAACGTCTGGCAGATCCCCGCGCTGTGCGAGGCCATCGCCAACGGCTACGACCCGCACAACTTCAACGCCTCGACCACGTTCGGGCGGACCTTCACGGAGGCGCCCGGCTACAACGGCCTCAAGGACAAGCCCTCCAAGGGCACTCCCGCAGAGGCCATGCGGAACGTCATCAAGACGTTCATCTACGCTTCCGTCTACGGCGCCATGCCCGAGACCATCTGGCGCGTGCTCACCTCGACGGAGACGGACCCTCCCCCGGCGTGGCTTGACCGAGTGCTCTCGCGCGACGACCAGCTCAACATCAAGGAGCTGGTCCGGCAGACGATGCCCTACCTGCTGAAGTCGCTGGACGACGTGAGGATGATCCACGAGAACTGGCTCAAGGGCCAGCCCGAGTGGCTGGACGCCTGGCAGCGGGAGATCGACTTCTACTCCAAGCACGGCTACGTCCAGTCCTACCTGTTCGGGCGGCGGTCGGGCGACCTCGGCGAGGACCAGAACAAGGTCACGAACTTCGGCGTGCTTGCGACGGAGAGCGACATCATGCGGATCGTCGAGAGCCGCATCGACCGCGAGTTCCCGGGCAAGATCGTCTACCAGTGCCACGACAGCGCGGCGATCTGCCTCCCGCTGCCCGCGGGCTACGCGCCCGACTGGCGGCCGGCGAAGGACGCCAAGGGCAAGTACGTGTGGCCGGCCGAGTTCGAGGAGGTGCGCCGGCGGTTCGAGGCGTGCTTCCACGTCCAGGTCCCGGGCTGGCGCTTCCCGATCAGCGGTGAGGCGGCCCTCGGCTTCAACCTCCACGAGGTTTGATCGGTTTCGTGCTTGTTTGTCCTTGCGGCTGCCGCAGGGACCAGATACTCCTGGTGTGCTGGGGGCCGGAGCCCCCGCCACACAGGAGAGCAACCGATGCCGAAGTCCCTGGTCCTCAACAGCAAGCAGGCGTCCGACCTCGCGGGCGACGCCCTGCGCATCCACATCCACCGCGCGATGGTCGACATCCCGGGCGAGTACGACATCGCCGGCGAGGTCTTCCTCAGCAAGGCCGGCGAGTTCGGCGGCTTCAAGGGCTGGCTGCCCTGGGTGCTCGGCCACGACGCCTTCGGCCAGCCGCGCTACGACCGCTTCGTCCTGGTGGACGAGGGGCAGGTCGCTGGCGTCGGCGACGCCACGGCCGTCGTCCGGGTGGACATGGCGGAGGGCTGCCGGATCATCCTGCCCGACGTCACGCACAAGCTGGTGCTGGCGGCGCAGGAGGCGGGCCGCGAGGTCAACGTGATCATCGGCGGCTCCCCGCTCCTCATCGGCAAGCACATCGACACCATCTCCATCCCGAGCGGCAAGACCACGAAGGCCGGCAAGGACATCCTCAACACCATCCACCTCTGGAGCTTCTGATCACCATGCGCATCATCTTGATCGAGAGCAACTTCCGCCGCCCCGGCGGCCACCGCGTCAACATCAACCCCGCGATGGGCGTTATCGCGCTCATCGGCGCCAACGGCACCGGCAAGACGTCGACCGCCAACGCCATCAGCCTCGCGTGCTTCAAGGAGGCCATCAGCGATGCGGGCGGCGGCAACGTCAAGGCCGCGGGTCTGATCGCCGACGAGGGCCTGCCGCCCGGCGAGAAGGAGCTGGTCGCCTCCGTCGGGTGGGCCAGCGTGTCCATGCCATCCGTCTTCCGGCTCACGGCCGGCAAGACCAACAGCATCAAGGCCGAGGGTATCACCTGGCCCGAGCCGCCGCACGCCGTCGTCACCGACATCCTGCGCCGGTCCGAGGGCGTGATGGTCCGCGACCTCGCCGCCTTCGTCCTCCGGGGCGTCGAGCCCGAGAGCATGTACTGGCTGGACATGCCGGCGCCGCTCAAGACCATCCTCGACCGGGCCAAGAGCCCGTCCGTCGCGGTGTGGTTCAAGCAGGCGCTCGACACCATCAACGAGCGCATCAAGGCCGCCCAGGCCGAGGCCCGCGTCCTGGAGGCCCGTGCCGCCCAGGGGCTCGTCGAGGTGCTCGGCAGCGACATCGAGGCCGCGCAGTCCACGATCAAGGACTACGAGGCGACGTTCGACACGGCGCGCGCGTGGACCGAGTACGACGCGGCGGTCGCCACCAACAGCGCCGTGACCTCCCGCGTGGCGGAGCTGGAGGCCGAGCTGGCCGCCCTCAGCGTGCCCACCGGCGCCGACGAGAAGCGCGTCGCCATGCTGCGCGCCGCGACCGGCGTCGCCCGGTACTACCTCACCAGCAAGACGACGCCGCGCCAGTGCCCGTGCTGCGGCGCCGCGGCGCCCACCATCACCGAGGCCCACGTCAAGAGCGTCGAGGCGGCGACCGAGAAGATCGCCAGCGCCGACGTCGAGGCCGCCCGCAAGCGGGAGCAGGTGAAGCGGCTGACGGACACCCTCGCCAACGCGCGCCGCGCGCTCCGCCCGGCCGTCGAGCCCGAGGTCGAGCGGGTCGACGTCGACGAGGTGTGCGTCGCCAACTACGCCGATGCCGAGCGGCACCTGGAGGAACTCCAGGAGGCCAAGCGCAAGTGGGACGACGAGCAGGCGCGCGCGGCGCGGCACGCGACCATCGTCGCGGAGATCGCCACGCTCACCGCCTGGCGCGACACGCTCGTCAACCGGCAGCGGGAGATGGTCGACGACCGCCTCGACGGCTTCGTGGCCCTCGCCCGGTCCTACATGCCCAGCGCCAAGGCGCTCGGCGGGCGGACGCTCCTGGTCGACCTGAAGGGTAGCCGCCCGTTCATCGGCCTCACCGACGGCAGCGGCAACCGCTACAAGCCGTGCGGCGGCGAGTGGCAGGCGATCGTCGTCGCCTTCGCGATGGCCGCCTTCGCCAAGGTGGGCTCGCCGATCATCCTGCCCGACATCAACTGGGGCGCCCCGCTGCTCATGGCCTGCGTCGAGGCGTGGGCCGCATACCCCGGCAACGTCATCGTCCAGGTGGCGGCCGCCCCCGCCGCGCTCGATGTCGCCTGCAACACCCTCCGCTTCGGCTCGGATGGGCCTGGAAACGGGCCAGATCCGCGCGACGAGGGGGTCGAGCCCCCCGTGGTCGCCGACGAGGACGCCATCGAGGTCGAGGTCGAGGTCGAGGTGGCGCGCGCGAGCGAGGTCGACGTGGCGGAGTTCGACGTGGGTGAGGATCCGGTCGAGGCCGTCGAGGGCACCTACGACACCGACACCGACACCGACACCGACGACGACACCGACACCGACCCCCGCTACGCGCCGGAGCTGTTCGCGCCGCGGGGCCTCGTGTACCGGATGGACGCGCGGGCGAAGAAGAAGCAGTGGTCCACCTTCAGCGAGGATGGCGCCGCCTGCCTCAACCACCTGCACGACCGCTGCACCGTCCTCGTCGCGGACGCCGAGGGCGAGACCTGGGCCATGACCGTCCAGGTGCAGCTCACGAAGGTCCTGATGTTCAACAACAGCAAGGACCGCGCCCGCGCCGAGATCGCCGTCCGCCCACGGATCGGCGCCGACGGCCGCTTCCAGTACGAGATCAACGCCGTGGCCGCCGAACTCGGCTGGAAGATCGTGGCGTGCGAGGTGATGACCGACCGCGAGCGGCACGAGCGGCTGGCGCGCGAAGCGGCTCAGCGCGGCATCGCGAACCACATCACCTGGCGCGGTGTCCGCCTCCCGGAGGACGCCCCGTACTGGTTCAACAGCATCATCGCCGAGCACGGCCTGAAGTCGCACCCGAGCGTGTACGGCCTGAAGTGAGCGGGCGGCTGGCGGGTGGATGCGCTTCCACCTCGCCAGCCGCGGCCGGCTACCGCCCCGTCGACCCGAAGCCCCCGGACCCCCGGGGGCTCTTGGCGTCCTGGACCAGCCCGTCGATGTCGATGTCGGCGACCTGGGCGAACACGACCTGGGCGATGCGGTCGCCCGGCTGGATGTAGTGACTGGGAAGGAGGAGGTGGTTGAAGCGCACCCGCTGGAGGATCACGCCGACCTCGCCTTCGTAGTCGCTGTCGATGGTGCCGGGCGCGTTGAGGACGGTGATGCCGTGCTTGGCGGCGAGGCCAGAGCGGGGGCGGATCTGCGCCTCGTAGCCGGGCGGGATGCTGAAGCGGAGGCCGGTGCGGATGACGCGGACGTCGCCGGTGAACATCTCGGCACCCTCGGCCGCGCAGATGTCGAAGCCGGCGGCGCCGGCGGTCGCGCGCACCAGCGGGAAGGCGGCGCGGCCCTCGGCCAGCGCGTCGGGGTGCTGCTCGATGATGAACTGCGGAAGCATGTTGACGTTCTCCAGGCGCCGAGGTAGAAGGATGGTAGCTGGCGCCGCTGGAAGCGTAACCCGCCAGCAGGAGAACGGCATGGACAACGACATCGAGAAGCGCCTCGCGAGCCTCACCCCCTTCGCCCGCGAGCAGGTCGACAGCACCTGGCTCGGCGGCACGCCGAAGCGGGACTGGCTGATCGTCGGCCTGCTGCTGGAGACGCTGGAGGACCTGCTGGTGCGGTTCTGCGAGCGGTTCCATGACAAGGGGCACGGCGAGTGGGAGTACGACGTGATCTTCATGGACGACGGGAACGTGCGCGTGCGCGTTGTCCTCAGCGACACCTACTCCGAGGGGCGTCAGACCTACGACAAGGGGAACCCCATCGACGCACTCGTCGACCAGATCAACGCCTTCGCCCTCCGCCTGGAGCCGACCGACCAGGAGAAGCGGGACGACGCAGAGGTGTCCGCGGCGTGTTAGACTGACCTCCTCCAAGGGGCGCCTCATGGGCCGACGCTCAGCGTTTCCACGCAAGAGCCAGTGGGCAACCGCGTTCACCGACGCGAGCTACGACTGGCGGACTGGAACGGGGGGCGTCGGCATCGTCCTGATGCTCTACGACGCCGACGGCCGGACGCACACGGAGACGTTCACGGCGCCGGTGCCGCTGTCGCACGCCAAGAGGCGGCACCAGATCGACCCGCTGTACGCCGAGATGTACGGCTGCGTCCTCGGCATCCAGGTCGCGCTCGACCTGTGGTGGCACGACATCCAGGGCGTCCACCTCCGGTGCGACAACAAGAACGCCATCGACCTGCTCACGCGGGCCGAGCGCCTGTGCCGCAAGGGGCCGAGCGTGCCGTGCGCCGCCTTCGACGCGCTCACGCCCCGGCCCGACATCCAGGAGCTGCTGATCTGGCGCGCGTCGCTACCGACCCTGGTGTCGCCCCGCTGGGTTCCAGGTCACCAGAAGTCGGCGTCGAAGGCGGCCAAGGCGAACCGGATGGCCGACCGCCTCAGCCGCATGGCCGGGTAGGCCCGCTCACCGGAGCAGGGCCTCGGCAACGTAGGAGGCCAGCGCCTCGGCCATCGGCGGGGGGACGGCGTTGCCGATCTGGCGGTAGACGGACTCCTTGTTGCCGACGAACTTGCGGCCGGGCGCGAAGCCCTGGAGCGCGGCGCACTCGTCCGGCGTCAGCCGGCGGCGCCCGACGGCCAGGAAGGCAGCGTCGGCCGCCCGGTCGGGCCCGCCGTTGAACGTCCAGTTCGTGATCGCCGAGGCCCGCGTGCCCTTGCCTTCCGTCGTCATCACGGTGGGCGCGGGAAGGTAGAGGCGGTGCGGCTCGCTGCCCGCGCGGCCGTAGCCGCGAGAGTAGACGATCTCGCCCGTCACGCGGCAGCGGCCGTCGACGGGCGCGTCCGCGAGGTACGGGATCGCGTCGAGAAGGTTGCGGCGGCGCGCGCACATCTGCGGACCGTCGGTGAACGCAGGCGGGTCGCGGACGTCCTCGTGGAAGGCGATCAGGATGCTCCGGTTGCGGTGCTGCGGCACGCCGAAGTCGGCGGCGTCGTAGACGCGCACGTCGGTCCAGGTGTAGCCGAGCGGCTTGAGTGCCGCCTGCCACCGGCACATCACGTCGTACGCGGCCTTGACGTTCTCGATGATCACCGCCTTCGGGCGGAGGCGCTCGATCACCGCCAGCGTCGCCGGCCAGCCGTCGAACGCCTCGTGGCGCCGTCGGCTGTTCGCCCGGCTGTGGAGCTGGCACGGCGGGCTTGACCACAGCAGGTCGGGCGGCAGCACGTCGCCGAAGTCTACCGGCTGCGCCAGGTCGGCCAGCCGCGCCGTGTGACCGTTGGCCGCCAGCGTCATCACACAGTCAGGGTTGTTGTCGATGGCGAGCTGCCCGTGGAAGCCGGCGGCGCGGATCCCGTCGGACGCGCCACCGCCGCCGGCGAACAGCTCGATGGAGGTGAGGCGGGGCGGCATCAGGTGCTCAGCCAGAAGTAGAGGGCGTAGAAGGCGCCGAAGGCGGGCCAGCCGATGAAGGCGACGAAGGCGGTCACGAGGAAGCTGATCGAGACGAAGACCAGCGACAGGCGCTTCCAGGGCTGGACGATGCGGTTGTATTCCTCGAAGGCGCTCAGCAGGAAGCCGGAGATGCCGCAGATGGTGAGCAGCGCCATGTGGACGGAGACGAAGCCCTTGTAGAGCGAGGTCGGCACACCGGCGAAGTAGAGCGCCAGCATGACGCCGGCGATGATGAGGATGTTGTTGATGATGAAGTTGCGGCGAGACAGGACTTTGAGGGACAAGGCGGCCTCCTGTGTTGAGCAGCCGACCACCTTGTACCTCGTCAACGCACGCCCGTCAACCCCCGCTACACGATCGAGCAGGCGCCGGAGGTGCAGGCGAACGTCTGTTGGCCCTCGGCGAAGCCGTTCTCGAACGACGCCATCCGCGACCAGTCCACCTCCGGCAGCGACGCCAGCCGGGCCTCGTACTCGGCCTCGGTGATCTCCTCCAGCGGGGCGCCGTAGTAGACGTGATCGTCGTACGGGAAGAACGACAGGCCGCCGATCTTGTCCAGGTGCTCGAACACCCACGCGCCCACCTCGTCCCACTCGTGCTCGCGGACGTTGACGGTCGCGGACTGGTTGTGGCCCTTGACCGCCAGCCAGGAGCGGTTGAGCAGGTCGATGCGCTCCAGCATCTGGATCGCCGTCTCGTCCTCGCGCGTGAAGGCCCCTTCCGGCGCTCGGACCGGGACCTCGAACGTCCACCCTCCCACGGCCTCCGGGGCCAAGGAACCGGCCTCCAGAGCCGCGGCGACACCCTCCCCGGTCGGGATGCACGGGACGCCCGCCGCGCGCAGGAGCGCGCACACCGGCGACCGCGCCGACACCTGGAAGCGTCGGATGTAGAACAGCGCGTGGTGCGCGTGGACGCCCGACGAACAGCCCAGGAACACGCTGCTGTTGCCGTCCGGCTTGCCGCAGGTGAGCCCGGCCGCCTCGTTGATCCCGAAGCGCGCCGCCCAGGTGAGGTTCGCGCGCTCGACGCAGGCGTTCATCAGCGTGAGCGTGGCCTCGTTCGTGCTGATGTGCAGCGCGTCCACCTGGCCGGCGAGGCCGACGCCGAGGAGCGCGTCGCGGCGGGTGACCTCCTCCCAGCCCTTGCGCACGCCCGGGAAGTTGGTGAGGCACGCCTGCATGGTGCCGATGAAGGCGGCGAGGTCGGCCTTCCGCAGCGCGGTGACACCGTTGTCGTGCGGCCGGAGGACGATGTTGCTGAGATTGCACTGGAACGTGAGCGTGTTGTTGAACACGCCCATGTGGCGCTCGCTCTCCTCGAAGCAGTATGTGTCATGCAGCCCGGGGAGCGCCTCGATCGACCGGATGGTCTGGTACTTCGACTTGAACTTCGGCGCGTGACCTCCGCTGGTGTCGAGGCGCTTGCACGGGATGTCGGCGCAGTCGGTGATGCAGATGTAGTAGAGGTTCCGCGAGCGGGTGCCGTAGTTCGTGACGGCGCCCTCCTCGGCGAACAGGCTGATCGACGAGCGGATGCCGCACCGGGTCAGAAGAAGCTGCACCTTCTTGGCGTGCTCCTCGCCGCTCAGGTAGAGCCGGACGCCGCCCTTGCCGTTCTTGCTGCCATCGGTGTCCAACCAGCCCGCGATGAAGGCCAGGATCGACTCGCGGCTCCAGGTGAACATGGCATCGAGCGCGCTCGCGTCAGCGCGGATCGCCGCCATCTCGGCAACTGGAACGGTGACGCAGCGAACGGTCTGCTTGTCAACGGCGTAGCCCGCAGGGCGGCGGCGCTTGTGGCGGACACCCTCCAAGGGGATCTTGTCGATCTTCGCGCCCATCAGAGCGACGTGGACCGACTCTGAGGTGAAGTTCTTGCGCGCACGCCGCTGAATGTAGCCGTCACCGATGGCGACTCCGAGATCGTAGGCGTACGGCACCGAGGTTCCGTCGGCGAGATCCATACGGAACTGAGGGGTGGCCCAGGTCTTGTCGCCGACGCTGGCCGCCAGTTCCGCCGTGGTCATCTCGCGCCACGCCTGCTTCGTGTTCCGCGTGTAGATGTTCGACACGAGGAAGCGATGCCCGCCCGTGCAGTCCAGGTGGGAGCCGTCCGAGAACTTGACACGGAACAGCGGCTGATCCGTCCCGGTCTGGAACGGCTGGACCTTCGCCCACTTCTCGCCGTTCCAGATGTGGACGGGCTTGCCGACGGCATCCTTGATCGTCGTCAGACCTTCACGGGTAATCAGCGGCGTGTCGCCGGCGACGCACAACTGGCCCCCGCCCGAGGAGTAGTCGCCGGTGCGAGACGCCATCTCCAGCGCGTCCAGCCACGCCAGCCAGATCTCCATGCACGGGTTCCCGCGCACGGGGACGCCGCGGTACAGCGCCCGCGTCGTGTTCACGATGCCGCGCTCGCCCGCGCCGCTGGAGCGGAGGATCTCCCACTCGCGGCTGAAGTCCGTCCACGTCACCTCGTCGCCCGGCTCGATGACCCAGGAGTTGTTCGCCTGGTACCGCTGCTCGGGGATGGTGGTGCCGTTGGCCGCCGCCGACGGGTAGTGCTTGGCCCACCGCATGTCGTCGTCGTCGCGGTCGCTGAACGAGATCATCGCCGACCGGCGGACGCCTCCGACCTGGACGATGCTGCCCGCGAGGCAGAGGAGGTCGTGGACCTCGACCGGCGCCAGCTTCCGCTTCTCGTAGCCGGCCGTGCGGATCGCCTCGCGGAGCGCCATCAGGTACTTGCGCAGCGGCTCCGGCCCGCTCGCCTCACCGCCCTTGGTCTTGAGCGGCGTCCCCTCGGCGCGGACGCGGCTGTAGTCGAAGTCCACGTCGCCGCCCATGAACCACGCCCGGACGCCGACGGCGGTCGCGCGCCGCCAGCCATCGGTGCTGTCCTCGATGACGTGCCGCGGGATCGCGCAGACCTGCGGGACCGCCGGCTGGGGCAGCTTGCTGACGAACTTCCGCTCGACGCTGAAGCCGAAGCCGGTGCCCTGCATCAGCACGAACAGCGCCTCGGAGAAGATGGCGGGGCTGTCGGCGGGCGCGAAGGCACAGTTTCCGGTGACGAGGCCGGACGGCAGCACGAAGGAGTGGTCGTCCTCGACAACAAGGCACCACACGGGCTCCACGGCGTCCTCGACGATCTCCCGCGCGCGGAAGTTGCCGCTGGTGCCCGGGTAGAAGCCCTGGCTGAGGCCGAAGAACGACGTGGTGGGCCGCGTTCCGTAGTTGGTCGTCTGCCCGGTCAGGTCACGCTCCGCGGTGACGTAGCAGCCCACCGACGGGAACATCGACCGGATGAACTCGATCCCGTCTTCGTTGCTGGACTGGATCGAAAGGAAGCGGCCCTCGCGCCCCTCCTTGTAGTTGACGGCGCCGTCGGCGTCCAAGTAACCACGGATGAACGCGGTCAACTCGGCGATGTTCTCGGCGCCACCTTCGGGGAGGGTCTTGAGGTAGGATCCGAAGTAGAGGAGCGCATCACCGTTGAAGGAGGGCGGCGAGCAGTGACCGCACCCGAGCGCCTTGAAGCGGTCGAAGAAGCGCATCTTGTTGCCGCACAGGCGCACCGCGGACTGATGGTACTCCCCTCTGGAGTTCTTGAGCAGGGTGCCGTCGCCATACACGAAGCCCCGGGCCCACGCGATCTTCTCGTTCTCGGGTGCGGTAGCGTAGTCCCACCGGGAGACGATCTCGGGCGGAGGGAGGATGGCGTCGCCCACGCGGAGGTTCGTGGTGCGGCTGCCATCCGCCAGGAGCCACTGGTGATCGGCCGTCGCTCGCACGGTGACGGTTCCGCGGCCACGGGAGAAGCGGATCTTGTAGAGGCGCTGCTCGCCGAAGCAGCGGACGACGGCGGGCTTGTACGCTCCAGTGTGCGTCAGGACGCGCACCGTGTCACCGTCGTTGAAGTCGGCGAAGCTACGCACGCCCTGGTCGGTGATGAACTCCGTCTCAACCCCCAGACAGTTGTAGCTCGCCAGGTCGTTGACCTCCAGGACGTCGCCGGCGGCCCACAGGCCGCGCATCGACGGCATCACGTCGCGCAGGAACACGGCGCGGATGGCCTCGACCACCTTCTCGTCGAAGGCGTCGAGCATGATCAGCCGGGCGGACTTGTTGTCGTGCGCCCCGGCGATCTGCTGGTACATGCGGTGGCGCATGTACGCGCCCCACCGGATGACCGTCTCGCGCCAGGTCTCGCGGGCACCATCGCTCTTGATCCGGGCGTAGGTCCGCAGCCGGACCGCCTCGCTGGCGAGCCGAGCGCCCGGCGAGAGCGACGCGAGCGCGTCACCATCGGCGAGATCGGAGAGGGCGTTGGCGACGAACGCCTCGTGAGAGGCGCGGGAGTGGGCCCACTGGAGCCCGATCAGGTCGATGGTCATGGTGCGCGGGGGTCCTTGCGGTTGGTGGGATCGTCGGCATGGCCGGCTGGCGGGCGTCGGACGGCGCCCGCTGGCTGCCGTCCCGCACACACCTACAGGCCCTTGTGCTCTAACAGTCGGAGAGCGGCCTGCCAAGGCCGGAGGGCGCGGTGGAGATCGTCGGCCGCCAGCCGAAGGTCGGCGCGTCGGATGATCTCCGCATGGAGCTTCGCCTGCTCGGTCTGGAGCGTCGCCTCCTCGGACGGGTCCACCAGTCGGAGGGGTGATGCGGCGAGCGCAGGGCTACCCATTGGTGCCTCCGACAGAGCGGATCCGGGCCAGGAGGTCCATGATCTTGTCGAGCGGCGGCTGCGACGCCAGGAGGGTGCGGACGTCGCCGCGCAGGTCGGACAGGGCACGCTCCGCCTCCCGGACGTACTCCTGAACCCGCTCGACGTCCGCCTCCACGCGCGTCAGCCGGTCGCGCAGCGCGGCCACGTCCTTGTCGTTGCCGCTGTTCTTCTGGTCCATCACCAGCTTGTAGATGAGCTGGAGGAGCATGGACATGACCGCCCCGCCGGCGAGGCCGGCTCCGGTGTCACTGAACACGGGGAAGCCCTCCATGCACCACCTCCTCGGCTACTTCGCCAGCTTGCGGACGGGAGCCGCCGACCACATCCGGCAGGAGTGGTAGCGCGCCTTGTTCGGCGGGCCGGGATCGTCGCAGCCGTGCCGCGCCCGGAAGTTCTTGCGCCGTTCGGGATCGTCCCGCCGGATCTCCATGTCGGGGTCGCCGAACCGCACGGTGTACGGCTTGCCTTCGTAGTTGCCGGTCGCCACGAACTTCTTGCGGCCGTAGCCGGGCTCACCAGGACGGATGCGGCGGGTGGACATCGAGGGCTCCTGGGGCGTGCGATCCACGTCGGTAGTAGTCTACTAATCGAGGATAGTGGATCAGTGGATTTCGGTTTCGCCGCTGCCTACGGCGTTCTCGTCAATCGTGGTGTTCGGCTGTCGGCGCGTTTGGCGCGTTGGAGCAAGCGGTTTCGGGCTGTTCGGAGGCGACCTGTCAACTTTCGCCGCGAACCACGGCGTTCTCGTCGTCGCTACCCGCAGGCTGCCACGATGGCACGCGCCACGCGGCGGAGGGTGTCCTCCGTGTAGAGCCGCGCGCAGGCGGGGTTGCTGATGAAGCCCAGCTCGATCAGCCCGGCGTGAACCCCGGCCGGCGCGGTGAAGGTGGGCTCGACCAGGTTGGCGGCGTGGCTCCAGGTCGGGCGGGCGGCGGCCACGGGGCGGACGTCGCTCACGCTGGCGGACGCGAGGGCGAGGGACAGGCGCTCGGCGGTCTTGCGCCCGGCGGCAGACCGCGGGTCGTACATCGCCATCGAGTACGCGGCGGTCGAGGAGCCGGCGTTGACGTGGAGGTGGAGGACGATCCCCGCCTTCGTCGGACCTTCGGCGATCCAGGCTTGCGCGGCGTCGCGCCGCGCGGTATAGGTGTGGGGCCCGCCCTCGGGGCTGTCGAAGATCCGAGCCTCCACCGGGAACTGCTCGACGACGTAGCGAGCCAGCTCGCGCACGATGTCAGCCTCCCGGAGCCCGTGTCCGCCGGCGCCAGGGTCGAAGCGACCGGGCCCTCGCCAACCGTGGCCGGGGATGATAGCGATACGCTTGGACGGCGATGGCATGGCGTGGCCTCCCGTCCGACCATCCTAACACGCCGCGGGCCCTGACGCCCGCAGGAGGGACGTCATGGCTGATGTGAAGCTGTCCGCGGCGCAGAAGCGCGCGCTGGAGAAGTTCACCCCGGGCGAGGTGCGGACGACGGTGGGCCTCAACAGCAGTACGCTGGAGGCCCTGGAGACGCGGTGTCTGGTGGTCCGCGGGAAGGCGGCGCTTGACACGTCATGGTCGAACCGCGCCAAGCACATCCTCGTCGAAGCCGTCGCCATCACCGTCGCCGGCTACAAGGCACTCACTGGCGAGGCCGCATCGGCGGAGGTGATCGAGGCGTGCGAGAAGGCCGCGCTCCGGCTCTCCCTCGGGCTGAAGGCGGATCCTGCCCGTCTGCGGTCCGTGCGCCGCATCCTGAACAACGACATCACGGATGTCCGCGAGCGCGAGCGGCGGATCGCCGCCCTCCTCAAGCGGATCGCGGAGGAGGAAGCGCACCTCGCCTACGCGAAGCAGACGTGCGACGAAGCACTGGCGAAGTTCAACGAAGTCAAGAACGAGCGCACTGAGGCCGCCCGCCAGTACGAGGCGCTCACCGGGCTCACGCTGCTTGCCGGCCCCGGCGAGGACGAGCCGTAGCCCTCCGCCTACCGCGCCGCGCGGAGGAGCCGGAGCAGACGCGCGGCGTGCTGGACGTTCTGGACGTAGAGCACCTTGGCGTCCTCCGACTCCGCGTCCGGGTTGATGATGACGACGGCGGCACGCCCGTACTTCGCCTCGGCGAGGTTGAGGTCCCGCCCGTACGGGTCGAACCGTTTGTAGCTCCCGACCTGGAGGACGTGGACGAGGCTCGTGTCCGGTCGCTCGATCAGGGCGTAGCCGTGCTGGTGCGTGTGCCCGCACGCCAGCACGTCGGCCTTCCAGGCGCCGCGGACGGCTGCCTTCTGCGGTCCGTGGTTGACGTTCCACTCGCTCCGTCCCGGGAAGCTGTGCCGGACGTGCAGCCGCACCGGCGCCTTCCACCCGGGTCCGCTGATCTTGAGCCGCGCGTCCGAGTGACGGATCCGCTGGACGCCGGTGATCCGGCCGAGCAGCTCGACGATGGTGCCGCGGCGCCCCCAGGTGTCGTGGTTGCCGAGCACCCACAGCAGCCACTTGTCGCCGAGGGCCTTGCCGTACCACTCCAGGAGCCGCCAGCCTTCCGCGACGGTTCCCTCGTTGTCGGCGTAGAGGTCGGCGAGGCGGCCGACCCAGTTGTCCGTCATGTCACCGAGCGACACGGCGAACATCCCCTCCGTCTCCGCGACGGTCGCCAGGTCGGCGCGCATGGCGGGCAGGTCGCACCCGTCGTTGTCGAGGTGCGGGTCGCCGCCGAAGTAGATGGCGATGGGCCCGCGGACGTTGAGGCTGATGACCTCGCCGTCCTCGGGCGGCTGCGCGGCGGCGCGGCGCTTGAAGGCGGCGGTGCGCCGCTCGACAAGCGCGTCGAGCGTCTCCTCGCTCGGGTCGTTGCTCATGGGTGCGTCTCCGATGTGGGTGTGCTTCTCTGGCGCGACTACGGCGCTTGTCCCACGCCCGCTGCCTTGAGCGAGGCGACGATGGGCCTTGCGATTGCACGGCAGTCGGCCGCGCTTGGGGACGTCGCGCTGTTCTCGTCGAACACGTTGATGATGGCGTCCATCTCAGCGACAGTGAGGCGAACGGTGACGACGTAGACCTGCTGCCCGTCGATGGTCGCGCCGGTGCCGTGGTGGGTCGCGTCAAGGGTTGCGCTCACACGGCCTCCAGACGAGAGACGCGCACGCGGGAGATGGTGCCCGCGCAGGTGTGCTTCACGCTGCAAAGCAGGTTGAAGTTCGAGCCGAAGATCTGCGACGAGGCGGCGGACTGGAGCGCGGAGCCCGGGTGTGACATGCTGGTCACGTCGGCGGGGTCGGAGAACGTGGTGGTGCCGGCGGTCACCTTGGCGCGCGCAAAGCGGCCGTTCATAATGCGCAGGTCCAGCACAAATGAGCTAAGGGTGGACCCGGCCGTGAACACAGACCCTGACGTCGCATCGTAGTACCACGAGAGGTCCGCCGTGCCGGCGCTGGCGTGGTTGAGGAACAGCCCGACGAATCCGGCGCCCTGGATGGTCAGCGGCGACACCCCAATCAGCAGGTATCCCGACGTGGAGACCGCGAAGCCCGTGATGGCCACCTGCACAAGCACGTCGCCGGCGGCGAAGAAGGCGTCATCCGTCGAGAGCAGCGTGTCGAGGTTGATCGCGGCGTTGACGTTGCCGGTGCCGGCAACCCCCGTGGTCGTGAGCCCGTCGGCGGTCACCTGCACGTTGCCGCTGGTCGACCCGGACCGCGTGGTGGTCACCGTGGCGATGGTGGTCGCACCGCCGCCGGTCGTGATGTTGTTGGTGCCCGTGCTCCACGGCCCGGCGATGTCCGCTGCCGAGAGGTCGAGGTCGGCCTTCGTCACCCAGTCGTAGGCCCCGCCAGACGATGCCACCTGGACGCCGTGGACCGCCGTCGCCAGCGGGTTGTTGCTCGCGTCACGCGCCGTCAGCGTGTGGACGAACGCGGTGCCGTCCGCGGTTCCGCTGTAGCTGTACGCGCCGAGTCCCGTACCTGTCGCGGTCGTGGTTCCGCTGACGTTGGTGACGGCCGAAACGTAGTTGTCGATCAGCCCGTCCGGGTCGGTGAACGCGCTGAACGTCTTGTTTGCTGGCGTACCGCCGCTGGCGACGCTCTCCGAGGTGGCCGCCGGCGGGGTGACCGCCGACGGCGGCGACGGCATGATGTCGACGCCGTGTGCCGCGGTGGCGAGCGGGTTGTTGCTCGCGTCACGCGCGGTGAGGAGGTGGACGAACGCGGTGCCGGGGCCGGCGCCGCTGTAGGTGTAGGGGCCGAGGCCGCTACCGCTCGCGGTCGTGGTGCCGACGATGTTGAGGATCGAGGAGGCGTAGTTGTCGATCAGCCCCTCGGTGTCCGTGAACGCGCTGAACGTCTTGGCCGTCGGCGTGTCCGTGTCGGGCAGATCTTCCGACGTCGCCGCCGGCGGGGTGACCGTCCCGCCACCGCCACCGCCACTCGCCGGCGGGTCGAACGCCGACGCCGCCAGCGCGCCGAGGCGGGGGCGGATCGCGTACCAGCCCTGGTTGCTCACGAGCCGCCCTTGCGGTTGTAGGTGAGGAAGGACTGGACGGTGGCCGTGCCAGCGTCGAGCTTGACATGCAGCCAGACGGCGGGCTCGTTGGCACCGAAGGCGCCGCTGCCGGCCACGACGAACGGGGCCTCCGCATCGATCGCACCGGCGAACCAGTTGCTGCTGTCCTTGTGGGCGCTCCAGACCGCGCCGGTCTGGACGGCCGTGATCGGGGCGCCGCCCGCTGCGTCGCTGGACAGGTACCAGGAGAAGGACACGGCGGTCACGATCGAGGTGAACTTGATGTGGACCTGCCCGAAGGTGGCGTGCGACGGCCTGTCGCCGAGCGTGAAGTCCGTGTACTGCACGGACTTCCAGGTGTTGTCGGCGGCCAGCGTGGAGGTCTTGGCCGAGTCAGGGACGTATTGCCAGGTCGGCGGCATGGGGCTACACTCCTCGCGTGCCCCAGCCTAACACGATCCGGCCCGCCTTGCCAGCGGGGCGGCTGATGGGTTACCGGAGCGGGTGCACAGCAACCCTCAAAGGAGCGCAACACCATGAGCCTCGCCGCAAAGCTTCACGCCATCTACGTCGACAACATCACCGCCTTCGAGCGGGACTACCCGGAACTCGCCGGCGCCATCCGTCAGTTCGTGATGGACACCTTGGAGGGTTGCGCCAAGCACGCGCAGTCCGCGACCATCAACGTCAATATCGCCGCGTCGACCGCGATCATGGCCGTCAACGGGCACAGTGGGATGACCGTCAGCGCGCGCCTGTACGTCCAGCACTTCTGCCGGAGCCTGGAGGGTGATGGTGTGTACGTGTACGAGCCCGGGCCCGTCGGCGGCGGTGAGACCATCACCATCGCGTGGCCGTACCGGGTCCCGCAGTCCGACACCAGCGGCGCCGCCCCGGAGGGCTCCACCGACGATCCGACCGGCCGCGGCGCCCGCGCCATCACGACGCTGGACGACATCGTGAACGACAACCTGGCCGAGTTCGATGCGGACTTCCTCATCAAGCACGGCGGTCTTCCGGCGAACTGGCGCGACGACCCCGAGACGGAGGCGCGCCTCCTGGTTCGCGCCCTGATCAACTGCGACTGGCGCCCCCGCTGACCGGCTACTCCCGCGCGGCTGCGTCCGCGTCCCGGCGCTCTGCGCCGAGGCGCTCGTCGGCGCCGCGGCGGATCGGGTAGCCGAGCAGCGTGATCATAGTCTCGAAGGCCGTCGCGGCCGCCGCCCGGTCGCCGGCCTTGGAGGCGATGTAGTACGCCTGCGCGGCCATCTCGAACTCGCGCTTGACGTCCGCGAGCGCGAACTGCGAGAGGATGTTGACGGCCGCCCAGGTGCCGGCGCTGACGTAGTAGGTGTAGCGCCCCTCGACGGTCGCGCCCTCCTCGTTCGCCTTCTCCAGCGGAACGTCGTCGCGGCGGATCGTGACGAGGCTGGCCGGGAGCATCGCGCCGATCCACTCGGGGATGCGGACCTTGCCGTCGGCCTCCTTTGCGGCGAGCGCCTGGTACGTTTGGATGACCTGCCCAGCCAGCGGCGACCGCTCGGCGTCCTCCGGCGAGAACGCCGTCTCGTCGATGTTGATGATCGGGGCTTCCACGCCGGCGGCGGAGAGCCCCGCGTTGAAGACACCGCCGGCGATGGAGCCCAGCAGCCCCATCACGTTGACGGCGGTGGCGATCATCGAAGCCGTCTCCGACTCCTGCATGATCAGGGCGGCGATCTGGAACGGCGAGGCCGTGTCCAGGTCCTGCTGGAGCATCCGGATCTGCGACCGCCCGCGGGAGTAGCGGACGTACCGCTCGTCGGCGATGCCCGGCGCGACAAGCATCGGGTTGCGGCTGTCGCCCGCCCGGAGGAACTTCGCCGCGAGCTGCGTCGCGCCGGTGTTCGGGCGACCGCTCACGCTGAACAGGTCCTGCCCCACCGGGATCTTCGTGCCGACCCGGTTGGAGACGATCGCCCGGAGGGCGGCCACCTTGTCGGCGGGCAGCGGGTAGCCGTGCTCGCGCTCCAGCGCGCCGACCATGCCGTAGTACATCTCGCGCTGCTCAGGCGTCATCTGGTCCGTGTCGATGCCGTACTCGTCGGACGTGTAGGCGTCGATGAGGGACTGCGCGCCGGCGAAGATGCCGGCCTGCGCCCGGCGCGCCCGCATGAGCGCCACGCGACCGCGGTTGGTGAACAGCAGGTCGAGCACGGCGCGGTTGTTGTTCTTGCGCCAGGCCCAGAAGGGCAGGAACAGCGACACAAACAGGCTACGGTCATTCCCGTGGACCGTACGGCCGTAGTTGTAGAGGATCGCCGACGTCGAGCGCGCGGCGCTCACGGGGTCGAACCCGTCCTCCAGGAGCGTCACGTACAGCGACAGGCGCTCCATCGACGAGAACTGCTCCATCGTCGCGGACGTCACCTCGCGGGACCACTGGACGACATCCAGCGCGTTCGCCGCGAGCTGCCGCGCGGTCTCCACGGGGATGCGCGGATACCGACGGAGCAGGTTGGAGACGGCGAGGCTGGGGTTCGCCTCGGCCTCGCGCATGGTCATGCCGAACATGTCGCGCAGGCTGGCCTCGACGCGCTGGCTGGTGTCGAAGCTGGACAGGACGCCGTACTGCTGGGCGACGTCGCGGGCCTCGCGGGCGGTGGTCTGCCCAATCGAGGTGGGGATGATCGTGTTCTCGCCTCGCCACACGCTGAGGACGCTGGGACGCTGCATCCCGAGCGCGAGCATCTCCTCCACCCGAGCGTGGTGGGCCGCGAGGCCGGCGTCGTCGAGGCCGCGCACGAACCGCTCGATGGCGGCGGCGGCAGCCTGCCCGCCGTCCGCGAGGCGGCCCACGACGTCCACCTCCGTCCCCTGCTGGCGCGCCATCTGGATCGCCGGGGCGAGCCCGGGGATGAGGCCGTAGATCCCGCCCGCCGCGGTGCGCGCGGTGTACCGCGCGGTCACGGACGGGTTGGTCATGGTGAGGACGCGGAAGAAGCCGTCCACCGTGTCCTGGACCATCTTCTTGTTGTACAGGAACAGGTTGCCGCGGACGATCGAGGTGCTCGCCGCGCGGCCGATCAGCTTGGCGCGCTCGATGTCGGCGGAGGTGCCGCGCTCGAAGGCCGCGATCTCGATCGGCTTGGCCTTGCTGAACGCCTGCGCCAGGATGGCGGCGGCGGAGCGCGGCACGTAGATGTCCTCGCCGGTGAGGTCGATGCGCTCCATGTCGCCGCGCTCGGCCAGGCCGAACACGCGGATCAGCCGCTCGGCCTCAGCGCGCTCGGCGTCCTCCAGGTACTCGCCGCTGATCGCCTTGGAGATCAGGCTGTACTGGTCGGGCGAGATGGCGGCGCCGGTGCGGGAGAGCCGGATGGTGCCGTGCGTGGTCTGGGAGTACGCGGTCAGGTGAACCACGAGGTTGACGGCGCGCCGGTTGAGGGCGATGTCGTCGAGCGAGGTGGTCTTGACGATGCCGATCAGGCGCTGCACGAAGCCCTTGATCTGGTCGGGATCGCCGAAGTCGGGGTCGGGGTCGGTGAGGATCTCCAGCAGCGGGATGTCGATCGCGGCGCTCGCCCCGGGCACCGTGTCGCCCTGGCCGAAGGCGATCTTGCGCATGTCGCCCATGAAGTCGGGCGCGAGCTGCATGGAGATCTGCTCGGCCTGCTTCGACGCCTTCGCGTCCCGCAGCGCCCGCGCCTGCACGAGGTCGGCGACCGCCTTGGACAGCGCGTCGTTGGCCTCGCCCATCTTCTCGCGGCTGATCGGGCGCCCCTTCGGGTCCTCGGGCAGCAGGAAGTGGGTGTTGAGCCACTGGATGGCGTCGAACCGGCGGCCGTCCTTCCGCGCGACGCGGGCCGCGTCGATGGCACCGCCGACCAGCTCGGCGGCCGTGACGGTGCTCTCGTTGCTGCGGCGGCGCACGCCAGCGATCACCTTGCCACCGGGCGTGCCCTCGCCGCCAGCGCGGAAGTCGTCGACGATCCGCGTCATCATGGCGCGCGCGTTCTCGGCGGCGTTGATCCGACCGGAGGAGGAGACGGGCACGCCGAACGGCGTCACCAGCCCTGGCTCGCCCGTGAGGTAGCGGTAGATCAGGTCGCTGTTCGGGGCCTGCCGGAGGAGGACCACCATGTCGCCGATGCCCTGCTCGACCTCGTTGGCGAGGGGCGCCAGGAACGGACGCAGCGGCGGCGGGTTGCGCACGAACGGAGCGGCGGAGGCATCGCCGATGACGGGCAGGGACAGGTACTTGAGGATGGTGCGGGTGACGCCAGGACCGCCGCCGTCCAGCAGGTACGGAGCGTGGAGCGCCTGGTCGATCGCCTCGGTGAGCGACCGGGTGGCGATGGTGGCGCCACGGCGGCGGGTGGTGGCGCGGGGGAAGGCGGCCTCGGTGTCGATCGCTTCCGCGCCCGACAGATCGGTGCGGATGCCGGGGATCGCCTCCGGGGTCAGGGCCTCCGCCTTGAGGACCGGCACCGGCGCCCGGACGAAGGCGAAGCCGTCCCGCGGGGTGGCGCCGGTGGCGTCGCCGTACATCGTGTTGATGTTGACCTCGTGCGGCTTCCAGGTGGGGCGCCCGCCGGCCAGAGCCGCGGCGATGGTGTCGTCATCCTCGCCAACCACGCTCTCTGGGATCTCGACCGCCCGCCGCTCGATGAGGGCGACGCCGAGGTCCTTCTTGGCCTGGTTGAGCCGCTTGTTGAGGGCGTACCCGGACAGACCTTCCGCGCGGGCGGCCTGCTCGACCTTGGCGTACTCGGCGACAGCGCGGTCCAAGATCTCCTCGTACGCCTCCGGCGAGTAGTACTGCTCCTCGCCCATGAAGCGGATGAGGACGGCGTGCTGGTCCGGGGTGGCGTTGACGGCGATCTTGACCTTCGAGGAGATCACCTTGTCAACCTCGCTGCTCACCTGCCGCGAGAGCGCCCGCGCCTGCGAGGTGGCGGCGGTGTCGATGATCAGCGGGACGCTGCCCTGGTCGCCGTAGGCGACGCGGGCGATGGGGGCAGCCGGGTTGACGTTGCCACGCGCCTTGTTGACCACGCGGCGGAGGTTGGGCGCGAAGCCGCCCTTGTCGAGCAGCGCCTCGGTGATGGCGCGCACCTCGGGGACGTCGCCGAACAGCGGGGTCGCCGCGCCGGCGCGGAGGGCCGCGGCCGTGCGCATCGCCGCCAGCCCGCGGACTTCGGCCGCCACGAGCGTCGCGTCGATGAGCGAGTCGATCTCCTCCAGCGCCTCCTTCTCGCCGCGGGCCTCGCGGTACTTGCGCGCCTGCTGGTGAAGGTCGGTCACGCCCTTGTAGAAGTCGTCGAGGGCGGCGGCCGCCTCGCCGACGCTCTCCTCGTCCTTGGTGAGCGCCGAGGAGGCTCGCTGGTTGATGGGGGTGAAGATCGCGTTGGCGGCGCGCTTGTTGGCGGCGAGGTCGGCGGCGATGTCGAAGGGGATGTCCGCCGCGTTCACGTCGTCCTTGCCGGCCTCGACGGCCTTCAGCCGGTTGTAGAGCGCGCGCAGGTCGGCCAGGTCGGCCTTGCCGACGATCTCGGCGATGTCAACGTCGCCGTCCTTGTTGGCCTTGATGCGCGCGATCAGCTTGAACGGCTTCCTCGGAGCCGGTGCGGCGGGAGCGGGCGGCGCGGGGGCAGCGGCGGGCGTCGGGGCGGGCGCGGCGGGCGTCGGAGGAGCAGTCGGGCGCGCCGGCGCGATCACGGTCGGCGCGTCAACGTCGTCGACCACCGCGGCGGGCGTGGGCGTCGGGGTCGCAGCCGCGGCCGGCGCGGGCGTAGCAGCAGCGGCCTTGGCGTCCACCACGTTGCCATCATAAACGCGCGCGACGGTGACCTTGGTCTTGTCCTTGTCCTTGGCGGCCTGCGCCTTGATGGCGTCCGCCACCTTGGCGCCGTGAGCGCGGGTAGCCGCCTCGTCGAGGCCGGTGGCGTCGGTGAAGAACTTCAGGTACTCGGCCGCATCCTCCGGCTTCGTGACGCGGGTGAGGACGTAGGCGGCGCGGTCCAGGTCGGACGCGAACGACACGTTCACCTTGCCCACCCGAAGCGGCGCGGAGGCAAGCACCTTGGGCAGCTTCGGGTGCTCGACCTTGGGCGCGGGAGCCGGCTTCGCGGCGGGCGGCGCGACCTCGATGGCGCCCTCGGCGATGCGCTCCTTGACGAAGTACGCGAAGTTCGTCGTGTTGTTGTAGCGGAACTCCAGCGTCAGGCCGGCGGGGGCGAGGCTCTCGTCGACGGCAGCGGCGATGGCCTTGATGTCCTCGGGGGTGTCGCCCGCGATGATGATCGACGACTTGCCCTGGTTGGCCTTGCCGCCCTTGTTGAACGCCTGCACCGCCGCGTCGCGGTAGCCATTCACCTTGGCGACCACCTGGTCGGCCTCCAGGTTCGCCTTCATCCGCTCGGTGAGCGCGAGCAGCGCGGGGCCGGCGCCTTCCAGCGCACGGCGCTCCTTGCTGGCGATCTTCCAGCCGTCGAAGGCGGTGCCCTCGA